ACTGATAGTTTTACGAAGAATACGTGGTACTGTATTGTCTTCAACCTCAAGGTTTTACCTTATCTAAGGAAACTATCAGCAGATTTAAAACCAGCGGAACCATTTTCGCCCCGGTTCCTATAACCCATACGATTGCCCCTTGTCAGGATCGGATGGAAACCGCCCACGCTGCTTCACTGCTTTCGGGTACCTAATATCAGGCAGTTTATCAGAGGTAGCGGTTACTGGTTGTATTGGCGAGGACCACAATAGGGCGGAACGCATTCGCGTTCTTAAACAAACCCTATTCACATTTTTTCCTGCATGTACACAGATGGTCCTCGTATTGGTCGTGGTGAGGACGCTATCCCCCATAGATTGGCATTACTATACAACGTATAAGCCCGTTGTCAACCCCGGCGATTGCTTCGCTGAACGGGGGGTTTATCGTAATGGCTTATCCCAATCTAGTCCCTGAGCATGGACCCACGAAAGTTTGTATTGTTAGGACCGATTGTAGAAGACGTTTCCTAGGACATCAACTACCGTTTTTACCGGCTGCTCGGCCCGACACAACCAACAAGTGTTTGCTTGTTCTTCAATCATTCTACTATTTATTATCGGCTTGTCAATAGGGTTTCTTGAAAAAATATTTTTGCGATGCAAGTCGTTGTGGTATAAGCACTTACGACGAGCGGGGCGGCGCCCCCGAACCCTAAGTCATTGCGTGGCAACAACTTAGGGCCAGGGTTAACCACACTGAACAATCGTTCACGCGAACAGGTGTGCAGTACCTGTACGGAAGAGCAGTCCCGCAAGAAGAGGACGACGCACGTTCTTAGCACGCTCTGCATAGAACTGTCGAACCTCGCCATTCGGAGTCTCACACGTTATAAGATGACGAGTACGCTTGAACTCAGGATCATTACTACGATAGTTACTCGTAGCATTAAGTCTACGGATACTCTCATCGCTCAAGGCATACGCAGGCTCAATAACCCTAGCAAGCACTCGCACCGGATCACCATGATGCGGCTGGAGATATTCAAAATTGAATACCTCTCCAACTTTCGCATTAGCGAGTGAACCATGAACACCACGATAGATATGAAAACCAGCAAACGCAATCATACAACCAAGCACACAGGCAAAAATCGAACCAAACAGAATCACATCGTTCATAAAAACCCTTTCAGTTAGAAAACCCTCAATCAACATATCACGAGTCTACACTATGTATCGACTCTTGTCAAGCCTCAACATTAGAAAAATTTTTTTTAGATGTAAAGTGTTGCTGCGTAAGGAGTTACGTCGAGGCCGGCGGCGCCCGCTCGCCCTAAGTGCTTATGCACAAAGGGTTTGCGGAGAGTTTCACTCAAAGTCTACGAAAATTACTTGATTGTAGCCGCGAGGCTTAATCTTGAAACTATCGCCATAATCTTCGGTTTCGGACTTTACACCAGTAAAGCCTGCCAATTCCTTAGCCTTCTTCACGATACTACGCTGCGAAGCGTCACGCTTGGGGATAAACTCGTAACGGTTCACCCAGCCGTAATTAGCCTCACCACCAAAAAGATCCGTATGGGTCACAACACACTTGGCCATTGCTTTTTCCTTTTTGAATTTAGAGTAATTATTCACCATCATAGTAATCGCTCATCGGGGTATCATCACCATAATACCCGTAGTCCTCATCGGTTCCCCATCCTGCGGAAGCGAGGCCACTCTCATGATCCCCATCCATACTATCATCATTTTCATCATACCAATCGATCTCTCCAGAGTTATCAATATCGTCACGATCTTCATTTTCATCATAAAAATCATTGTAATCGTCGTAATTCATATCATCCTCATAAGAGTTATCGGGATCGTAGCACGGGTCAGGATGGCTCATTTTGTTTTCCTCTTTACTAGTGTTATCGGGATTCTATCCTAAAAACTTTAGGCTGTCAAGCCCTATTCCACAATCCACGTTTCGCCGTTTTCATCCATCATCTCGACAGGGGCAAAATCATCCACACAACCCACAACATCTGCCCAATCCCAAAAGTTGACTTCCACGCCGGGATCGTCAATCGGCTCGACCATAGGCTCAATCGTACCCTCTTGGGCCATTTGATCCAGAATCGAATTGATTTCTTCAAAATCGTACATTTTTGACTTCCTTATGGGTTTCTCTTGTGATACTACCATTATACAGAGTGTATCGGCCAAGTCAATAGCGTATCTATAAAAAATCCAAAAAAAATTTTTGTTGATGTAAAGTGTTGTGGTATAAGGAGTTACGACGCGCGGGGCGGCGCGGCCTCGCCCTAAGTTCTTTAGTGGCAAGGCTTTAGATCAACTCACAACCATACCATCTATAAACGGATATGATTTATCATTAATCTTCACGAACCATTCGAAATTCTTTTGGTAAACATAACGCGGGCTATACTGGTTAATCCTATCCTTGGTGGTCAGAGTTTGCCAACCCCCACTATTAAGAGTATAGGTATTATCGGGATGAATCTTCACAACATACGTACTATGCAACATGATACCTACTGTGCCATCACGGAAAATCTCCGCATAGGTATTATTTCCCACCTTTCGCTTCATCCGATTACCTTTACCATGAACCATACGAGTTGCTTCAGCGTGTGTCATTACTTGCTTTCCTTTTTCTTACTTTCCAACATCTCACGATACAGTTTTTCCAGAAACTTGACTTGAGCCAGAGCACGACACGTTTCCTGCTTCATTCTGGCTTCTGTTTTCTGAAATCCACTTACTGGCTTCTTCTTCGTTTTCATCATCTTTCTCCTACACTCGATTGTATAGTATAGATCGGCAAGAGTCAAGCATAATCTTTAGACGATTTTTATTTTGTTCCTAAAGTGTTGCAGCATAAGGAGTTACGTCGAGCGGGGCGGCGCCGGCTCAACCTAAATCCTTACCACACAATACTTTACAGCACAAAAAACACAAGCCCAAGAATAAGAGAATAATAGAAGATGGCTCAGGAACACCTATAAAAGCAGTAGACATAACCATACCACTATCATAGGTTATACTATTATTTATCATGCTTAACTGGCCATTAGTGTTATTTAGTTCAGCCCATCCATAGATATTTCTAGGCGGCCATCCATATCCATATGCATTTCCCGTATTAACTGCCAAATAGAAATTGCCATATCCAACGTCTAGCGTGTAAGTTTCAATAGACGTTTCTGTGGTTTGAATCAAGGGATTAGAATAATCCAGACTTGTTGCATAATCTACTAAGTACCAATCGGAACCTTCATCCATACAGGACGAAATAGCAGAAAGCATATTCCCATTTAATTCTACAAATATTTCCGTATAGTCTGTCTTATCTTCGTTTTGATAAACTAGCAAAGAGTAATAATTACTCAACTGATTAGACAGCACAATATTTGTGTTCGAAATGGTTTCCGCATACACCGCAGTTGAACACAGAACACAGATAAGACCAAAATAGTATTTCATGCTTTTGACTCTCCAATCTTGTTTTTAACAGTATAACATATTATCGGCATAAGTCAATAGTGAGCATTAATTTTTTATTTAATGTAAATCCTTACGCTATCAGTACTTAGAACAACTTTCGCGGCGCCGGCTCGCCCTAAGTCTTTTAGCAGTAAGGGTTTAGGTTCAGTTTTTGTTCAGTGGTGAACGATTATTCATCGCTCCCCTTGAACGCAAACGGTGAAACTTCCTCACCACAAGCCAGAATCGCACCATATTGGTGAGCCAGAGCCTCAACCCGTTCTTTTGAACCCGGCTTTCCAGTCTTTACGATCATGGTATCCTCACCACCCACAAATCGAGGGTCGGACTTTTCTTTCTTCACTTTGCCAAGGTTGCGAAGTGCTTTGCGATTGAACTTCAAAACTTTTTCCGAACGAATCGGGCCATACTCACCATCCGCAAGAGAGGGTTGGTGTGGAATCGCAATCCCGAGAAAGCACATACGAGCCTGTTTCTTAGCGTTTTCGATAATCTCAAATTTCTGTTTCATGTTTTCCCTTTTGTGTTGGTTTGATTCTAGCAAAACTCTTTGATGAATGTCAAGCCCAAGCGTAAACATTTTCAGCGATTTTCTTGCATCGCGGATCATACTTGGGAAGGGTAGAATTAGTCTTGACCCTATCCACTTGTGGGAAAGCCTTGATGATTAGATCGACTGAAGAAAGCCTATCCTTACTCACAACAAAACCAATCGTCTTACCATTCTTGAAAACTTCTGTGATCATTTTCTTTCTCTCTTTCTTATGCTAAATTATACCTAAGAGATCGTCAAAAGTCAAATGGAATCTTTAGAAAATTCTCGGATTTTCCCTAAGTCCTTATTTGGCCCGATGTTGCATCGACCCGCTTCGTTTAGGTATCGCAGTGGACAGATGGTATCGTGAGAAATTGCTCGTAAAGTGTTGGTATCAAACAACTTACGGCAAATCGGGCGGCGCCGGCTCACCCTAAGTCTTTATATGTCAACCACTTAGGTTAAGAATTAATTACCCAAGCAACCACACAACCAAAAGCAAAAGAAACAGAAAGCACTACCTTATCGTAAAGATTCATTTCTTATCCTTTATAGGAAAAACCAAGTCAGAAACAAGCCAAGCACAACTAATGCCAATAACAAATCCCACACCCATCCACATCCAATCTATATTAATATCGACCATCCGTGATTCCTTTCTTTAATCCTTTTTATATCCCACAAGCCACTTAGTACCATCCTCATCTGTATGGATAAACCCATCAGATTCAAATCCTGCATCATTCAATTCCTTTTTGGCTATTTTCTTGCAGATGGTATCCCCAATAGCAAGCACAGCACAAACCAATCCCATGATAATAATACCCACCACAAACAGGCAAGCCATAGCGATTAGTTCAGGACTCATTTGGTAAGGTTCCAAGTATAGACGTTATCGTTCACCTTTACGCATCTTACATCAGAGATCGGCAAATGTCCAGTGCGAACATTAGAGCAATCTGGAAAATACTTTCTTACCAGATCATAGGCTTGCAGTTTGTTTTTAGCCTGCACGAAACCAACAGCCAAACCATTCTGATAAACTTCCAAAGTCATCTTCTTTTCCTCTTTCTTTCTCATATCACGATTCTACACTACTAATATCGGCTTGTCAACTGCTCACACTTTAGTCTGACTAACTCGCTGACTATGCTACGGCTGCGAGCCGACTAGTTCGGCTGAGACGCTCGACTAACTCGCTGACTATGCTACGACTGCGAGCCGACTAGTTCGGCTGAGACGCTCGACTAACTCGCTGACTATGCTACGACTGCGAGCCGACTAGTTCGGCTGAGACGCGTCAAACCCCGACTAGGCAAGACTAGACAGCCTCACCATCATCATAACCGGGGATATAATCGGAAACCAGACTATCATCAGTCACAATCTCACAATGTTCACCACAGCATGAGCAGACCTGATAATCAGGGTTACCCTCAACACCACAGCAGTCCGAAACGTAAAAAATCATCTTTTCCATCTTACACTCTCTCTTTCTTATACCATATATAAATGCACTTTCTGTGCCAAACCGAAAAATATTTTTTGTGTGTTTTCTTCGGGAAAAACGCTATGCTACTTTTTGTGCCTAGATATTGAGCGTAGCATTTTGCTACAGCGCTGTAGCATTTTGCGTCGTGTTTTGGGCCGAGATATTGCATAGTGTAGCATTTTGCACTACACCATATATAGTGTGCCTAAAATTTCAGCACCACAAGAAGGTTGATGTAAGTCGTTATGCCACAAGCACTTACGTCAAATTTGCGGGCGAAAATTCGCTGTAACTCCTTACGTAGCAAGGGTTTACGGCGAGTTTTTGTACAGTAGTGTACGTTGGTTCACCTACTACCCCTCTGCGAAGGGGGATATTTCTTCTCCACTTGCAAGAATTGCAGCATATTGAGATGAGAGAGCCTGTACACGCTCAGATGAGCCCGGCTTTCCCACGCGTATGATCATATGATCACCACCCCCTACGAAACGAGGATCATTCTTCTCTACCTTACGCTTGCCTATATTCTTTAGAGCGGTTCGATTGAATTTGATAACCTTCTCAACCTGTATATTTTCACCGTCTATGTTTTTCACTTCGGTCGGGATTGCGATCCCCAAGAAAATCATTCGGGCTTGTCGTTTTGCATTTCGGATAATCGGATACATTTCTTTCTTCTTTCTGTTTAGGGTTTAGGATTGTTAGATAACTTAGGGGAGATAAGCATCATCCACAACATAGCCCATTTCGTCAATTTCAATCCAACCCCCATCATCCATAAATCCGATTTCCTCATCTATGTTGATCTGATTGAATTCGTTCTCGCGAACCTTTTCCAGAAGATCGCTAGCAAAAGCAACCCTATTCACTAGAGTATCGAGAGAAGTATTGTTGAGGAACTCGGTCAACTCAGCCACAGTATTCAGAACGATAAGGTTTTCCATTTTTCTTTCTCTCTTTCTTTCTCTTTTTCTTATATCGACATTATACCATGCTTTCTTGAAATTACAAGAGAAAAATAGGAATTTTTATGTCAAGAGATTTTGACAAAACTTTTCATTATTTTGAGTATGTTTGGCACAGTATTTGCTAATTGCAAGAATCATGCCCAAAAAAGTCGTCGTAAGTCGTTGCAGCATAAGGAGTTACGTCAAATTTTCGCCGCAAAATTCGTCCTAAGTCCTTACGTACCAAGGGTTTACGTCGAGTTTTTTAGAGGAAAGTGCGTAAGTTGCCTAGTTTACCCAGGCATATACGTTATCTGCAATCTTTTTGCATCTTGGATCATGCTTAGGTAAGTCACGAACAGTCTCAACCTTATCCACTTGAGGGAAAGCCTTTGCTACCATACTGGCCGAAGAAAGTCTATCCTTACCCACCACAAACCCAATCGTTTTACCATTCTTGAAAACTTCTGTAATCATCTTTTTCTCTCTTTCTTTCTTTATATTATACCAAAGATTTTTAGGTGGTCAATACTGTACGTTTGTCTCAGGAGACGCCCATATAAGAAGCGTTTTCCACACAGTAATCGTAGAACATATCATTGAGAACTCTTTCGTAGTTCTTCTCGTTCAGAATCCGCGAATCACACTCAGTTTCCGCACGAAACTTTTTCGTAGAAACTTCGTAAACAATCGTACAGGCGTGGGACTCATCGCCCCAAATCTGAGCCTTAGTATCCAGAAACTTTTTCATCATGCTTTCCATTTTCATTCTCTCTTTCTTCTCTTACTTGTTATATCGGTATTATACCATGCCGGCTTGAATGTTCAAGAGAAAAATCGTAATTTTTATGTCAAGAGATTTTGACAAAACTTTTAGCGTTTTTGTTTGCGATTGGCATGATATTTGCTGTGTGTTAAGATGGGCAATAAGCATCAAAACACTGATCGTAAGTCGTTACTTAGCAAGTACTTACGTCAAATTTGCGGGCGAAAATTCGTCGTAACTCCTTATCCCACAAGGGTTTACGTCGAGTTTTTTGTATACCAATGAACGCCTGTTCAGTTAGATAAAGCGGGAAGCCTCTTAATGATTCGAATTTCCGCAAGATTAGCATCACCATCCCACTTCTCATAAGCGGCATTGTGTGCTTCTTCTTCACTCTTAAACGGGCCAAGAATATCCAATTCTTCTTCCCAGTGATCCACGATTTCAGCAAAGTAGGTCATTTTTCTTTCTCTCTTTCTTATGTCTGAATTATACCAGATATTTTTAGATTGTCAATACTGTTCAGAAGTATACGCTAGAATTAATGATCTTTCCGGTTTCGTCGATTTCCATCGATTCACCTTCACCCATATCGTATTCTTCCATGTATCCAAAATACTTGCAAGAAGGCCACCAATCCTTACGGGCATTCTCTGCATGATTGCGAAGCATATCGAACAACTCGCCCGAAGCGTAGTGTCCATCCAGATTCTCAGGCTGATTATCTGCGATATAGTCTAAAACTTCTTGCATCGTGTTGAAGATCATTTTTCTTTCCTTTTCTTCTCTTTTCCTTTGATACTTAATTATACCAATATGATCGTCCAAAGTCAATAGGCTTCTTAAAAATATTTTCAGATTTTTCTAAGTCATTATTTTTCAATAGTTTATATCAATAAGAATTTTTTGCCGGCTCAGTGGACAGTTAGTATTCATGAAAATCTAACGCAATCCTAACAATTCGAGAAAAACTCGTCGTAAAGTCTTACAGCATAAGTACTTACGTGCGATTTTGCGGATCCCAAATATCCTAAGTATCCATAGAGCAATGAGTTAGGATAAGAGGGGGTTTTTTTGTTTTCCGTATATAATGCGAGATTTTTCTGAAAAACGCCCGGTGGTCCATACTCAACAAGCCAACCATATATAATTGACCAGTTTAATAGCCACTTTCCCCAAATAAAAAAGGCAAGAGCCACCATGACCCTTGCCTCTTTTCATCGTGAAACTATTATCTTGCTTTTCAGTATCTATACTGCTTGCATCTTAACCATTGAACATAAGGATCAGATCCCCAAGGAGCTGGCTGAGGAACCCACCTAGTATCATAATAATACCCATAGACCACTCCTTGCTGCACCACAGGCACCATCACAATCTCCTGCTTAACTATCGGAACATAATTTAGAGTATAGTACGGATGAGTCACAACCGCTGGTGGTTGAACTAACACCGGAACTGGTGGATTATTGTAATAAACACTCCAGTCTGCTCCCATACCACACATTAATAAAACGGCTAATCCGCATAGTTTCATCATAATGATCCCTGACTTTTCTTGCGTCGGCCTCGTGGTTTGCTAACGCCCAACTTACGACGTTGACGGCGAATCATACCATAAGTAACGGTTTCTCCCGTCATTTCACTAAGCTTAGTTGCTAACTCACCATCACTAAATAGAGCCAAGTTGTCTTTGATATACTGAAGCTCAGCATCATTCCATCTTTTATATGTGGCCATAAAACCTTCCTTTTTTGACAAAAAGTGTACGAAACATATTATATAGTATACTTTGGTCCCTTTAACGCAAGAGGTTTTTATGAATATTGACAACATTTCACCCAGCACACTACACGTTACTGCTAAACAAAATCTAAATATAGAAGACGATCTAAAAGCACAACCCACCAAAACAATAGCAGAATTACTAGATGAAAAAGAAAACGAAGAAAACAATAGCTCAAAACAAGAAAGTTGATGAAGCTGAATTTCTTAATATCGTTGATATAATAGCAAAAAAATTAGCATATAAATTTAAATTTGGATATCACGACTTTGATGATATGAAACAGCAGATCAGTATTTTTGCTCTGGAAGGATTAAAAAATTACGACAGCAAAAGGCCCCTAGAAAATTTCTTATGGACCCATGTTCGTAATCGGTTGTTTAACTATAAAAGAGACAACTATCAAAGGCCAGACAAACCATGTTTGAGTTGTCCATTTTACGACCCTCACCTCAAAAAAAGCACTAGCGCTTGCGAACAATACTCTAACAAAGATGATTGTACTCTATACTCATCTTGGATTAACAGAAATAGTACCAAGAAGAACCTTATGCATCTTACCACAATAGACGAAGTTAAAGATTATGGTAACGTTTTTAGTAGCGATGATAGTTTATTATTTAATAATATTGCTACTAATGAAATACTAGAACTATGCGAAACTCATCTTACTGGTGAAGATCGCATAATTTACTTAAGAGTCAAAGGGGGCGCCAAAGTTAGCAAAAGCGATATGGATAAACTATCTATTAAACTCAAACAAATAATAAGTGATCATGGCTAAAAAACGCGGACAACTTAGTTTAGATGAAGAAAAATTCATCACTGAAAATATTAACATATTAAGTATAGAAGATATTGCGGATCAACTTAATCGCAATGTGGATCCAATCAAACGATATATTGATGAGAATCAATTGTATAGTTTAGATGACAAGAGCGAAAACGAGATTCTTAAGCGCAAGTTACGCAGCAAAACTTTTTGGAACGAGGTGGTGAGGCAGTTTGATGAGGAAACGGGCGAGTTACAGTATTTTGAGGATACGTGGGTTGGCCTAATTAAACAATTCCGAGAGGACGTTTTACCCGCGGAAGAACTTCAAATTAAACAGTTTATCACTATTGATATATTAATTAATCGTAGCATGAAAGAGCGTAAGCGCCATATTGCCGAAACCGAGAAGCTACAAAAATTAGTAGACAAAGAATACGAAAAACCAGAGGACCAAAGAGACATTCCCAGACTAGCCAATTTAGAAACTCAATTAAATTTTGCACGAAATAGTATTGCTAGTTATACTAATGAATATACTAAGCTTTTAAACGAACAGCAAAAGATAAGCAAAGATTTAAAGGCCACGCGCGAACAGCGTATTAAAAGAATAGAAGATGGTAAGAGTAGTTGGGTTGGTTTAATTCGAATGTTAGAAGACGAAGCTATAAGAGAAAAAGAAGGACGAGAAATGGAAATCTTAGCTATGGCTACCGAAAAGGCCAAAAGAACATTGCACGAATTACACCAATATGCTGATAATAGTGTTGACTCTCCCATACTTAGTCCAGAGGCTTTAGAAGTTAATGACCAGGAATTATAATGATCCCCAATATAAAAAATGGAGACAAGATATTCGCAAAAGAGATAATAACACCTGTCAGTGGCCTCACTGTAATAGCAAAAAGAAAATACACGCCCACCATATTAAAAAGTGGGCCGATTTTCCCGGCTTACGATACAACACAAACAACGGAATTTCTCTCTGCAAAATTCATCATGACCTAATTAAAGATAACGAAGAAAACTATGAAGGATTTTTCTTATCTTTAGTATTACAGAAACTTAAGAATCAATGACACGAGATCCTTTTACTATTATCGTGGATACGCGCGAACAAATGCCGTGGGAATTTGGCTTTCATACCACTAGCAAACAAAAGCTAGATACTGGCGATTATAGCATACAAGGATTTGAAAGTATTTTCACAATAGAGCGCAAACGCAGTGTTAGTGAAATTGCTAACAATATAAGCGAAAGTCGATTCAAAGATGTGTTGCAAAGAATGGGTCAAATACCACACAGTTTCATGCTCATGGAATTTGAATTAGAGGAAATTTATCAGTTTCCCGTGGGCAGCGATATTCCAAAAAAGATGTGGGATAAATTAAGAATTAGTGGCAATTATATAATGAAGTATCTGGTAGAAGCTCAATTAAATTATAATATTCACATACTATTCTGTGGCGATGCTGAAAATGCTGAACGTACTGCGGTTAGTATCATGAAAAGAATATACGAAAAATATGGAAAACAAACAGAAAATAATAACAACGTTTGATGACGCTTGGTTAAATCTGGGTGATCTTAGCAAAATACAAATACCTATCAATCATATGGTTGGTAGATCCAAAGAAGATATAGAAAATCCTGATCTTCATTTACTACGACTATTACGAAATCCTAAATATTTTGGTACTACGGTTAAACTATTATTTGATATAGAACTTCATCCTATTCAAATAGCTATATTACAAGAGTTTTGGATTCGTCCGTTTCCCATGTTTGTGGCGAGTCGTGGTTTTGGTAAAAGCTTTTTAATGGCACTATATTGTACCTTGCGTTGCATACTGGTTCCCGGAACCAAAATAGTTGTGGTTGGTGCCGCTTTCCGACAGAGTAAAATCATATTCGAGTATATGGAAACTTTGTGGCGAAATAGTCCAATATTGCGTAGCATCTTTAATGGAAACGATGATGGTCCGCGTCGAGATGTTGATAGATGCACTATGAGACTGGGCGAGAGTTGGACAATCGCGGTTCCTATGGGCGATGGTAGTAAGATCAGAGGTTTAAGAGCACACATTATCATCGCAGACGAGTTCGCATCAATATCTCCAGACATTTACGAAACAGTAGTCTCTGGCTTCGCTGCTGTGAGTGCGAGTCCAATCCAAAATGTTAAAGAAGAAGCAAAAAAAGCCGCTATGAGACAAGCTGGATTGTGGACAGATGAATTAGAAGCAGTACAAATTAAAAAGGGTAATCAAGCTATTATTGCTGGTACCGCAGATTATAGTTTTAAACATTTTGCTCAGTATTGGAAAAGATACAAAGCTATTATTAATAGTCGTGGAGACAAGCATAAATTAGAAGAAATTTTTAAAGGCGAAGTTCCAGATAGTTTTAATTGGCAAGACTATAGCATCGTGCGTGTTCCATATGAACTTATTCCCAAAGGTTTTATGGACGATAAACAAGTTAGTAGAGCAAAAGCCACAATTCATACTGGTATCTATAATATGGAGTATGCGGCATGTTTCACAGAAGATAGTGATGGATTCTTCCGTCGATCATTAATAGAAAGTTGTGTGGTAAATGAGAGTAAACCAATTATTGTGTCTGGTAATCCTGTGCTGTTTGATGTTAGTACCAAGGGAAATCCTAACCTTCAATACGTCTATGGAATCGATCCAGCGAGCGAAAAAGATAACTTTAGTATAATTATACTAGAAGTTCATCCTGATCATAATAGAGTTGTATATGGATGGACAACCAATAGATCTAATTTTAAAGATCGCCAAAAAACTGGATTAGTAAACGAGCATGATTTTTATGGATTTTGTGCTCGCAAGATCCGCAATCTAATGAGAACGTTTCCTTGTGCGAGAATAGGAATGGATGCTCAGGGCGGTGGTGTTGCTATAGAAGAAGCGCTTCATGATCCAGGCAAAATAGAAGAAGGTGAATCTTTAATTTGGCCCATTATAGATATGAATAAGCCCAAGGATACTGATGATCAATCTGGATTACATATCCTAGAATTAGTACAGTTTGCGCGAGCAGATTGGACAGCACAAGCTAATCACGGACTAAGAAAAGATCTAGAAGATAAAGTATTATTATTCCCAAGATTCGATCAGATCACGCTCGCTCTTGCTTTAGACCGAGAAAATAAAGATATTATGACAACAGAGCTTAGTAATTTATATGATTGTGAAAGCGAATGCATATTAGAAATAGAAGAACTCAAGAACGAATTAACTACAATAGTTATGAGTCAAACTAGCACTGGCCCAAACGCTAGAGACAGATGGGATACTCCAGAGGTCAAACTTCCCAATGGTAAAAAGGGTAAACTAAGAAAAGACCGATATAGCGCCTTAATAATAGCAAATATGTTAGCTCGTCAAATGAGCAGAAGTTTACAACCAACAACTTTTGATGTTATTGGTAATAATTTGGCTGATGTTAGAAAAACAAACGGTCAAATGTATAAAGGACCAAACTGGTTTACAGAAGCAGCAAATACTAATATATATGGTGGGATTTATCGATAACTAGTGTATATATTTAATATCTATTACAATACCTATTACAATACCTATTATGCCAAGAAAAAAATATCCAAAAAGCGACTCTATACCAACAGTTTCAAATATTATTCCTGAAAACGCGTATGTCACATGGGATGATAATCTAGAGAGTAAAAAAGAAGCATTAAATGAAGCTAGCAAAGGATTAGAAGAGTTTGGCATAGTGACCAATAAGGCTACTGCTGCGACTAGCCGTTTCCGTAATTTCATGAACCTTGACGGAATGACATCCGGTAGGCCAGGATTAACAAGAAGCGACTATGACTACTTTCGTCCAGACGAGGCCGTACCAACAGAAATCAAAGCCATTTTTGCTATGGCAGATCAAATCTATAATAGAGTTGGTTTAGTAAAAAATGTTATTGATCTTATGGGCGATTTTGCTTCTCAGGGAATCAGACTAGTTCATCCAAATAAGCGTATCGAAAGATTTTATAGAAATTGGTTTGAAAAGGTTAAGGGTGAAGAACGTAGTGAGCGATTCCTAAATAACCTATATAGAGTTGGTAATGTTGTTGTAAATAGACAAACAGCAAAAATTAGCGTTAAAGTTGCTGATAATCTATATAAGAGTGTTGCTAGTCCAGATCTGGTAATTAATACCGACGAGATTAAAGTAGAAAAAAGAGAAATTCCTTGGAAGTATACCTTTATTGATCCAAGAGTTGTTGATGTGGTTGGTTCTTCTTTATCTTCTTTCGTTGGCAATAAAACATATACTATTACTATACCAGCAACTCTTAGAAAAATTATTAATGCTCCTAAGAACGATGCTGAAAAAGCTATTGTTGATCAACTACCCCCAGCCATTATTGAAGCAGCAAAAAGCAAGAAGTCATATTTACTTGATACAGAAAAGACACTAGTATTCCACTATAAAAAAGACGATTGGAAAACTTGGGCATTTCCAATGATCTATAGTATTATGGATGATATTGCTATTGTTGAAAAACTTAAGCTAGCAGACTTAGCAGCCTTAGATGGTGCTATTAGTAATATTCGTATTTTTAAATTAGGTAGTCTTGAACACAAGATTGCTCCAACACAAGCTGCTGCTAGTAAACTTAGTAGTATTCTACAAGGCAACGTTGGTGGCGGCACAATGGATCTTGTTTGGGGTCCAGATATTGAATTAATAGAAAGTAAAACAGCAGTACATCAATTCCTAGGCGAAGGCAAATATACTCCTCACTTAAATAGTATTTATGCTGGCCTTGGTATTCCACCAACATTAACTGGCACTTATGGTGCTGCTGGTACTACCAATAATTTTATCAGTCTCAAAACGCTCACACAAAGACTACAGTATGGTCGCAAAGTCCTAATGGCTTTTTGGAAACAAGAAATTGCTATGGTACAAAAGGCTATGGGTTTTAGATTTCCAGCTAAAATTGAATTTGACAGAATGGATCTTAGTAACGAAGACGCAGAGAAAGCACTACTCATTCAACTAGCAGATAGAAATATTGTTAGCGATGAACTACTACAAAGAGTATTTGGTTTTGATCCAGACATGGAGAAAACCAGACTCAACAGAGAAAACAAACAAAGAGATAGCGAAAGAATGGTTCCAAAGGCTGGTCCTTACTTTAGTCCACAACTTGAAGACAATCTTAAGAAGATTGCTTTGCAAACTGGTATTGTTGCTCCTAGTCAGGTGGGTTTAAATCTGGATCGTAAAAAAGCTAACGAAAAAAGCGCACTAGAAATGAAAACACCGACAGGAAGTTCTCCGTCCGGTGGTGATCAGCCAATATCTACTAAAACTCCAGGACAACCTCAACAGGGCCGTCCAAAAAATAGTAAAGACACAGAAAAGAGAAAAACTAAAACATTTAGTCCTCAAACCGGAGCATCTTTACAACTTTGGGCCATAGAAGCACAAGATAAGATATCTGAACTATTGAATCCACATCTACTAGAATTTTATGGCAAGAAAAATATGCGTAGTTTATCTAACGCTGAATATGATGAAGCAGAAGCTACCAAAACTAAAATCTTTTTTTCGCTAGAACCACTAACCACAATTAGCGAAGATCTAGTTTTATCAAAACTCAATACTATCAATAGTATTGACATTAACTTAAAAAGCCACCAATATAATCAGTTAATTAAAAATGTGGCCAGAGAAATGGATCGAACACCAAACACAGAAGAATTAAAGTATACTAAAGCCTATTTTTATCAAATGGTGTATTCTTCGAAGTAAACTTAACTTTTGAGAGTTAAATATGCAAATATATAAAGCAGAAGTCGATGCCGGATTATCAGAAGCTCTTTCTGCAAAATCCTCTATTGTTTATGCTTCGCTATTAGAAAAATCTGATCACGAAGTACATAATTCTCAACTAAAACAAAATGTAAAGGCTTTGGCCGGTATTGAGGATACTGATTTATACTATACTCAATCTATTTTAGTAACCACATCCTGGAACAAAAATGATGATATTTTTGATGCCAAAGAAGTTTGGTTAGCAAGAGCCACACCAACACACAAGCCAACTAATCTGGAACACGATGAAGCCGCAATAGTTGGCCATATAACATCGAATTGGCCCATCAACGATGATGGTGAATTAATTAATGAAGATATTAATCTAGATCAATTACCAGAAAAGTTTCATATTCTTACTGGATCCGTTATTTATACTGGATACACAGAGCCAGAACTAAAAGAAAGAGCCTCAACACTAATAGAAGAAATTGAATCAGGCAATAAATACGTTAGTATGGAGTGCTTTTTTAAGGGATTTGATTATGGATTAATTAATAAGAGCACTGGTAAGTTTAATGTTTTACCAAGAAACGAAGAAACTGCTTTTTTAACAAGACACTTAAGAGCCTATGGTGGACAAGGCGAACATCAAGACTATAAGATTGGTAGAGTATTAAGACAAATTACGTTTTCTGGCAAGGGATTTGTTAACAGGCCCGCTAATCCAGAAAGTATTATTTTTACAAAAGACAGTTTGCATTTTGATAAAGAGATTGCTTTTGCTAAAAATATAGAAGAAAAAAATGACGATTCTATAAAAGAAGGTGTATTTTCAAATCAAGCCAATTTAAAGGAGACAAATATGAGTATTGAATCCGAAGTCGCTCAACCAGAAAATGAAGTCACAACTGTTGTTGAGGCTCAAGTTGCCGAAACAGTAGTAGTAGAAGAAGTGACTCCAGTAGCTGATGAGCAGACAGAAGCAGCAAAGAAGATGGCAGAAGATATGAAGAAGAAGGAAGAAGAAATGGAAAAGATGAAGGCTGCCCTTGATGCTGCAATCAACGAACTACAAGTTGCTAATGAAGCTTTAGCTGGTTATAAGATGAAAGAAGAAGAAATGGCCAAGAAAGAAAAGAAGATGAAAAGAATGGCCACTCTTCTTGAGAATGGCGTAACAGAAGAAGTAGCTAGTGCTACAGTTGAAAAATTTGAAACACTAGACGATGAAACATTCGCAAGTATGACATCTCTTTTAGCTTCTGTAAAGACCGTTCCACCAGCAGCAAGCATTGAAGATACTAAAGCAGAAGAAACTGAGGCAAAAACCGAAGATGTTTCGCTAGCTTTAGAAAATGTTGAGACTAATGATCAAGAGATTGATCTAAGTGTTGGTAGCGAAACAGAATCAGAAATGCAGAATACAAGAGCTGCCTTAGTTGACTTTGTTTGTATTAGACTAGGTAAAAAACTTAATAAGGGAGAGTAAAAATGGCTTTAAAATCAGATCGCGTTGAAGCATACACAGATATTTCGTTCTTCTGCAATGATGCATCAGCAGAGCGTGGTGTTGTTGTTGTACACAGTACTGGCGGTAGCGGCGTTGCTATGGACGATTCACTCGCCGTAGTAACAGTTTCTGCCTCACAGTCTGGCACAAAACCAGCAGGCTTATTGCTAAATGATGTTGTAAGTCTTGATCTTACAAGACAGCACGTCAATTGGCACAAAGACGAAGTTCAGACTGGCAGTAAGGTAACACTTCTTCGTCAAGGTCAAGTAACAACTAACATGGTTGTTTCTGGAGTCAATCCAGCCATCGGTGAAGATGCTTACTACGGTGCAAACGGTAAACTAACCAATGTTAGCACAAATAGTGTTAAAGTAGGTCGTTTCTTGAGCGTTAAAGATGCTGATGGTTACGTCAAAGTAGACATTAATATAACTTGATAAGGGAGAAAAACATGGCCAATAGAAAATTTGAACCCACACCAGAACTAACAGATCTTCTCGTTAAGTCTGGTTCGTTACACAAAGAGGAGGCATTAGCCGCAAATCATGAGTTTGCTAAGGCTCTTGAACTTCCACTTCGTCAAGGTGTCCTTAGTGGCAACATTCTAGATGACATTTTCGAGCCAATCGCATTGGCCCAAAGTGCCACTCCAGAGTTCCCATTAGACTTCCTTGCTCCAGGCACCGAGAAAGACTTCGTGGCTTATACCATCCCAAATCATGGTTATATTCCACAGAAGCATGTTGAGGGCGATTATGTCATGGTTCCAACCTATGACATTGGCGCTAGTATCGATTATCTTCTAAAGTATGCTCGCGACGCCCGCTGGGATGTTGTTGGTCGTGCTATGGAAGTTCTCGAAGCTCAATTTGTTAAGAAAATGAACGATGACGGCTGGCATACACTTCTTGCTGCTGGTGTTGATCGCAACATCGTAGTCTATGATACTGATGCCAATGACGGCCTATTCAGTAAGAGATTGGTAAGTCTCATGAAGACTGTAATGCGCAGAAACGGTGGCGGCAACTCCGCTAGTAACAACCGCGGTATGCTTACAGATCTTTATGTGAGTCCAGAAGCTATGGAAGACATCCGCAACTGGGGTCTAGACCAAATCGACGAAGTAACTCGTCGTGAAATCTATACCGCTGCTGACGGTACTCTTAACCGCGTCTTCGGTATTAATCTCCATGATCGTGACGAGCTTGGCGAAGGTCAACAATACCAGCTATTCTATAGCAACGTACTTGGTGGCACTCTCCCAGGCGACGAAACCTTCCAGAAGGTCGAGCTTGTTGTTGGTCTTGATCTACGCAAGAGAGACAGTTTCATAATGCCAGTTCGTCAAGAAGTTCAAATCTTCGAAGACGATACTCTTCATCGTCAAAAGAGAGCTGGTTTTTATGGCTGGGCCGAGCAAGGCTTTGCTGTTCTCGACAACCGCAGAGTACTACTTGGCGCTCTTTGATCCTCAGACTTTAACGCCAATAAAAGAAAGGTCAGCCGCAAGGCTGGCCTTTTTTTATAAACTTAGACCACGGTCTTATGGTGTATTTATATATATCTAGCATGTTTTCTCTAACTAAAAGGTTCAAATATGGGTTGGCAAGAACATCTTACTACTGTTGTTAGAGTTTTAATTAATGATCTAGACACACCATATGAATATAGCGACGAAAGAATATTACAAGTAATAGTTGTCGCAGCTAAATACGTTCAATTTGATGTTAATTTAGACTACGCTTATGCAATAGACATTATTAATCCTAATATTACTCCTGATCCAACTACCAATGGAGATGATATATTTTTAAGTCTCATTGGTCTTAAAGCCTCTTGTATTTTTGATCAAGGCACATTTAGAACCAAAGCAGCCCTAGAAGGTATTCGAACAGCACTTGGTCCAGCAAGCCTGAGTTTTGGAGGATCCTTATCTGGATGGCAGGCCATTATCGACCACGGAGCCTGCGCCCTATATGATGATCTTACTAGTCATTGGGATGTTAAAAACGCTACAGCATGGGCTGCTGTGTTATCTCCGTTTGTTAATAATAAATTTGATCCAAGATATCTTAATGTTGGTCCATTCAGAAATGTTGGCAATAATGATTTTTATTCATGAGATAAATTATGGCTTATCCAAATTTTGCTAATTTACAAAGTATTTATAATAATCAGATTGATTTATTATTGGCTTCTACTGGACTAACTACAGAATGTGTGTTTAATTATGGTGTTACCAATGTTGAGCTATGTCCCAATTGTATATATGATGTTAATTTAAAAAAATCTTCTGGTAAATATAAAACGGGTGGTCCAATATCTTTTGCTCTTGGTAAAATATGTCCATATTGTAATGGCTCTGGATCTACTGGCAGAACCCAAACAGATAACGGTTATTTGGCTATAATATGGGATTATAAAAAATGGATTAATCCACCACCACAGCTAGATAATCCAGACGGATATATACAAACCATATGTAGTAAAGATTATTTAGCGCAGATACGACGATGTAAAGATATGACAGTTATTTATCACACTAGTAATGCTAATCCTGTGTTTCAACTATACGGAGAACCCAATCCAGTAGGTTTGGGTGATAACAAATATTTAATTACTATGTGGAAAAAAACTGGTTTATATAGTCCTCCACCAACACCATCAACTAGTGTTACACCCACCCTCACAAGAACACCCACCCCAACAAGAACAGTATCGATAACACCATCTCTTAGTGCAACACCAACACCAACTCCTAGTCATAGTTAGCATCACTAATGAGACTATCTTTAAAACTAATAGAAAATAATGCAGACATAGCTGATAAAATACTTCAAGCTCTGTTGGTTGATGTTACAAACTACATGAATAGTGCGATACAGAATCTCAAAAGTCAATTACCTTCTATTATTAGACAAGGTATAGTTAATGCTCCAGAATATCAGTCTTTATTAAGTGGTGATTTACGGTACGAATTTGGTATACCTGATCCTGGTCCTAAATTAGCCGGTTTAATAGATATATGGGCCAATAATATTAATTATTCACAAATGAAGCCCATTGTGGCAAACGGCAAAATTAAGGCTATGTTTAGTGCTAGTACTATTAGAATAGACTATGCAGATGTGTTATATACTGATTATGCTTTAGTTATAGATAGTGCTCGTGGATATACTTTGCCATGGTTAGAGTGGCTATTATTAGAAGGAAATAAAACTATAGTTGATAAATATGAAGTTATTTTAGGCGCTAATCAATATTCTAGAACAGGCAATGCTCTTATGAAACCAAGCAATAATTCATGGAAAGTACCGTCTGTGTATAGTGGTACGGCTTCTGATAATTGGATCACAAGGGCCATAGATAGTGTATCTGATGATATAGAGAACCTGCTTAACAGGACATTTAAACTATGAGTAATTGTGACTATAATACCTGTTTTAAGGGAATCAACAACATATCAGAGGATCTTCTACTTAATATAGTAGAAGCTAATTTTAAGATGTATTTTGATTGGTCTTTTTTAAATATTGGAGCTTGGTTTGATGCTAAAATATCCAATTCCACACTCTACGGCATCAACTATCCTTATAGATTAATACCCGTGAATGATCCTGCATATGCAGATGGTCGAGTGTGGCAAGGAATAAGAAAAGATTGGGTTTGGGAATCCTCAGCGACCTACGGAGAAACATCACCCACCGTCGTATCTTCTGCACTAATTAATGGGACTACAACAGTTAATAAATCTGGTAATTTCAGTGTTAACTATCCATTAGGTAGAATAATATTTAATTCACCTATTTCATTATCTTCAACAGTTGATGTTGAACACAGTTATAGATTTGTACAAACACACAGAGCATCAGAAAGTCCATGGTTTAATATATTACAATATCAGTCATTTAAAACTTCTAATGTTGATATACAAAGATCCGAAGATGGAGAGTGGTCCATAGGAGCTAATCATAGAATACAACTACCCGCTATAGTTATAGAATCGGTACCACGATCACGATCACGACCATATGAATTAGGTAATTCTCTATTGTGGCTGGAACAAGATATTGCTTTTTATGTATATGCTGAAACTAAAAATGACCGTAATAAGCTTTTAGATATCATAAGATTACAACAAGACTTAACCATTCAGTTATATGATACAAACATAGTTGCACAAAACGACGTTTTTCCATTAGACTATAATGGCGATATTAAAAATAGTCCATTAATGTATCCAGATATTGTACAAACTTATCCTTGGAGAAAATGCTTTATTAAGAATATTAATTTATTCGAAATTGATAGTCCTCATCCTAGTTTTCATCAAGGGATGGCGCGAGCTACAGTCGAGATAATTTCAAGTTGATTTTATCTTTTTAGTGTATCTTAAATAAGATCAATATACCACCATAGGCATATTTAACCTAAATCTAAAATTACAGTGGAGATTAATTATGGCCAATAATCGTATTTATTATGCAATTCAACAGGTTGTGCTAGGTCAAGCCGCTGGAACACTTAACACAGATAAGTTACCAGTTCACGGCCTTCAAACTGTTGGCATCACAACAAATTTTAATCTAGAACAAGTGTTCGAGATGGGACAATTGGCCATTTATCAGAACGTTGAGAATGTTCCTGATGTTGAGGTTACTCTTAATAAGGTTCTAGACGGCTATCCAATTGTTTACGTTATTGCCACAGAAAAAGGATCTAGTATTGCTACTGGTTTAACCGCTGTTAATCCCACAATTCCAGGTCGCCAAAACGCTCGTTGTGATATGCAACTCGCAGTTTTCAATGATACCAACGTTAGTTCCAGCGGCACATCTATCTCAGCACTAACATGCTCAGGCATGTATGTCAGCAGTGTAAGCTATACATTTCCAGTAGATGGTAATTTTACAGAAGATGTAACATTAGTTGGTAATAATAAGGTATGGGGCGGCACTCTCACAGGAGCATTTAATAATACAGACGCTCCTATCGCTGCTCAAGGCGTTGCTCGCAGACAGTTCCTTAACATGGCAAATTGCCGCTTCCCAACACAAATCCCAGGCATTAGTGCCAGCGGAACAAATGATGCGCTTGGTGGTGGTAGCGGATTTGCTGTACACTTCCAAAATATCACAGTTAGTTGTGATTTTGGTCGTGAAGCTATCCAAGAACTAGGTACATTTGCTCCTTATCATCGTTATGTAACATTCCCAGTCGAAGTAACATCAGAGTTTGAAGTTGTTGCTGTGACAGGAGATATGATCAACGCGACAGAAAGTGGATATTACGCTGGTCTTACTGGTACAACAGTAGCAGATGTTAATACTCCACAATGCAGTGGTCGCCATAATCTTCTTGATCAAACCATATTCCTTGAGACTTGCGAAGGTACAAGAATTTATCTTGGCACCAAGAGCAAACTTACCAGTGTTAACTATACAGGTGGTGATACTGGTGGTGGTAACGTTAGTGTAACATATAGTTATCAGACATTTAATGACTTCGTGGTTGCACACAGCGGTGGCAACTTCTACAGTCAACTTGCTGGTAGCACATATACCCCAGCCTAGTTTCTAGGCTGGTTCGTATTAGAAGACAACGGAATGATTGTATAGGATTATGGATCAAAGAACAGTCGGAATATATCTATCACGCATACTATCTGGATTTTACCTCTTTATATATAGTGGTAAAAAATATAAATTAATTTATCCAGATATTACTATTAAATATGAGGCAGATCTTTATGCTCAACAAGAGTGTGAGTATAACAGATTCAACGACTGGATTACTGACGATTCTATTGTTGATACATTGGTCGCTATGGGCCTATGGACATATAATGGAGATGATAATCTTAAAAATCTTGAAAAACAAATAGAAGACACAAAAGTAGACCTATACAAGAGTTTTCTTAATCCTGCTAAGCTTAAAAGTTTACGTAAAACTTTATCAAACATAAACGGTGCTTATAATAGACAGTTTGCTATTAGACATAGTTTAGATCAATGTACAGCATATGGATATAGCCAAATTATAAAAAATCAATATTTATTAATTCATAGTTTATATGATGAAAATAATAATTTAGTTTTTAAATCCCAAAATGATGTAGACTATGATCTATTGACAAGATTATCTGATTTTATAGGTAATGATTCTATAGATATTAAAACATATAGAATAATAGCAAGAAGTGATCAGTGGAGAAATTATTGGTCAGCTAATAAAGATCATCTATTTGATAAAGCTACAATTAATTGGACAGATGAACAAAAGACTTTAGTTGTATTAACAAAAATGTATGATAGCGCTTATGAGCATCCTGAATGTCCTCCTGATAATGTAATAGAAGATGATGATCTTTTTGATGGTTGGATGATTCATCAACGCAGAGAAAGCGAAAAGAATAAAAATAAAAATCGCACAGAAAAAATATTAGAGGGTAAAAAATTAGATAAAGCTGGAGAAGTATTTATAATGGCTAATTCACAAGAAGAGGCCCAGAATATTTATAACTTGAATGATAATACATCAAGACATATTATAAGGGAAAGAAATACTGTTATTCAGTCTAATTCGGATATGATTGATAATACCAAGTTACCAGATGTACAAAGAACGATTGTACAGCAAAGTAATGAAATATTTAAAAATAGGAAATAAAACATGGACTCAACTCAAAAAGCTATATTAACTAAAAGATTTCAAACAACTATGATCGGCGCCTTATTTGAATTTGAAAAAACATTTGGTTATTTATGGGGTCAAAATAAAAATGACGAAGATCTAACAGATAATGAATTAGATTTTTTGGATCGTTGGGATTTTGTAAGAAATCAGATACTCAATAATGGCAACAATCAACTGCGCAAAGCCATATCTGATCTTGATATAGCAGCCGGAAATTCTCTCAAATATAACTACCGTTTTAACAACAAGAAAGAGGACTAAATATGTTAACCAGATCATTTTCTGCAACTATTAATGATAAGGAAGTTTCACTATTTGTTAGAGCACCATCTCTACAAGATCAAAGAGAAGCTACAAAAGTTTATAATCAAAGCTTTAGTGAAGCATTAAAAGCTAAAGCTGTAGTTAGAGCCAAACTAGATGATGTACTTATGGAACAGGGCTTATGGGATGCCAATAAGCAAGCCCAGTTCACCAAACTACAAACCGATATTCTAGAAGGTGAACGTAAATTGGCCAAGGGCGGTATTTCTATTTTAGAGGCTAAAAAAGTCGCATTAAATATGAAAAAGAGCAGAGATGATTTGCGCGATTTAATAGCAGTTAAGACTAATTTAGATACCCATACTGCTGAAGGACAAGCAGATAATGCTAGATTTAACTACTTAGTTTCTGCTTGCACGGTGTATACTGATACTAAAGAGCAGTATTTTAAGAATTACGAAGATTACTTAAATAGGTCATCCGACCCAGTAGCAATATTGGCTGCTCAAAACTTGGCTGGTATGCTTTATGGTCTAGAAAACGACTATGAATCAAAATTACCAGAAAACAAGTTTTTGAAGCAGTATAAGTTCGTTGATGATAAATTAAGACTAATTAATAAAGATGGTCATTTGGTAGATGATGATGGTCGATTAGTAGATGAAAATGGCAGATATGTTAATGATAAGGGAGAGTTTATTGATAAAGATGGTAATCCTGTAGATAATCAGGGTGATTATTTATTAGATTTCCAGCCGTTTTTAGATGAAAATGGTCAACCAATCATACTGGATGCTGAGAATAGGAATGATAACACTACTAAGGAAATACCATCTAGCACTTCATCAGACAATTGATTGTTATTCCATATTATATACTAATATATCCCCAAGCGGCTCAAACTGCTCTGGGGATATTTTTTTAGAAAGTAATTAATCACTATGGCAAGAGCGTTTAATCTTACCGCAGAAATTAATTTAAGAGGACCGTCTAATATCAGAACTGTGGTCGCTGATATTCGTCGCCAGCTTGGTAGTGTTGATGTTAATATTAATCCTCGAATTAATCCAGCTAGTATTCGTAATATTACAACTATGAATACTGCATTAAGGGCGCTTAATGGCACTTTATCAATTACCAGCACAAACGCTAATGCTGTAAGCGATGCTTTGCGTAATTTGGGACAGTCTTTTAATAATGTTATTGGACGCAACACACAGCAGGGCTTGAATAATGCTGGTCAAAACATTAATAATGTTGGAAATAATGCTGGTAGAGCAGCCACACAAATGCAAGAGTTCGGTAGACAGTCTGCTTTAGCTGTACGAAGATTTGCTGCTTTTACGGTTGTGACTAGCAGCATATATGCTTTTACTGGAGCCTTGCGTCAAGGCATCTCGGATTTTATTGCTTTCGATAAAGAGTTTGTTAGATTACAACAGGTAACAGGTGAGTCCGCTAAAGGACTTCAAGGACTGTCTGATCAAATTACAAAGCTTGCAACATCTCTTGGTGTTAGCTCATCAGAATTAACAACGGTAGCTGTTACTCTTGCTCAGGCCGGTCTTAGCGCAGCAGACACTAGAAGAGCTCTTGAAGCTCTAGCAAAAAGTAGTTTAGCACCATCGTTCGACGATATGAATCAAACTGTCGAAGGTAGTATCGCGTTGATGAGACAGTTCGGTATCGGCGCAGGAGACCTAGAGTCTGCTTTAGGTAGTGTTAATGCTGTGGCTGCTCAGTTTGCTGTTGAAGCTAGTGACTTAATTGTTGCTATTCAGCGTACCGGTGGTGTGTTTGCCACAGCTAGTAAAGGCGTTAGTGAAGGTACAGACGCATTAAATGAATTCTTGGCTATCTTCACCAGTGTTCGTGCCACAACTCGTGAAAGTGCTGAAACTATTGCCACTGGTTTAAGAACTATTTTCACACGTATTCAAAGAGCAGAAACTATTCAGGCTCTAGAAAGATTCGGAGTAACATTAACTGATCTAGAGGGTAAGTTCGTTGGTCCATATGAAGCAGTAAAGAGACTAAGTGAGGGTTTAAGTAGATTAGATCCAAGAGATTTGCAGTTTAGTCAGATCGTTGAAGAACTTGGTGGATTCCGCCAGATTGGTAAGGTTATTCCTCTTATCCAACAGTTCGCCGTTGCTCAACAAGCTTTAAAAACCGCTCAAACAGGACAAGCATCATTAAGTAAAGATGCTGCCACAGCACAACTTTCTATTGCTAATCAAATAGCTAAAGTGAGAGAAGAGTTCACGGCGCTCGTTCGTAGTATTGGTGAAAGTGATAGTTTTAGAAGTTTCGTAAGTCTATCATTACAACTAGCAAGCGCACTTATCAAACTCGCAGATGCTGCTAAGATCGTACTACCAGCATTAACAGCTCTTGCAACAATCAGAGGATTATCTGCCTTAATAGAGTTTGGTACTGGTTTTGCTGGAGCATTTGGTGCTGCTGGCGGAGCGAGAGGATTAGGTCAAAGATTAGGCGGTGGAAGAAGATTTGCTAGTGGTGGTTTAGTACCGGGATCCGGTAATAGAGATACTGTATCAGCAATGCTAACCCCCGGAGAGTTTGTAATTAGAAAAAAAGCAGTTTCAGCTATTGGAGTGAATAATCTTCATAAAATGAATAGATATGCTGGAGGAGGCACAGCTAAAAAGAAGAGTGCTCAAAAACCAACTAATTTACCTGAATCCGGACCCACAGAATTCACCCATATATCACTAAGCTCTCCAGTTATTCCAAAAAAATTACAACAGTGGGCTAAATCAAATAATATTGGACAAATATCAAGACTATATACAAATATGGGATTAGATTTACCTAAAACCTGGAATAGAAATTGGGCTATTCACAAAAAAGATAATTATGGAGCATACTCAGATATAGTATCAAATTACATTAAAAAAAAGGATGTTTTTAAAACACTGAAACAATCTAATAGAATTTATAGATTCACTGGACGCTCCAAATCTCCCGAAGCAGCTATACTAGGAGATAATCACGAAGAAATTAGATCTGTATTATCAAAAAAGATTACTAAAAATAAGTTTTTCGATACAGATCCTGACGTTGACGCAATACTGCCAGGTTCGCTTAAGAAATCAATAGAACAGGTTTTAGATCAAGATGCTATTAAAGCACAAACTTTAATCAAAGGTTTTGAGCAAGTAAGCGCTTACAAAGTAGAAGGACAGCCGGATAGAAAAAAAATCACCACCTCAATGAGAAGTATGCTAAAAAATTCGGGTGGGTTCATAAAAAGATTTGCTACGGGAGGATTGGCCAAAGCTCCACTAGTTGATGATATTCTACAAGCTTCTGGAAGCATATTACCAAAACCATCGGATGCTATTCAAGCCCTCATTAATGCTGGAGGAGGAGCTGTTGATGTTGACAGAACACTAAAAAGAACACTTGGAGATAAAGCTTATTCCAGCGCAAAATCAGGAGACGCTAAAAACCAAGTATTGTCTCGCTATTTTAGAAACGATCAACAAAGACTAGAGGATATACAATCTTCACCACTAACAGCTTTTGGTAAAGAATTATTAGAGTCTATAAAGTCTAAAAAACTAGATCCCAAAACCTTAAGCATTATTAGTAAGTCTCGTAGAACACGAGGCGTTCCAGAATATTTAAGTCAACTTTTTGGCATCCCAGTTCAAAATATGGTATTTACTCAAGGCGGAGATAAGCAGCCCGCTATGGATGCTATTAGGTCTAAGGGTCCAAGAGCAAACAGGGTCTCTAGATTTGCTCTTGGCGGACTGGTACAAAGATTTGCACAAAAGGGGACTGGTTCGTACAGATCTGGTACTGTTAAGCCATTAACTCCAGAAGAACAATCCGAACTATCTGGCTTGCTTAGTCTAGAAAAAAGATGGCAAGACTCGGGACAAAAACTAAGAGCATTTACATCCGATAAACAATCTAGATTATCCCAACTTAAGTCTCGTAAAGCATTAGGTGGCGCGCAATCAGACGAAATTATTAATGGAATAAAGCTATCTAAAACATTCGGCGTTTCATTTTTAGAGGGTGGAGTACCAGATATCTCTGCTACCATAAGCGATGTATTGGCTAGAGGTAATGCTACTGGCGTAGACAAGCTTAGGGCATTTATCGGGAATAAACAAAAGGCTAGAGGAGCTAGAATAACAACAGATGGTAAAAGTAGTACTTTATCTCCAGGAGGTAAAGATATTTTTGATAGACAAATTATGAATGGATTACCAGATCTATTTGATAATGCAGTAGCCGTTTTGCCAGAGCCACTAAGACCCGGAAGAGGGCAAGTATCAACAGATCAACTAATAAGCTCCTCTGCCAAACAAGCGATAAAGGGCTATTTTTTTGAAGCCTTTATTAGAAGAGCTAGTCAAAATCTATTATCAGATAATGACACAACAGACGCAATTTTTGATTTTACTGGTGCTGGCAACAAGGAGGTATTAGGACCGCTATTTGGAGGTAGATTTGTGACGCCAAATGAATTTAAGGTATCTCCCACTCCTGAAAATATTGCTAATGCTATTTCCAAAGCCATAGCTATTAGTTCGCCATCAGCACTCCAATACTTTAATAGTGGAGGTAGTGTAGAGGACACGGTTCCAGCACTATTAACTCCCGGTGAGTTTGTTATTAATAAAAAAGCTGCTCAGAGAATAGGATCGTCAAGATTACATCAATTAAATAGAGCTGACAAAGTACAAGGATTTAATAAGGGTGGTATGGTTGATGGATTACAAACATTCGCTAATGGTGGTGGAGTTCAGAAGTTTTTTGTTGGTGGTGTGGTTGCTGGTTTAACACGACTTGGACCAGTATTAGTCAAAGCTTTTACTGCTTTAAGTAGCACAGTAACCAAACTTGGTACAAATATTACTGGCGTTACTAGGAATTTAACTACTGCTTCTAGAAATGTTCAACAAACAGGATTAATTCCATCAGGATCTGCTGGGCGTAATTTAATGAGACAAGCACGGGCTGCTAGAGCAGAAGGATTGAGTGGCCAAGCATTTAGAAATAGAATGGGTGGTCGCGGAGGCATGGGTGGGTTGGGTGGTTTTGTTGCATTAACAGCTGGTGGTGCGGCTATAGAAGGTGCTTCTTCATTGCGTGGTGGAGAATCTACTACATCCGGTAGGATGATTAGTAATATGGGTGGAGATGCTCTCAATTATGGTAGTATAGGAGCCACAATAGGTTCATTTTTTGGTCCGTGGGGTACTGCTATCGGAGGAGCGGCTGGCGCTTTAGTAGGACTAACAACTGGTTTTTTTAAGGCTCAAAAGGCAGCAGAAGAATTTGCTGAAAAAACAAGACAGGCTAAGATTGAAAAATCTAGCGAGTCAATATCTACACAATTAGATCAATTCTTAAAAAATCCAGAGGCCAATACACAAGATCTTAATGTTGGTATGGCTGAGATTTTTACAGAGTTAAAGACATTGGCAGCCCAAGAAGCAGAGAAAAATCTTTCCAAAGAATCGTTAAGAACAAAGACCGCAACAGAAATTGTGACCACTCAAAAGGCTGGATCAGAATCTGCTACACGTATTTTAGAAGCAGCAATGGGTAAAACAGGCAAAACACTTGATGAAGTGTCTGCTAGTATAGATCCTAAAACATTCAGAATATTAACACAACAAATAGCTCAAGTTAGTCCAGAATATATTGCTAAATGGCAAGAGTTAGCGAATGAAACAGATCCAGAAAGACAAAAGGCTCTTAATGCTGAATTAGATGATATTAGAATGAAATACTCTCGCGTAGCCCTAGCCGCTAAAGAAAACGAGACTATAGAAAAACGAAGGGCTGACGAAGCGGCAAAGATTGTTAAAGAAATTGATAAAACCCTGGATATTTATCGTCGAGCCAACGCCTATGCTGATAAGTATGCTGCTAGTTTAGAAAGACTAATCAAAGCCACAGATGCTAGAACTAATGATTTTAGTAATGCTCCAAAAGTTCAAGACATTGATAGAAAAAATGAAGAAGTATTAGGAAATCTATCAGCATTTTCTTTTAAAGAAGTTAGAGCTGCTGCTGGCGGCGTTGCTGGATTGGCTGGTGGTAGTCCCGAGGCCAAAGCATTAGCAGATCAAGCGGTAGCATCAAAAATTTTAGCTGATCAATTACCGGCTCTTGTGAAGAGTACAGATATTACAAATAGAAATCAGATCAAAGATAATTTAACTGGACTATTTCAAGCACAGGGTATCAATATTGAAACTCCAGAAATTGCTAAGGTTCTAAATGATGTTGGTAATAGATTAGAAAAATCTGCGAGCGATACTGATGTTGATAAATTAACTAAGGAATTAGAAGATACTGTTATTAGTGAATTATCTAAAACAGCTCAAGAAGGCTCACAACTCCTGCAAAAACTAGCCAAAACCTATAACGATACTTTACAAGAAAGTATTAATCTACAAAACCAATATAATGAAGCGATGGGTAGATCCAATGAATATATGCGTAAAGCTGGAGTAATTAGATTAAATGCTGAATTAGATCTGGCTAAGGCTTTAGGAAATAGTCCCACACTACAACAACTTAACGAGCCTTTTGAGTTTGAAATTAAAGATCTTACTAGAGGACTGCGTGATGTTGGTGGATTAACAGCAAATCAAGCTATGGATCCTGCTGCTATTGGATTAGCCATGATGAGAACTAGTAAAGAAAATGCTAGATTAGAAGCTGAAAATGCGGCTAATCTTGAAAAAGCTAGTGGGTTGGGCGCTGATGAGGCAGGCAATAGACAACGAGCAGAATTAGCCGCTGCTAATCTCAACAATGTGGCAGCGTTAGGTAAAAATAAGCTAGCATTAGACGAAGGCCGTCAAGCATTAGAAAAATTAGCTAATGATGGAACAAAAGCAGCAAATGCATTAGCTAAAATTCAAGAAGAACAACAAAAGGTTGAAGGTTTTGGTAATTTCTTACAAAAGATTGCTACGGCAGACTTTGATCAGCTTTTTCAAATGAATCGTGAGAGTTCCGCTCTGGCTGCTGCTAGAGAGAGTGGACCAGAATTCATGAGAAATGTTGAAAATAGACAATTAGCCTTTGCTGGTTTGGAAGCTCAACGAGAACTATACAGTCCACAAGAATTTGCAAATATACGCGCTGATCTTTTAACTAAGTTTTATGAATCTCAAGGATTCCAGGGACAAGATTTTGTACCAAAACTTGGTATGACATTAGAAAAAGCAATGGAAAGAATTCGTGGCAGAGTATCAGAAGAAGATCCTAATGTTATAGCTTATAGAGAAGCGGTTAATGAACAAATTAAAGCTAATGAAATTCTAGGATTACTCAATAAACAACAAGCTTTAATTATTCAAGAATCAATGATAGATTTACAAGTATTTTTAGCTAAAGATTTTCCAAATATTTTAACTCAAGCATTAAGAGACGCCGTTACTGATGCTAATGCTGCTAATCCTAAGAATTTACCCGTAGCAGTTCCTGCTCCCGGTGTTGCTGCGCCGCCAGCCGTCGCTGCTCCTGCTGCCGCTGCTGCTGCTGGTGCGGCTCCTAAACCCGTTGCTGGCGCCGGTCCCGCACCACTAAATGTTAGGGAACAACAAGCCTTACGAGACTTTGCAGCAAAAGAAGAACAGAGGCTAGCAGAATTAGAGGCAAAAGACAAAGCTGGTACATTACAAGATAATGAGCAGGGAGAACTTAAAGATTTACGTCGAGGACGAGCTTTTGCTGAAGCATTTAATAATACTTTACCAGCACCACCGGCACCAGGAACTGGCGGAGTATTAGATAGATTAAATGCTGAAAGAGCACAATTAGAAGCACAAAGGCTCTCTATACAAAAACAAACCGAAGAGAAAATGATAAACACGCAAGAAGCCCAAAAGCCAAATAGAGCCATTCAAGGCGTTACCGCCCAAGCTGTAGTACAAGCCAATGCACAAGCCGCTCAGGCAGTAAACACTAAACAAACCTTTGTGGAAGGTGAAAACTATATTACCAGAGCCGAAAAACAATATGCCCCAACAGCAGAACGTAAAGCTTTTGTTCAACAAGAATTAATAGCAGCCAGAAAACGACAAAGACTAGGACAAAAACTACCAACAGATGATAGTGTTATTAGTGCTAGTAGTTTTGAATTACAAAATATTGCTCAAGCAGAAAAAGCTCAAAAACGTAAAGATTATTTATTAAGCCAAAATCCATTAACAAGAAAACGCTTATTTACACAAGCAGAAAGAGAATCAGGATTAGCGGACGAATTGGCAAATGCACCACAAGTAAAGAGTGAGAGTAAGCCATTAACCCAATATCAACAATCAAAATTATCTCGCCGTCAAGCAGCAGCATCAAGATATCGACCAGAAGTGGCCCGCAGAATGTTTTCTGATTTGTATAAAATATCAGAGAATACTCCAACAACCTCAGTGACACAAACACCGTCTGGAACACCACAGGTGGTTCCATCCACAGTAGCGCCACCACAAACTGGTAACCAAGTAATACCCACTACAGGTGGACCAACAGGAGGAAATGGTTTCCAAATTCAACTAGACCCAAATGCTCAAGCATTTTTAGATTCGTTATCATCTACCTTTAGTACTTTCAACACTTATATAGATAAGCTATCAGCAGTAGCGGCTACTATACCTCCTAAAATTGAACTTACTGGTAGTTATGTATTAGATGTTCAAATTAGTGGCGCGGCAGCATTTGAGGCTCTAGAAAAACGCATGAAAGAACTAGCAGTATCACTAGTAGAACCTAAACTAGCAGCATTGAGAGATGAAGTGTCTGCCATAACAGGAGGACAAGTAAAATCAAGCGCTAGTATGGGTTCACCTTCTAGTGGAGCAACTAGCTCACAAGGAGAATAAAGGAAAATATTATGCCAGGATATTTAGCAACAACCGAAGTTTATTACTGTAAGGGTAATGCTTCGCCAACATCATCAGATAGAATTGCTCCGGCCCCTAATGTTACTATTAGTCCAGAAATTTATTATAGTAATGATAATCCAATTGGATATACATATACTGTAACTCTCAATGGATACGCCAATGCTCTGCGCAAAGAAGTAAATGTTGGCTCTGTTGATTATGGATTAGAACCAACCGTTGAACATATGGGTGATATTAGAGAAATTTTTAGTTTTAATGGTGGAGATCTTTATATAAAACAGGATGGTACTACTATTATTAAGGCTAAAGGCGCCACGATAAAGAATATAGAGTTTAATGTATCAAATAATCATTGGGTTAATTACGCTCCATTTGTTATAGAGATTGAATTTAATGAGGTTGATTTTATAGGATGCGATAATAATGCGATGATCTCATGCTCTAGTAGTATTTTCCATCAGGGCGCATCTCAGATAATTATTAGTGATAATTTAATAGACATAACTGATCATAAAATTAAAGAATTTAGTGATAAATGGTCATTTACTATTGATAATAGAATTTATGATAATTATAATACAACATATAACAATATCTTTGAAGTCTCATATACAATATCAGCAACCGGTAAAAACTATTATGTAAATAATAATTTAGTACCAGCATGGCAACAAGCCAAATTATTTGTACAAAAACGATTACACGACCAGGTTTTGAGTTTAGTTAATGGGTGTTTACAAATAGAGACCAATAATGACAGTGCGTGTGATGCTACCAAAGATTTAGCGACCATTCATGACGTAGATTCTAGCGGTGGTTTATTAGCAGGATTTAAAGATGGCAATACGAATGGTGTTGGTATATATTATAATGTTTATAACGAACAAATAACATGTAATGCATCAGAATCAGAAGGATCATTTTCTTTAACATATACTGCGATTGTGAAAAAAAACAATCTAGCACTATCTCCAGTAGCAAATGCGGCTACACATACATATACTAAAGATATTAATATTACTAATGACACCAAAACTAATACCACAATTACCATCAAAGGAACAGTTCAAGGATTGATTAGAGGTGGTTTTTTGCAATTTAAAGGCAATAATTTTATATTACCAGATAGTGGGTCTTTTATCACAGCAGCAGATGGTGGCGAAACTAAATATAGTAATGCTTTATCTTATTTTACAACATCGATTGGTAGTACCAGCGATTTACTTGGTAGTTTTAAAACCCAAGTTTCTTTATCAAAAGCCGAGTTGCTTATTAAAGGCGCGTCTGGTTTTCCACTACCATCATCTTATGTTATAGAGCATAATTATAATGAAGGTAGTATCACATATACCGCAATATACGAAACATCAAACACAAGAGCAAGAGAGTTAGGGTATACGAATATTTCTATTGTAAGAAATGATCCTGTAGATATAATTCAAGAATTTGTTGTGCCAGGAAGACTAAATGGGCCGATTATCCAAAAATTAAACATGAAAACAGCACGCACAATCAGTATCACAATAGACGGTCGATCAAAAGATAACAAATCTTGTGTACCACCATCAATATGTGATGCTTTACCAGTATTCAATATTCCTCAATTTGATGCTTTATTAGCGGAAAGTGCGTCTTATATTAAAACCAGAGAAGACTATACTTCAAATAAGATTGACGGATCGTTCAGTATTTCACTAGAGTATACTGCTAAAGGATAAATATGAGTACTTATTCACCAGATGTAAAAATGTACTATGGCCCAATAGATGCTGATCATAGACTAGTACCAGCACCGGATATGTCTATTCGCCTAGAATATCAATATAGTAACGATACAATTATTGGTTATTCATATATTGTTACATTAACAGGCACTATAACAGCATTAGATTTAAGAGATTTAAATTATGGAGATCCTATACCCACAAACCAACCATACGGATTAGGCGCAGTAGCTGATCATATTCATAAACTTCGTAAAATACTAACTCAAAATGGTAATATATTACAGGTGGTTCATGGTGATACGGAAGATATTATTCTTAAAGCAAAAGGCGGCTTATTAAGATCATTAAGTTTTGATGAATCTCCTAATAATTGGCGAGATTATGCCTCGTTTACAGCAACAATCGAATTTAATTTAATAGATTTTGGATCCTCAACAGAAGATTGTGGGTCTTTATTTCTTGATTCTACAACACACACACCCGGTACTGCGGGTATTGTGGATATTAATAAATTTAAAATCAAAAATTTCGAAGATAGCTGGAATATTTCTTTTGATGATACCACACCATACGATATGCTAAAAAATAATGATTTGGGTACTAATATGAATATTAACAATCATAGTTTTAATATTCAATATTCAATCTCAGCAACCGGCAAACATTTTTTTGATTATACAGATGAAGAAACAGGAGTCTCAAGCTTATTACCAGCATGGGAACAGGCTAAAAATTTTGTACAATATCGACTATACGAGCAAGTGACAAATTTGTTAAACGGCGTGTTAAAAAATACATACGCAAACGGTTGTACCAGTAGCGATAATTTATCTAATATAAATATTCCTGGTAGTAGTTCTGGTGGTTTATTATCTAATTTAGGCGATGCTAATTATAAAATATATAATGAAATTATAAGTTGCGAAGCATCGGAATCTGATGGAACTTTTTCGGCCACATACAATGCCGTAGTGATGACAACAAAAGGACACAATTTTTGGACAGGAGATGGAGTTAAACATACAGTAAATAAAAGTATTAATAAGTCTTATGATGGTGATACTCCTATTACTAATATTAGTATAAATGGTACTCTAGAAGGCATGATAGAGGGTGGTATTATACAAAGTAATATTCCTCTTCAACTACCATCGAAAGGTTCTTTTTTAATATCTAATAGTAGTGGATTAACAAAATATGATAATGCTAAAATTGTATTAGATAAAATTTATAATAGTAGTGATTATAATAGTGGGATTGGTAGTGGAGGTAAAAGAGATTTAAAACCGGCATTTAAAAGCGCTATTGGCCTAACAACAGACGAATTAGATGCACCACCATCTATGGATGATCCTGTGCCAGATCCTCCTCACCCCGTTTCTTTTAACTTGACACACGACTATATTGGGGGTACTATTAATTATTCTATAGAATATAGTAGTAATGCGTCTTGTGGCAAAAAATATAATGAAATTAGTATTCAAACAACTAATCCAACAAAAGTTATCGCAACATTTAATAGACCAAATAGTGGTTCTTGCCCTATTATTCAAGAACTGGGAACTTTTACTGCTAAAACAGTATCTGTTACAATATCAGGAAGAGATGAGAGCGAAACTGGACAACCAACCACGCTATCTTTGGCTACGGAACTTGCTAATGCTAACCCAGGATGTTTTTCAACAGGATACTTGCCCATACCATTACCTAACGTTGGTGACAACCACATTTTAACACAACAACAATATACTAAAAATCCAATAGATGGAACTTTTACTGTTAACTTAACATATATTTGTGGCACATCAGGATGCTCTTAAGGAATTAATATGTCAGATATCATTACTCAGCCAATAAAATTTTTAGGAGCCACAGTAGTGTCTTTTAATTCCTCTCTGGGATTAGGAGCAACAGAGAGTAGTCTCAATGTTGATCTTGTGGAAGATTGTGAGGCTAGTCCACCAGATTATTTTTTACCAAAAGATGGTAGCGTAATAGTTGGCGCCCCAGTTTATTTACAAGCCGGAGACTTTAGTTTTGGAGGCGTTCTCACAGGATGGTCTTATAGTCAAGGTAGTTCTGGACGTACCTATAATGCAAAGATTGTTGATCCAAGACAACTTCTAGAGAATACAGTAGTGATAGTAGATTCATATCTAGGTAATCCTGTACAAGCTATTAATTATTTTAATGCTTATGCATATTATGAGAGTCAAGTATTACAGGGAAACTGTAATGTTTTTGGATCGTCTCGTGGTAACGAGAAGGGTATGCCATATCAAAAAATTGTTCAAGCTCTTACTGGTATGAACCCAACTATTTATTCTCCAACAGGATATCAATATACTATTGATTTTTCGTCTTTTCCGCAGGGCTTACCAGAATATTATAGGGTTGCTGGACCATCAATTAGCTTATTACAGATATTACAAGACGTTTGTGATGTTTTAGGTTATGAGTTTTTTGTTTCGTTGGTTTCTGGAAATATTATTACTATTGGATTAATAAACTTAAGATCTCAACCTGGTAGTTTTGCTAATATTATATCAGCATATGATGGAATTGCTACAGACATCTCATATGGACAAGAACTGAGAAATGAAACCACAAAAAGCGTATTGTTTGGAGAAAAACAACACTATCTAAGTAAAGTTACTAAATTTAATCACTTTTTTGGTGAAGATTTTATAGGTGGAACTTATGTCCCCGTGACACCATATAAATATGACGAGTGTGGTTTTTGGATTAGTAAAACAATTGATACTCTTAATTTAACACTAACAACTCCTTTTCCTACTAATGGACCATATACTATTCATGAGCTAGATATTCGGGCTGCTATGGCTTCTCAAGATATTTGGAAAAAAAGAGTTATGAATCCTCAAATAGGTGGCGCTGGAACTTTGAATGAAGCAATAAGAAACAACTGGCCAAAAGTAGTAGACGATCAAGCAAAAAGAGCCCTAAAAGGAGAAATACAAAAACCTCGTGGCGTTAATGACGCTATGAATCAGCCTAATCGCGCTAATATGGAAGCTAATAAACCTGAAGTGTTAGAAGATCTGGAAAAGATATGGGCATTTATAAAAAATCTTGGAGACACCTTTTATGGTAAACAATTTATTACTCCACTTAATCAATTAATTTGTTATTATCAAAATCCTGATTCTGCTGTTGCAGAAAAAATATTTACTGATGTTCCTACTAATGCTGGTGGTTGGGTAGATGAGGGAATTTCTGTATTGGGCTTAACAGATCCCGAATTAGGATTATTCAGAGAGGATGATGGTAGGATAACGTGTTTTGCGCTGTTTAATATAGACGGTAGTGTACCATACGGTCCAGATACCGAAGGTCAATCCTTTTATGGTTTTCAAGGCGACATTAATCCTCCACCGAATCCAATAGCATAAGAAGGACACTAATATGGCTGGCATTGATTGTGGAAAACTTGATATTTCTAAACTATCTGACGAAGAAATTATAGCCACTAATGATAGCGTATGGATGAAGGCGGAAGTAGATGAAAAAATTTATATCTGGAACAATACTCCTAATGTTGTTGTTAAATTTGGAGATGCGTGTTTTCAAACAATTTGTGAGGATTATCAAAGCATAATTAGATCTTTGCTTTTTACTAGTACTGGATTACAACCTCAAGATGCTAGTGGTAGCAATGTTAATTCAGAGAATTCTAGAAATTTTCAACCAAAAACAGTATGTGGAGCTGATTTATCGTGGTTAAAAGAAGTTCAGAATTCAGTTGATTCTCATAGCATCAATCAAATGGGCTATCAGTCAGCAGCAGTCATGCCGTCTGCTGCTATAATACCTATGCGTAGCAACGTAAAGATGTATGGTCCATATGCATCTTCTAATTTTGGTAATAGTGCTGGCGGCACGTCTGTAGCCGTTGATGTAGATTTATGTCCATGGGTTTTTGGTTCAACAGCGGCCATGAATGCTGCTGGACTATCAATCGTAGAATCATCTGCTATAGGACTAAATAGAGCAGAAACCGGTGGTGTTACAATACCAGGATTACCAGATTTAGATAGTTTAGGAACAACTGTTGGTGGTGCTGGTCCTAATCTAACAAATATTAGTTTTACTTTTGGTTCTGGCGGTGTGACTACTACCTATGATTTTAAAACATACACACCTAAATTCGGTTCATTAAATAGACACTTTATACATAAGTTTAAAGATATATCAAAAAATAGACAAGAACAGCTAAAATTTTTACGAACATCTCAAATTGTTCAAAATAAGATTGGTCGCAAAATACAAAATACAAAAAGAACACCATCTTCACCAAACACTCTTCCTGGTAATAATACAGAATCTTCGCTACAAAGAATTTTGGTGGCTGAAATGTATGATTGGGATGGAGCAGAAAACAACCAGAGCCAAAGAACAGTGGTTGGAACAAACAGCTTAAATAGAAGCGTTAATGAAATGACGTTTGACTATGACAAAAAAGCATATATGAGTTGGGATGGTTTAATCGGACCAGTATCTTTAAATGGCGACGGTGGATTGCCAAGATATGCAAAGTTTAATCCAGAAGGACATAAATCATCACCAATTTCTCCACAGCCACCATTTTCACTATCCGGCCAATGCAATTTATCAATGACTCATAATGAGTATAATTTAGAAATTACTCAGCAATATGTTAATCCATTAACGAATAGTTTTGATTCCGATGAACATCATCATAACGGTCCGGGCGCTGGTCATGCTATTGATATTCTTGGTAAGGGCGATCAAGTTCCAAATAGCGGTATTATTATTAATATGTATAGACCTGATGATAATGATAAATATGCCGATGACTATCGTTTTATTGCAATGAGAGGACCAATAGTATTACATAGTTGGGGTTATGATCTAGATGGAAAACCAGTACCAAATGCCTCAGACACAGAAGAAGCTGCTAAACAGGGTATATTTAAGAATACATATTTAAAGGATGAATTTTTACAAGACTGGTTAAAAAAACCAGCCAGCTGGCCAGCCGCACCAATAGATTTACGATTTGATAGAGAAAGAGGATTGTGGGTTAGTCCTCAGTCTTATAAAATTGTTGTTGCAAAAATTACAGAACCCGTTCTTTGTTATAGCGAAGGCAAGGCTGTTGTAGTTCCGTACGGCAAGCCTATCTTTGATAAAGAAGGAGTTAAGATTAATCCAGATTATGGAGATATTCAAAATTGTGAAGACGGCTTAAATAAAAAAGAATATGAGTGGATATTAGTCAATATAACACCATGCACATCAGACAATATAAAATGGTATTGTTTTACCAATGGCAGCGATGAACTTGGTAATATGACATTTATATGCGAAAGTACAGATGATCCATTGTTTCGTGGAGCAGAAAATGCTGTTAGTGGACCATATAATTCCGCAGCAGAATGTCCGTGCACAGTTCCATCAGTAACACCAACGCCATCTCCAACACCACCACTAACGACAAGTGTTATTACTGGAGTAACTCTGTCTGGTGGTGGATTAGTATTTACATATGCTGTAATTCAAATTGCTGAAATAATTAGTTCTGGCTCTACAACCATAGGAACTATAGAGTGTGGTGTCACACCAACACCCACACCCACACAAACCGAGACACCTACACCAACACCAACACCAACCGGAACACCTACACCAACACCTACTGCGACCACAACCCCCACACCAACACCCACACCCACACCCAGTCCGAGTCCTACAATATCAACTGAAGAGCCAGAACGAGGAGCGCCCGTAATGATTAATGTAGTAGATAGATTGGGTAGAAAGCATCAGGTCGGAGAATTAGTTTATGCATATTTTGACACCTCTACAGAAAAATATATTGTCTTAGAAAGACGTCCTGATCCAATAACACCAATAATATATGGTGTTTATAGTCCTATAGATGAAACTGAAGGTAATTTGATAGTAGAATATGCTGCTGGAATTGAATATTGTGATGATGGTATTAGAAATGGATCAGTTGTTGCTGTTAAAAATAAGCTTAAACTATCAGCAAATTGCGCAGGACCGGCTATGGCAATAAAAATGGAAAAACTAAAATAATAAGGAATAATAGAATATGACCATATGTTTGTCTCCAACACCAACCCCAACCCAAACTGCCACTAATACACCAGCACCAACAGCTAGTGTTACAAGAACCGCTACTCCTTCGCCAACAATTACCAACTCACTAACAGCAACACCAACTAACACACCAGCCCTTACTCAATCTGCTCAGGGTTATAGTTATTGGACAACACCATATTTTATTGCTGAGACCCCGGTTAATACGCCTGTAGTTTCACCATCTAATACCACAACACCAGCCATATCTCAGACAATGACCCCTACTCCAACTATTACTCCAAGCAAAAGCATTGGATCAAGTCCAACGCCAACGCCAACATTAACACCAACTATTACTCCAACAACAACAACAACCAGAACGCCTACCGTTACAGTTAGCTTAACAGCAACAAAAAGTCAGACCCCAACTCCAACTAAAACTAATACTCCAACCAAAACACCAACTAGAACCCCAACACAAACAGTAAGTAGTACACCAACAAACACTCCGCCTTCCAGCCCAGGATTATCGTCCACACCCACATCTACTCCACAACAAACTCCGCCAAGAACACCGACACAAACTAAAACTCCATTAAGCACACAAACTCAAACACCTACACAAACCTTAACTGGTACACCCGCAAATAGTCCAACGACAACACCAACAGTAACGCCCACAAACTCTATGTGTGTATAGTTTATATCTTTTTAATCCTACAGTTCCATGCTATCGAAAGCAGCTCGTCTTGATAAAACGGAACTAAATTATACTTTTTATTAAACTCTTTAATATCTTCATCTTGTATTTCACACCAGTCCCAGATTTTATCTTTCATGTATTTATTAAAATAGTCTTGATTGGGACAGTAGTCATGTGCCATAATAATATCTTGATTTTTTAGCAGTGGTGCTAATATGCCATATTCGCACTTTTTACACCCACCATCGCAAAGAACTATCGTAGTACCGTCTTGCTGAATAAAAGATTCTACTTCATTCTCGGCTTCTTTGTTTATAAAACCAGCATAACTATCATTAAATAGATTTTTTGTATAAACTTCCACCAATCTGTCTTTAACCAACGGTTTTAAAAATTCTTGCTCCAAAACATCGTAGGTTCTAATAACCGAGCCGGACAAACCCATATTATCTAAACAGTCTCTGAGCATCAATGTTAGACCACCATGAAACGTACCAATTTCCAATACTCTGCATGGTCTTACCACATCAAATAAATCTGTAAAAATTTTTTGGGTATCTGGATGTTGACTCATAAATAAGTAGCCATATGCAAAACCACCATTAACCATTTAAAGCCCCCAGATCTATTTTAGACATTATATATTTGATATTATTTTCGATGGTACAATTTTTTAGATACCATTCTCTAGCATTTTTAGATATAAATTCCAAATATTCCAGGTTGTCCTTTACTTTGCTCCAGCAATCTTTTAAAGATTCTTGAAAGTCTTTGTATGATAGGTATGAGGGGTATCCGTCCCAATATTTACAATTATCATAACAACTAATATAATGATAATTAGCAATCAATGGGTCTGGATAATTTATACATAGATTGGGTCTAATTACTGGAACACCAATACTAAAACATTCAATATCTCTATTACAAATTTCTGTTCCTCCTGGTAAACTTAGTGCGCATCTATATTTTGTAAGATCTTGCAAGTATTCAATATAGTTTAGATTATTATTAGTTGAGTTTTTATCTATAATAGTTATAGATTCATCATTTAAATTATCTAGCATCTCTTTTCTAAAATCCCACATATATCCACGAAAAGACAATTGTGGTATAGATCGTTTAATATTATTAATATTATATATCTTATCTATCTCAGAGTCTTGGTTAGCATAATATGGTCCATAAAAAAAACTTTTATAAACAGTCTCTATATTATATGGTAAACATACGTCTTTGTTTTCTTTTTGTAAATGTTTCCAATGAAAATAGTCCATATAATTAAAACCACCACAATAAAAAAATTGCGTCATTTTATCTGGACTCCAACCCATATGTTTCATAAATAGATATTTCCAATTATCAAAAAACGAAACTAATATATATTTTTCTGTCTTAGGATTGACAATCGAAAAATTCATACAGCTATAAATACTACCATAGCCATTATTTTCATATAGTTTATCGTTTTGAATATCAAATGTATAGTTTGGGTATTTAATACATAGTTTAGAATATAAACTATTTAAAAATGCAGTAACATAATAGTTACCTAAATCTCTAAATAAGTGTCTGATAATCAATCTCATATATTCCCAGCAATAGGATCCGCCCAACCCTTTGATTTACTATGAGGCCATACTATCCAGCTATGTGGTTTAATCTTAGTTTCAAAAATTCTCCATACTTTACAATACCCATCCGGATCCTGCATCATTTTTGTTATTTCTGACTCATCTGCATCTTGTCTATTAATATCGTTTCCGTCCTTATCTTTAAAAGCAACACACCAGAAGTCATAGTCCTTTTCTGGAACTTGAGCATAGGATATATCAATACAATGTTTAAATATTGGAATTAAACTTTCTTCAAATTCTTTATCAGATAATAGTATATTTTTAATCTGTGGTGGTTTGTGATCAATAACGTCTTGAGTAACACACCTTTGACTAAAACACAACCCAGCATATTTTTCGTAGTCTTTTAGAGATCTCACAGAACCAAAATCATATTTACCAAAATCTATATCCTTCACCTCTCCATCCATGCCAAATAATTTACGATTACGACTATGACAATGATTATTTTTTTCTGGCCAATTTTTATCATCATCCCACTGTTTGGTTCGTCCTTTGCGAGTATATTCATGCCAGCATACTATAGTATTTGGATAAAATAAATCATATCCATGAGTAAAAGCCCGCACAGCAATATTTATTTCTTCTCCGTGAAAATAGTATTCTGGATCGTGCTGTACTTCTTTTGCAAAGGCCCCTATGCTGAAAGCAAAATGCGCACTATAAAATCTTGCGGGTAATGGTTTAGTAATATCATCAATTTGTGGATTATATGATGCTGGTAATGTAAACACAGCACCTTCTGGAATAAATCTATCGAATGTCATTTTCCAGGGTTCTATTACTCTTTTTTCTGGATCGTTGTCTGGATCAAAACTGGGTACATATGCTGTAATCAACGGTTTTGGATATCCTTCTTTTTGTAGATTATTTAGCATTTCTATTAGGGTTGTGTCCCAGTTTTCCACAAATCTATGGTGACTATCTAGTTGTAAAGTGTAAGTTTCTCCCTGATAAAGACTTTGTACTAAATTTCTAGCCCAACACACACCCTTGCTATCTCGATAGTCTATATCTATAATTCTAAATCTTGAATCTAATTTATAGGTATCTAATTTGTCCCAATCATCATTATCACAATGCTGCCACGCTATACCGAATCTTAAATTTTCTGGAAACCGAGCTTTATCTATCGCATCCTGTAAGGTTGGTAAAAGCTGTGGATCTCTATAAGCAGCTATTTGAATAAAAATAGTATTTTCTGTGGTTGACATAATTAATCCTTAGTTTTCCTTGCGTTCTGATGCGAGATAGTGGTGTTCACGATTATGTGTTATGGGACTAGCGAGCAGTATTGCTGGCTTAATAATGTTATTATGAGCCAAAGTATATAAATGACTCATCCAAGTTTGTTCGAAAGGATGAGCCCATTTGGTATCCAAAAAGCAACGTTTATTGCCCTCTTTGCTTATAATATGTGGCCAGTTACTATAGTAAATCTCACCATCAGCATATGGGGTGTTGTTTAAAGATTTGATATTATTGAATTTTGTGGGTGGCCTATTAAGTAATTTACCAAAATATTGTATCTTTTGATTTTGTGGCACATTATGCCAACTCCACTGTTCGCCGTTGTGTCCATAAAATTCGCTAAAACTTAACTTTAAAAAATCATACTTTTCTTTATTCATTATCTGGATGATAGTTTCTAATAAATTTTCAACATTTTTATTAAAACCAAATGGACAATTACCACTAAAATCTAATAACATATCATCTTCAAAAAACAACATATATTCAGAGTCTGAGTTTTCGAAGTGTTCGGCACACCATTGTCTAGATCCACAAATACCCATATTTCCATTTTTTATTTGCGTGAACTGGTATTTTTCACAAATATTATCATAATCTTTAAATAATTCTGTATTTTTATCCGTGTTGGGGGTGTTATTGATTAAAATTTTATTTGTATATTGTAGGAATGATGGCTCATATTTTTCAAATGAATCCAATAACATTTGCAACTGAGATGGCGACTGAAAAGTATTTATGTACAGATTAACTGCCTTAGAATTATTCGGCATATAAGTTTTTTGTTGTAATTTTTCGAAAAAGACATATATTAACCCATCTCCATTAATCATTTCATAATGATACGTTTCTGGTTGTAGATATGTCATTATTGTAAAAATGCTCTCTTCGGTTCCCATGAAACCTTCATTTAGAGAATTATGCAATAATTGATAGTATAGTCCGTTCGCTTGAGCAATATAGTTTTTGTGTCCTCCAAAAAATCCACCACGAGCCACCCTATTTACAACCTCGCTATTGCTAAATTTTTTCATTGCTTGTATATTAAAGCCATGAATTTCCGAATTGGTTTCATATGGAAAACATATAAATAAAAACTTTTTAGATAAGTTGATTAAATTATTTATTACAACAGGATTATTGAAATATCCTAGACTTAGAGTGTTAGTAATGCCACCATCGATCCAATAATAATATTCGCTATTAAAAGGATTAAATAGTCGTGCATTATTGAGCAAGAACATTTTGCTCATGACCATAGGATTATAATATTCTAATGATCCTTGCGTACTGTTTTTTAACCACCCAGCCTGACCATACCACTCTGAATTATTACGAATTTTTTGTATCTGATCAAAGAATGGAAAAAAATTACCTTTAAAATTATTTTTAGGATGATGATAAACAACAGTATTTTTCCTGTCTCTATGCTCCCATACTATATGTTCTATGGAAGGGTCTATGAAGACTATAAGATTATAGTCTTTCATCTCTGTTAATAGTCTAATAAAATTATCTATATAATGCTGAAATGTTCTATTCCACCCACTAGCGGCCAAATCTCGTCCCAAATCCCATATGCCCGTAACAAAAGATATATTATATAACATTGTTTGCTCTAGAGTTTTTTATTGCTCGTTTGATTAATAATTTACCAGCATAATCTATAAACGGAAGATTTCTTTTATCGGCTTCTTCCCTTAACCAGCCAACGATAGTATCAATATTGTTTTCACACCAATCAGCACCCTTTTCATCCATAATTTTAGCTCTAGTATTACATGAACAATTTGGAGTAGCTTTTATGCCTATTTTAGTTAATATTTTTTTTAATTCTGTTCCAGTGCCTCCTGTATCAACAGATATCAAACCAGAAACAGGTGGTGAAGAGATGGCGTTTTTAGATTTCTTCGGATATGATGGATGAGTTTCATCAACAGTAATATCATCTCCATTTTCTGAAACTATACAATCTTTAACTTGGTCCAAAGTATAGCCGCGCTCATTGCAACGTTCTATAAAAAAAACTTTTTTAGCAGTAATCATGGGAAGGGATTAGCTAGTTGATTGCATGTTTGAGCATAAGTAGTATTATACCATGTGCCACCAAGAGCGTCACATTCTACTTTTAATCTAAATGGTGGCACAGCATCGGGATCGCTAGTTGGCTCGCAACAGCGTCCATAACCCCCCAACCACGTCGCGGACTCATAAAGCAAATCAAATCTTCCGGTGCATTCTCCCATAAATTCGAAAGTTGCTGTTCCATCATCTTGAGTACAAGTTCCCATACAATAATAATATACACTTTCTGGCGGAACAGGAGGAGACACTATGGGAGTACAACTAAGACTACAGCCACTTCCAACCATTGCAAGGTTCGTACCTGCAAAGATATTATCACAATCATATCCTATCATAGCTCCATTTTCAATTTTACCAGGAATCCAAACGTCTGGCACTCCAAATATCATGTATCCTGGTCCTGGTGCCGCAGCCTGGGGAGTACCCCCAAAGCCGTCCGGCCATGTGCCACCTACGAATTGATTATAGCCATAACATGTTGTAAAATCTGGACAACATTCTGATTGTGGAACAGGTTCTCCATCTATATACCATTCATAGCCAAGATAGCCGAACGCACAATCGCTTAAATAAATACATCCATACATTTGCGAAGCAAACCCGCCCGTTAGTCCCGCATATTCTGGTTCTGAATAAGGATCGTGTGATACTCCATAAGGGTCTACGAAATAGTAGGGAGGAGCGCCCGGAGGATTAGGATCAGTTAAAATTTCAATATTTCCTTTTTTAAGGATCTGCCACGTAGTAGTAAAAGGAGATAGTCCTTTATATGTTTTAGTACCATCCTCACACTCCATTATTAGAGCTTGACATTGATAGGTGGCACATTCTAGCCTTGTCGTAGCACAGCAACAACTAGGACCGATAGCTATCTTATTATTATTTATAAGAATTTTACCATCTTGTAAATAGATCGGACTCATTATTTGTCTTTAGATTCTTTAGTCCACTTGTGCCAACCCTTGTTTGGTAAATAGTTACCATCATCGTCTTTTCGTTTAGGAAATAATGTTCCGCCTTTTTTGTGTTGACCAAACGCTAGTATAGCGCCACAGTCGGCGCAACGCAATTCGTAATAATCGTTTCCTTCAACATTACGAACAACAAATCTAAGGTTGGTGCTACTACACAATCCACACTTTTCTTCAGCAAAAATTTCTTGTATGAGAGCTAGTTCTTTAAAAATTTCTTTTTGACCAGAACCCTCTAGTTCAAACTCTAATTTATCTCCAACCTTATATTTGACTTTCATAGCTCACCCCTATTTCCAGTTTGGATCATACCCAATAATATCTTGAGGTATATCGTTTGTTTGTTGATAGCTTGACAGTGTGGTAATTGTTTTTACCGCATCGTCATATGATATATTATAGACATTTTTATGATCCACAGCAAGTTTTTCTAATAGCTTATGAATATTAATATTTAGCCGTTTACCAAATACTTCAAAGAAATTAATTTGAGTACTATTAATTTTACCAATATTATTCTCTTCTAAATGACTAGTATCAATATCTTTAGCCAATTCTTCTGCCGCTACTACTTTACGCAGCTTAAGTGCTCGTCTTAAAGCTCTACCCTCTGCTCTGGTTTCTGCTACCGCAACCGGATGGTTTCTATATACCTTGTCGCAATTGCCCCAATAAACATCCGCAGCGCCACTAACAGTTCTTAGTGTTCTCATATCATTATTATCCATATTATTCATCATATATGACAATGAATGAACCACTGTTGCTCGTCTTTCATTATCTACAGAAGGAGATTGAACAACTTGTGACTCGGCATTAATAACGGTGCAATCTAAAGCAATTTCAAAAATACGTCTTAGTCCATCTGTTGTGGGATTACCAGCGATCTTCTCATCGTCAGTTAATAATCCAAGCACATGATCAGTCCATTCCAAATCATTAGGTGTTACAGGCTTGTTATTTGTGTCGATTTCCACCGATATGGTTTCGTTCACAGTCTCTGTTGTATCCTTCTTTGGTCTGCCCATTATATCAGTCTCCTATTGTAATATTTCTATGGTCTGTGTCAGGAAATTTTATTTGTATATCTTCTAGTATCTGTTTAAGTTCGCTATACAATACTTTCGCTCTGCTTGGCGAGAAATCTTTTAATTGTTTGATTCTAATTAAAACCAAACCTTTACCTAGTATGAGTCCTGTTTTCTTATTGTCATATCCTTGATTTCTGGCCAGGGTATCGTGACCCCACACCGGCTCAAAGTGAGACAATCCATCAATCTCGATTGCTGTATTTAAAGTAGGCAGAAATAGGTCTATTTGCAACTTGGTATTTGATAGAGTTTGTTCTTTGTGAAACTCCACACGATAGCCATCTTTCAATAACGCTTTCAAAATAAATGTTTCTAGTTTTGAACCAGTTCTACTGGCTTGTCTTACTCCTATATTAGCTTCTCTTAAGATATTATCTTTGATGTCATCTGGTAAACTTTCCCAGTTTTGACGAGCTTTTTCTTTGCGTTTGATTAGTGTTTGTTCATCTAGTTCATCCCATGCTTTCATTACGGATAAGCCAATTTTTTCTTTTACTTCTTCGGATCTGTTTTTACCCTTTGTTGGATGATCTACTTTACCGCTAGATATGGCATTTTTTTGTGCTTGGCTTTTATTTTTGATATTAATCTTAAACTTTATAGCATCTCTTCGGATTTTATTAGCATAAGTACCATATGATATGGCTATTTCTCTAAAGCTATGATTATTAATCTCATATTCATTAATTAATAGTTCTTTTTTTTGTTTATCAGATAGTTCGTTGTAATTCATGAATATCCTCCAGACGCTGAAAATATTTCTGATTTATTAACCATTGATCCATCTATCTTAGTGTGTTTAAGTGTTTGTTCAGTTAAATATAGCATGGGCTTACCTATTATATTATTTTTGTGCTCAGTATGGTCTTCTATATTTAGAAAGATAACAACACCCTGAAAAAATCTCATATAAAAAGATGGAAAAATAGCATACTCGATAAATTCGTTACTTTGTATGCTGTCTGTAAATAATACAGTGTCTCCTAGTTTTTTGCATTGATTACCTAGTTCATAAATGAGATTTTTATTCTCTTCTAGATTTTCTGCGAATATACCAAATGAGTTATTCATACTGCATCCTATTTGATAAGAGTGTTAATGATGATATGTTTTCAGAAAATAGTGGACTAATAGTTTGATCCATATCTATAAGTTTATTGATAATTTCAAATATAAAACAATTATGATTAATTTTATTATTTAATAAATCTTTTATCATAATCGAATGATTTTTAGTAAGAAAATAAACTTCTGATAGATAGTTATCTAGATCGTAAGCTATATTTTCTATCTTAGAATTATTGATAACACAACCAAGTCTATGTTTATTTTTTTGACTAATAAATATTTGTGAGCCATTGCATGGTGTGAATTTATCAAAAGTTTTTTTAGACAAAATAATATCACCAAAAAATATCATACAATCATCATTTAAAAAATTATCGACCAAAGACAGACTATAGGCATTATTATATTTTTCAAAATTATGATTATATATACTAATAATATTGTCTAAGCCACTCGTTTTGTTTGATAAAAATGATTGAAATCTTTTATTTTCAAAACCATATACGTAAACTATATTTGCTTTTGGGAATACTTGTTTAATAATCTTATATTGATTTTGTATTATGCTTTTATTATTGACTTTGATTAAACCAACACATCCTTTAGATTTCATGCGTTTTTGAAATTTATCGCCCAGTATAATACAGTTCATAATATATCGTATTTGTCGTATTTGTGTAGTATATTTTCATTATTGGCAATACCAAACCTATAAACGCCACCACTATATATTAGCACTGTTTTAGATGGGTTGGATACTACAGAAAATTGTTCAAGCTTTTCATATACTATATCATTAGTATAGTCTATTAAATAAGCAAAATCGGATGTTGGTTCCGAAATAGACAGTATAAATCTATATTTTTGATTAAGAGCTGTAGCATTATGCAGTATATCGTCATAAGACATAGAATCGTCTAATATGGTTTGAATACGCCACGGACAACCTATTTTGGATTCATTAATAATAGATTCTATTTTTTCATAACTTAAATTGAACGATGGATCTCTATATCTTATAAGAATAATCTTTTGTGGCCTAATATCGGTTCGAGTTAATTCTGTAAAAAAATCCACTAGCTGAGTAGTGGAAAAGTTTTTCATATTAACTATAACTAGATAATGTAACTTATTGTTTTGCTTATAGTGATGAATTTTCTCTTCAATAGAAGCATCTGCTAAATTAAATTGATTAAACCACTTATTTTCTCTATATCCTATGCACTTTTTATCGTTAATGATATAAAATTCTTTATCGTTATCATAAGCTTCTAATATTTCGATTCCTGATGCACGATACTTGCTGATATAGTCTAGATGACAGCCTGTTTGTGTGATATTCTCATATTGAGCAAAAACACACTGTTTGCACGGAGTATGAATACTATGTACTTGATGATCCATAATTATTTAATAAAATCCTCTCTTATAATAAACTGAGGGTCGATTCTCATTTTTTCGCACATAATTTTATTATTTAGATATGCTTCTAATTTATCTACTAAATAATGACGATTAATAGAAACTATAGATCCTGGTTTAGCAACCATACCACCAACAGAATCCTTAATCAACGACTGAATATGAGCCGTATTTAATAGTGTTGTATCGTTTATCACGTTCATACAAATAAATTGTATAAATTCTTTATCTGTTAGCTCTTTTGGTACTTTTACCGTATGGTTAGTTTGTTGTGCGGATGGAGAGTCCCACGCTAGTTTATTGTTGATATTGATACTATCAAAACATTCTTCCCATACTTTATATACATTATCCCACGTATAATGAGATACACACTTTTCTCTTGTTAATCTGCCATTAGCGACACGATCTTCATCAGATAAATTGACAAAGAAATCATACATAATAGCTACGGTTGTATCAATATCTGGATAAACTCTATCAGCATTAGTTTCCATCTCTCTAAATGTGCGAGATATTGGAATTTTATAGCCGCCTAAATTATCTATAATCTCAGTCATAGCGCTATAGTCTACAGAAGCAAGAGTGAGTCCGCAAGCTGCTGCTTCAATTTGGGGCATACCAAATCCCTCACATATAGCATATTGCACAAAAAGATCGAAGAGATTATATACTTGATTGAGCTGCTCTGTATTGATCCCATTTACTGGGCTAGCAATACACGCAGTTTTATTATTGCAATGTTTGCAGACCGTAGTGCTTTGCTGAAATTTAGCTGGAAACCACTCATGGCAATGTCTACAATGATATGTAAAATATGTTTTATCAGCGATGCCATATTCCAATAACAATGATGGAATATCCCACCCGTTATCTTCTGGGTATGACGTATGTAAATAGAGATATGTTTTATCAGCGAGTTCTTTATTATTGGATTGGTTTAGAACTTCTAGATATTTTTTAAATGCTATCATTAGGTCAGGAAGTAGTTTACGTCTTTGATTACGCATAACCGTTCCTATGATATGCAAATCCTGACCAAAATATTTCTTTTTATGTTCTGATTTATTATCTACAGGATAGAATTCTGTGGGATTAATACCAGCATTTGCAATTTTAGGAAATAGATTTATCTGATTTCCACATGATAGTTTTAGTGTTTTTTTTGCCCATTCCGTATACGGCACAACCATATCAGCATTACAAAAAGTATATAGCCATTCTGTTTTTGGTGGTGCCGAATCTGTTGCTGGCATTATAACCCAATTAAAATATTTCTTATATGGGCTAGTTTCTTGATATGAAAACATCCAATAGTCACGAACATCAAAAACAATGTGTGGCTTAAAATCCACAACACACCTATTGAATCTCCATAGTCCGAACTGATTTAGAGCATTAGACTTGTATTGTTCTAGTCTATTGTCGTTCGATGATACTGCATTAGGATAGAATTTCCATGGAATATTTTTAATTTTAGGATTAGTTATGTCGGCATAACAGCCTAATTCTGCTACTTCAAATTTATCGCTGTTATGTAGTCTTGTTAATAATTCTTTACCATAAATACCATAGCCAGTATTTAAAAAGCTAGCATCATTAACTACTAAAATTCTTTTTTTCATATTATGAGTATTATCCAAGGAAAATCTCTAGCACCATTATAGTACTAGAGATTCCCATGGACTTCCCTTTAGAACGCTACTGGTTCTGCTTCTACGGTCTTTTCGGATCGCTTAGTCTTTTGAATCTTGGCAAAGTTATTGACTCTTACCTTAAGAGTACTATGCTTTACGCCATCCTTTTCCCAGCTGTCATTCCTTAAAGAGCCTTCAACCATCACAAGATCACCCTTCTTAAACGACGAAGCAATAGCATCTGCTCCGCTATCCCATGCTTCACATTGAATAAAAGATGTGATCTTATCTTGTGATCCATCGGCCTTTGTAAACTCTCTAGAAGTTGCTACAGTAAAATTAACAACAGATGTTTGCTTGTCGCCAACCTTACGTAGTTCAGGATCCCTAGCTAGATTACCCCTTAGCATTACAATATTCATAATCGCTCCTTTAAAAGTTAAAAACCCAAATGTACCAAACTACCATATTATAAAATGTGGCTGTCCTGTGTCAAGTACGGGCCACATATGCTTTTTCTACAATTAGTCCATCGCCATTTTTTGACTTTCCACCCTTTACGATAATAATATTTCCTTGAAATAGTAGATTTTTATATTCTTTATACTTTTCGGGAAAAAAGACAATAGAATCTATTGTACCGGTGCTGTCGGTCATGGTAACAAAAGCCATTTCTGCCCCTTTAGTTTTACCGGTTTTGGTTTTTGTAATATTTATAAAATCAATTTCTCCACCTAAAATTAGGTTGTCTTTGGATAGTGTGGTTTTAAGTTCTTTGCATGTTATGTTTGTCATACTAATATCATACATATCAAGCTTAGAGCATGTAATCGAACAGCCTAATAGTGTATCCTCAGAATCTGCCAGCCATTCGGCAGTATCTTCTAATGAATACGGCGGATTCATCAACGAATATATCGTATCCTCTATATTTTTTTTACGATTTTTATTAATCTTTGGTAATGTTAGCAGATATTCTAACGATTGTTGCAAAGTATCGAAACTATTTAAGTTATTAACGATATGCTCTATTTCTTTTTTTGTTAATCCACTAATTAGATTATATTCAAAAAGCATACTATTTCTAGTTTTGTTAATAAAGTTGGTCGCCCCACTCTGGATCAAGGCTTTAGCAGCAGTTGAGTTGATATTGTTTAGAATTTTAAATAATAATTCCAACCAACTTATTTTATTTAGATCTATAGTACTAGATATATTGGTCAACTTATCAAAAACTGATTTGCCAACACCTTTAATATCCGTTAAACCAAAGTATATACTATTGTTTTTTAATACAAAGAATTCATTCATATTACGCAGATCGGGGGTTTTGACTAGTACATCCATTTCATTGGCATTTTGTACTAGTTCTTTAATTTCTGCTTGAGGATCTATTTTATCTTTGGCAAACCTTAAATATGATGCAAAAAATATTCTTGGAAAGTGTGCCTTAGCATACGCTGATAGGTACGCATTTATCGCATAGCTAACACTATGAGACTTATTAAATGAATATCTTTGACTTTTTTCAATCCAACCGAAGATTTGTTCTGCCTCATCTAGTGAAACTATGCCTAATCTTTTAGCACCTTCTAAAAACTTACTTTTAACCTTAGCCATTTCTTCGGGCTTCTTTTTGCCGATGGCTTTTCTTAACATATCTGCTTCTTGCAAATTAAACCCCGCTACTACCTTTGTAATTTCCATAGCCTGTTCTTGATAAACCATTTCACCATATGTATTGTTTAATATGGGTTCTAATGATGGATGAAAATAATCTACCGATTCTAGACCATTTTTTTTATCTATATAATGATTAGTAACACTTTTTCCATCTCTCATAGCCTCTAAGGTTCCTGGTCTTAAAATGGCTATTAAAGCAGAAAGCTGTTCTATATTTTCTGGCTTTAGTTTTTTAGCCATAGATCGTCCAAGACGAGACTCCAACTGAAAACACCCTTTAGTATTTCCATCAGAAATCAAATTCCATGTTCGTTGACAATCCAGATTAATATTTTCAATAGTAGGATCAAAAATAACTCCTTGATCTAAACTATTATTAATCAAATTGAAACTACATCCGCAAGAATACTGATATGTTTTAGTCATTATTGTCTATAAATGAATTTTTAAATTTAACTTTTTGTCCCAAGCTTCTGTGTAATTTTAGAAATCTAATAATAATTGCGGCTGTATCTTTAACGTCTTTTAGAGCATCATGACCACCATCTTTTGATATGCCAAAATATTCTCTTAGACTATCTAGTGTGTAACTTTTTAGTTCGTTGTTGTGTTCAAACCAATAAAATACTAAATTCATAGCATCTATAACATCTCTAGGATAGAATAAGTTTGTTCTTTGTTCTTTATTCAGATTACCATATTTATTGCTTAGTCTGTCAACGATATGCAGATCGAATCTGTTGATATTATAGCCAGCAGCAATAGGAGCACTAAACTGACTCTTTTTAGAACTTCTAGAATGATATTTATCTAAATAATTAACAAACATTTTCCAAGAATGATCTTGTTTTGGATAATTATACCAGGACTTTAAAACATCGTCTTTAGAACATCCTTTTACTTTGGAATGAAAGTCTAGGATATCTGTTTCATATGTATAATTATCATTGTTTTCCAAAACTTCTGGTTTAAAAAACACATTAAGTTCGGATCCTTCTACGATCTCTAGATTAATAGGGTCAATAATTAAAGCAGCAATTTGTACCGGACTACATGATCGCGGATCAGAACCATCGGTCTCAAAATCAAAAACACAAATCTTATTGTTGTTGATCATTAACTTCAACCTCTGTGTTTGGTGGAACGAATGTTCTTTGAGCAGGATTGTCGACCTGTTCAGCGTTTATTGATCGACAGCAACTAATTTTAACCATAGGTATCTTTTTGTATTCTATACCATTTGATTTAAACGTTGTATTTTCACCAACATCTTTAAATTGTACTTGGCTCATTTTTTACTCCTTGTTTTAATAGGTCTGTAATAGTCATAACTTTATCCAACATTGCAACTCCGAGAATATCGAACTTGATAATGCCAATATTTTCTAAGTCTTGCATCTCCATGCCAGCAATAAGTTGTTCGTTTTTACTATCGTAAACCATGGGACATAAATCTCCTAGTGGCTCTGAACTGATAGCAATACCGGCTGCGTGTTTTGACTGATTGGATTTTGTACCCTCTAATCTAATAGCCTGCTCGAACCTTTTTGCCAAAGGCCCCTGCAATTCTCCATTATCGTCAATATAACACCAATCCTTGAGTTTTTCAGCATTATTTTCTAATGCCCATCTTATGATAGATGCTTCTCCAGTTTCTTCTTTCATTTCTTGCAATTCGTCCGCAATTTTGGCCTCGTCCGGTATATTTTTAGTGATAGTATTCATTTCTTCAAAACTAATATTACCATATACTCTTAATACGTCTTTTAGTGCTCCTCGTCCTTTGATGGTATTAAACGTTACCATCTGAGAAACTTTATCATAACCATATTTATCCTTAATATATTGTATGATTAATTCTCTTTTGTTGATCGGTACGTCCACATCAATATCTGGCATGGATATATGGTCTTTAGTATTTCTTCCTTCGTTGTAAAACCTCTGAAACAATAGATTATACTTAATTGGATCTATGCTGGTGATACCAATAAGATATGATACTAGACAACCTGCCGCACTATTATGAACCGCTATTCCTTCGATATTATATGTTTTTGAATTTTGAACAGATAAATCATGAACATATCCTTTGTATTGAATAATTTTCTTATTTTTGATTCTCACGATGCAGTCTCCTTGCCTTCTTATAAAATAATTTAGTCTGTTCATCAATGTCATAATATACGCAATAATTTTTTGACTGTTTTTTTGCTTCTTGTATTTTACATATATTTCTTTCGTAATTTTTTTGATACCATATTCCTTTACCTTTTATTTCTACTATAGTTGTTTTGTTAATTATGAAGTCTGGATAGTATTGTCTAATGTTCTTATTTTCATCTAAATATTCTATTGGATCAAGATCGTATCTTTTAATAGATATATTTTTTGATTCGCACCACAATATAAAAGATAGCTCTAACGCGCTATGATATGGTATATTACTGTATATTCCTTTTAAGCCACCAGAACCTATTCCTTTGATAAAATTATCCGGATTATGCTGTAGATTTTGTAGAGCGATATTTTTAAACTGTTCATCGTTATTCCATCTTTTTTTAAGATGTTCAGACGCTTTGGCTTTGCGTTCTTTTGACCAAGAGTTGGAAACTCCTATTTTATTTTTTTGTATTTGTTCTGGTTTATTTTGAGCAATAATCTGTGCTTGTCTATTTTTTTCTAACCATACAGGATTATCCGCGGTTTTTAATCGCAAAAAACATTTTTGACATAACATCCATTGGTCTTTAGATAAATCTTTTCTATTTTGTAGAAATTTTTTCAAACTAGAATATTTAAAATTGTTTTTACATTTTTGACATTTTCCCTTAAAAGAGATATTTGATATACCTTTGGTCGAGTAATTATTGTCGATTAGATATTGTTGTGTAATGTATTTCATCTTTATTCTCCTGGTCTAGATTACACCAAAAGTCTTGGTCGGGGTTCTTTTTATTTAACTTCAACCAAATCATCTAGTTCTGTGAGATATTGCGCTTCTACCCACCCTCTATTCTTGGTCAAGAATTTATGGTCTTTGGTGCATCTTATAATCTTGCCGTTCTCTAGCTCTAATTGTAGTATTTCTTCTTCGACCTCGTATTGAAAAGTATTAGTTATTTTTTGCTTATTACCATAAGCATCGATAACTTCATCACCAATATTCATATTAACAATAGGTATGAGTTCACCACTTGGAGTTAAAACTCTAGAGTCTGGTAAAAAACATCCTCTACCTGGTCCCGGAAGCCATACGTTTTTTCTAACATAATTAACAATGTCTTGTACTATTAGAAAATAACTACTCAACCCAGCACCCTGTAAAACATCTAGTTCGTTTTTGATACGATCTATATATTGCTGTTGCTGATCTTGTGGTATAACATTAGCTATCTTATCTTTCCAGCCCTTTCTACATAATTCTCTGAGATATTCATCTTGAGATAAATTATTAGGACAATCAAAGGGTGGTAGCTTTGGTTTGCTAAGTATATCATATTCTTCTATTAAGTCTGATACAAAATTAGTATTTTCTATTTCTTCTTTTGTATGCCACTCTTTCATCTCTTCTTGTGATGGAATATGATAATTATCCGAAGTGAAAAAACATCCCATTGGAATGTCTTCATCATTACTAATCTTACGACTAATATCAGGAAATGTTATTTTAAGATTATTACACAGAAGAATTCTTTGATCAATAGCGTCCTCTCTACGACAATAGTGAGCATCAGGAGTGCAAATAACCTTAGTGTTTGTAATTTTCCCCAACTGTCTAATAGCGTCTGTTAGTATATTTTGTACAAGCAGATTGTCTTTGTCCATTAGTTGGGCTTCTAGAAATACAAAATCTCCAAAAATATCCTTTAATGTTGAGATATGCTGTTTGCCCAATTCCAACCAATCAGATTTGAGACTATAATTATCCAGAATAATATCTGCTAATGTTGATCCTAAATGCCCGGTAACAGCAATAAGATTACCACGATTCAAAGATTGTATAGTTTTAAGATCTAATCTTGGCTTATGATAATAGTGTTCTGGCTTATTAGATTCAGAAACAATCTTAATTAGATCTTTCCATCCATTATAGTTTTTGGCCAACACTATAAAATGACTAAGATTTTTGTTATCTTTTTCTTTTATGGTTGGGTCTTGATCACATATATATAGTTCGCAACCAAGAATAGGTTTCACACCGGCGCTTTTCATGGCCGAATAAAACTTAACTGCTCCGGCAATATTACCGTGATCAGTTAGCGCACATGCTTTTGCACCTATCTCTTTACAACGCTCTGCAATTTGCTCAGGTTTTGAGAGTCCATCCAGAAGTGAGAACATGGCCCACTTAGGAATGGACATGAAGCGGTATATAATTGCTCATGTCCATCCAATTTTCTCCTTGTTGGCTACGACCTTTTCACATAATGCAATAAACGTATGCAAAGGAAAGTCTAGTTTCATTTTATTGATATCTTTTTTGACCCACCAAACATTGCTTTGGATGTATCCTTTTGAACTATCAATTCTATTCAGCAGATCCTGGGGCCTTGTAGGCACCAATACTATAACCTGGAAAAGTGTATTCGTCAACCACCACATCCATACCTTTTAGTTCGATATCGTGCTTAAGCTGTTCACACTTGGTCATATGCGTATCAACTTTACATAATTGTCCATCTCTATATTCTAGTATCGGCAGAACATGGGTATTTTCAAAAGTTGTTTTTCCAAAATGACATAGCTTATTGCACTTCCAGCTTTTATTCAACTGAGGAACTTTGGTGCTTTTTATGGTTTCGAACTTTTGCCTAATCATATCTTCTGTTTTAGGCAAATCCGATTTGTCATAACAAACACTGAAAGCCCCACCATCATTTATAAAATTGATTGTAAAAATTATATGTGATATATTTGGATACAATGCGCTAACAGCATAATGATAAATTCTTAATTGTGGATCATTTTGCAACTTGGCGAGAGTTTTTTCCTCTCCGGTTGCCCAATCTAATCTACGACCAGTTTTCCAGTCTATAATTTCTATTGTATCATCATTTACTTTAGTAATAAGATCAATTGTTCCTTTTATGGCTAAATGACCTTCTAAATCTTCAGTTTTAGTTTTATATTTATAATAAGCCCAAGGCTTATTGATCACGATATCAAAATGTTGTTCTGGTTGTAGTATGTCTCTGTTGCGTGGATCAAAGTTACCATTGTGGTCTGTGATTGCTTTATTTACCCATAGGAGGCAGTCTTTATAGTCTTTGGCCGTCCATTCGTGGTGTTTAAACTGAGCAGTATAGTATTTGTAAACCTGCTCGATGATATGGGTCAAATTATACTTATTTATATCAACATCGCCAATAATATCGTCAATATAAATACTTTGATTATTCTGGGTGCATAATTTAATATGAGCTAAAATTTCTAATACCTTATGACAAATAGTGCCTTTATCGGCTTTTTTATTTGAGGGAGATCTAATGCCCAAATTATATTCAATAAAATATTGCATTGGACAAAAAGAATGAGTTCCATAACTTGAACTCCTTAGATAGGTTATAATCATGAATAGTCAGCAACCTTTTTACAAAAGTAAATAAATTCATTATCGCTCATGTTCATTTTCATTGTGTTAATTGTTTTGTGTACCCATTGAACATTACCTTTAACATAGCCAAGTTTAGAGTCAATTCTGTCTAAAGATGCTGTGATATTGGTTTTTGATTTAATTCCCCACGCTTTTGGGAATACTAATAATAAACCAGACAATGCGCATTTACGTTTTTGTTTTAAAAATAATTTCCATAAATAGTCCCCATCTAAATTAAAGTCAATTTTTTTATTTTTTGCTCTGAGTCGTAAAGTACAAATATAAGACTGATGAATATCTCCAAATTTTTTAGTGTTTTTGTTGGGTTTGCCGAATTGACTATTGGAAGGAATATTATATTTTTTAAGGAGTCTTAAGATAACGGTTTTGGATTTAATATTTAGTTCGTTGCAAATTTGTTGTGCGCTTTTTTGCTGTTTTATATAATGTTCTTCTAAATATTCTTTAGATATATCATAGAGTTTTTGCATAAACAATCCTTTTGTGTTCTATATGATATACACCAAAGATATTATAGACACATCATTTATAATGGTAGTATTCCTTGATTTTGAAGAAAAGTAAGAATTGCGTTGTTTTTTTGTTCGAGCGTCATATTAGAGTTATCTAATACCAGAGTAAATTTACTCCAATCATAATTATCTGGATCTAATGCTCGTTCTGGTTCAGAGTTTGAGTTGAATATGTCTTTGGTTAGTCTGATAACTATTCCATTATTATCTAATACGCTATTTACCTCATTAGGAAAGCGATTATCTAAAATGATAGCTAAATCATATTCCTCTCTGTATATTTTCGATATAGTAGCGTCCACCCAAATATTACCATACATTTTACGAAAGATTTCTGTGCCAACGACCTCCATAACCTGTCTTGATGTTAAGTAGTCATTAACCACCGTGTCATTATGGTGTCTTTGCTGAATCTCTATTGGCATATCAGACCAACGTATATGTGTCAATGTATTCTTGTCGTCATCTGTACCATAACATTGCTCGTATGTTAATCCTAGCAGATTCATACAGATATCTTGCTTTAATGGATCAGCAAAACTATATAGCTTGCAAGAAATTGGTAGGAAATTTTGCTTAATAAAGTTTTCTACAAATTCCCCGGAAGTACTTTTTCCAGATTGTTTTCTGCCAGAAAATGCTAAGATTTTTGTCATACAATACTTTCTAAGTAGGTTTTAATTTCATTATTAATTTGTTCTGATGTCATCTCTCCAACGTCTGATGCACTAATTGGTGGTATAAATATACGATAAGTATTTTGGCACTTATGCTTAATTTGATCTGCTGCTTTACGTCCAGCCTCATCATTATCTGTTAGAACGATAAGACTCATAGCGCCAGAAGAATCCAATAAAATTTTCTGTCTGTCGCTAAGAGAAGATCCGAACATTGCTACGCTATTATGTATACCATTTTCTTCTAGTCTCCATACATTACCAGGACTTTCAACTATAATAGCAATTCCTGATTTTAGTATATGTTCTTTAGCAAACCAGAAGTTGTAAAGATGGTTTTGGCTTTTAAAATCAGCATTATGCTTCCATTTTGAAAATTTCCACACATCATCCTTATTTGGACAACTATGAGACGGATTGTGAAAACCTTTGCATGATGGACATTTTTCATAAATACTACGACCAGTACAACCTACCATATATTTATGGTCATTATCATAAATAGGCACAACTATTCTGTTGTACATTTCTTTACCTTCTTTTTCGCACATACCAACATCATATTTCATCAAAATATCTTTAGAATATTTACGATCCAAATAATATTGTGCTGGAATATTCAAAGACTTAATGATTTGTTGTCTAGTGACTTTGGATAATGATGTGGTTTGATCTTTATTAAGATAACCTACCACAGCAGTAAACTGTTTCTTTTCTCTTTCTTTTCGACTAATTTTAATACTACTTAGGTCTTTGTTAATAAAAGATGTAGCATATTCTACAGCTTCTTTGAAGGAGCATGTTTCATCGCCAGATTCCTTCCAATTATATTTTTGATTAGATATGACTCCTCTGATAAAACCTATAACGGATCCTTTAAAGATCTTTTCGCAATTATGTGTTCTACATTTCCAATTTCCTCTATAACTATCTCCTTCTGGATATAGATTAAGAGCGGATACATTATCTCCACCATGAATTGGACATGGCATTGTGATCATCTTATTATTGAATTTATAGTCTAAACCAAAAGAATCTAGTAACGTTTCGATGTTATCACACACCTCATCACATACTATTTTTAGTTTAGCCTGATCATTCAAATGGGATTTGGTCATTGTCATCGTCATCGATTACGAAGCCCTCGCTCTCAGATTTAGAATTGTTTTTAATTTCAAGATGTGTTTTACCTTCTGTGATTTTAGCGCACCATCCCTTCATGTTGCAGTTAATATAGTCGTTATCATCAAGACCTCCGCCGTGGCGGCTTACTAGAGGCAATAGTTTTCTATTACCATTATCTGGACCATCTTCTGCAATTTCTTCATCGCTTTTACGCTTGAAGATACTAAAATTACTACATAACCAAATAATTCTATCAGATCCGCTTGCCGAGTCTGTACTTTCTTTTGTGATACCGTCACGATTTAATTGGATAAAAGCAACAATAGGCACCTTGTACCTAACTGCAAAATTATGTAAACTGGTCATCATAAATCCAAGAACTTGATATTCTTTTAGATCTTGATTAATACCAGCACTATCCATGAGTTTCAAATAGTCGTAAAATATTACACAATCTTTTGCTGTACCATCGTCGTTTAATCCTACTTCTTTTACTAACCATCGTCGCATAATTGCTAATTGATCTTCAAATGGTTTACCGGCGATAGTTTTATAAAATAATTTTGTGTCCTTTAAAGACTTGACAGCATTATTAATTTTATTCTTTTTATCTGGTGATTCCGCAAACTTGCCGGTTTCAATACTATTAATTTCTATTTCTGTCATCATAGCAAGTACTCTATTTATATGATCTTCCTTGTTCATTTCTGTATCCATATTGAGTACTGGCAAGCCTAATTTATTGGCAATATGGAAACCCATATTATCTGACAATAAGGTTTTACCGGTTTTTGGTCTAGCACCAATAACATTGATTGTTCCTTTACGCAAACCGCCACCTATGGCTTGATCATAGATAGGAAAGCCGGTTGGAATACCAACTTGATCTGTTTTATTTTCTTCAAGATTTTTGACATATTCTTCTATGTCGGATCCTATAGATACGGGCTTGTCATCAGCATCATTTAACAGAGACGTAAAATTAAAAATACTATCTTCTGCTATTCCAATAATTGACGCTATTGGTTCATTGCCTGTGATCTCAAGAATTTTATCCTGAGTTGTTTCCAACTGTTTACGTAATAATCTAGCTATTTCTAGCTTACGAATTTTAGCAGCAAACTTGCGAACATTATCAAGGCTAACTGGAAAATCCATAATAGCCTTAAGATGTTGTGTTTCTTCTTTCTTGGATAGAATATGAGAAACGCCCAACTCTTGAGACACAGAATATATTGACGCTATATCAATAGTATTCTGATGGTTTTCGCAAAGTGTTTTTACACACTTAAATATAATACTATTGCTATCAATAGTAAAAGAGGTTTCTTGTACAATATCAGCCACATCTAAATAAGCGTTTTCGCCGTATGTACATATGCCAGCCAATACCGCTCTTTCTGCGGCGGGATCACACAAAATCATCAGCCTGCTCCTGTTGAACACTTGTTGCACTTATATCTATCATGGGATTCAACCAGTGATGGTGCAACTTTTTCTTTTTTTCCACAAATACGACACCGTACTTTTACAAGATCAAACGGTCTATTTCTAGCAGATGGCGGTGGCTTTCTAATTTTTTTATCAATTTCCACATCCTCTTTACACATATTAAATTCAGCCATTTTTTCAAATTTGTTAGTTGTTTTTCTAACTTTAGGCTTGGTAACCTTTGGCTTCGTAGTACGCTTAACGGGACCAGACTCTGATGTTTCACCATCAGTAAGTCCTTTTTGTAGAATAGCTATTAGAGCTTTGATATCATCATTATCAAGACCCATGTTTCACCTTTGTTTTTTGTACAGATAATATTATATCTGATAGATTTTTAATACCATTAGCTAAATAAGACAATCTGTCCGATCTTTGTTTAGCATACTTTTTTATATTATTCAATGACTGAGCTTTGTCATTATGCTTTATAGCCTGTCCAGACTTTTCCACATAACCATAACCCTTATAATTATTAATTTCATCCGCTATAGTTTCTTTAATAGTTTCATCAGCCCAATTATATCTTGCAATTTCTCTATTGATTGTTCTTTGAATATGAAAAGAATACTGTGCAAGTCGGTATGCTATTTGGGCACAGTCTTCTGGTCCTAGCTTTTCTATTGAATCTCTATTCATAGTTAAATATTGATTAAGTTCATCTGATGACATACTATCATCTTTATAAGATGGTAATCCTACAGATTGCTCATATTCATCAAGGATATCATCCCAGTATTTTATTTCTTCTTTGGATGTTTTAAGCATTATTGATCTTTTCTCTCCATACTTCTTCGGATTCATTATAAGACAATGCAACATATTGTATATTATTCAGTTCACACCACTCTTGTTTTTCTTTATCTCTCTTTTGGGCTTTGAGAAAGTTTAAAACAGTAGTGTGATAGAATGGTATAAATTTATAATGTTGTTCCCCATGAACTTCAAAGCATATCTTTTTTAGCGGCAAATAAAAATCTAGATACAGCGTTTCACTTTTGCGTAGTGGAATTGGAACTTCTTCTAATACCTGTAGTGTTGGAAATATACTAATTATAGCGGCTCTGGCAGCTAAATGATATGATGATCTATTGACAATTTTTCCTTTAGCCATATTACCGGTTAATAACCAATTATGACTATTACCATCTAAATCTTTAATCAGCATTTAACGCCCATGGTTTCTTTAATCGATTTTACCAGACCATTATAAGCATCGGTATTTTCTAATAGATATTGCCTAACTTTTTCTGCTCCTTGAAATTTAGGCTTATCTTCTAAAGATGTTAGAGTATACCAAGCGCCTCCTTTGTGGATGATGCCCATATCAGAAGCCAGTGTAATAGCTTCCATGTATTTGTCAACACCCTGACCATATCGAATATAACTAGTAATATTGCCTCCCGGTGGCCCTAAAGCAGAGCATATAACTTGCCACTCGATCTCTTGTCCTATTTGTGTACTATCGGCACTAAGAGTCCAAGGCTTGAATGTTTTTGCTCTAAGTTTAATATCTGTCTGATAAGCAATGGCCTGCCCACTCTTCTCCTTAAATTCTGCACCATATCCGGTTGGATTACCCATTAAGTGCGTGATGCCAATAACAATATTTTTATTTACTGGAATAACATTAGCAACCTTACGACAAAACTTGGCAAGCAACTTAGCACCATCTGCTCTTTGCATTTTATCCATTTCACTGGTAATTTCTGCTTCTGTACACAAAGCGGAATAAGAGTCTATGATAAGAACTGATCCTGGAATTTCATTAATAATTTTTTCTGCAATCTGTAAATATTCTTCTGCGTGTAAAATCTTACCTTGTTGACTACCAATAACATGAAATCTATCTAGATTAAGTCCTGGTATTCCTTCTAAGTCTCGCTTCTTCAGTCTACCTTCAATGTTTAGGTAGTACACTTCGCGTGGAGTTTTTAATCCGCCCTGATACTCTGGTCTTTGAGCGGTTGCGGCAAAATCTAAAGATGTTGTTGTATTGTGTGTTACAATAAAATTATTAGTTAAAAATAATCCATCGCAAGAATCTAATTCTATACACTGGGTCAATACTGGTTGCATTTTTTCAATATTTTTAATGGTTCTATGTAATATTGGCTTTTGTCTTTTATGTCCACTGATTTTTCTGGGCAACGAAAAAAGCCTATCTATGTCATCTCCATGAATATATAATCTATATGATATAAATGATTTATTATTGCATCGGGTTGTTCTTTGTTTAGTGGCAACAGAGTATCCTAAACTTTCTAAGACTTCTTTCACATCTTTTATTAAACGAGTAGAGGTAGAGGTATATTCTGCTCTTTTTCCATGATCGTTATGTCCATCTGTGTCCATGAGTCCTTTGATAAGATTTAATCTATTTTGAATAGACGCATATTTGTATGATGTGGGTATGAACTTTGTGTGGGAAGATTTTCCCATAAGTCCCATTTTTTTTAGGTCTTTTGTTAGTGTGTTTTTGACAAGAGTACTAGATTCGACATTTCCGTTTATACTATAATCATACTTACTAATATGCTTAAAAAACAATCCTCTATTTTGACAAAACCTTTGAAATTTTTTAGCTATAAATTTATCTGATGTTGTAAATCTAGGAGTTTTTTGTGTTAAGCCACCATCACCAAGTAGACATCCTAATATATAAGGATCTATCGATAGCTTATTTTTTTGCTTAAAATAAACAGGTTTAGTTATTGGAATTTTCCATTTTGGTCTATCGCTATAATATAATCCTTCTTTTATAATTTCTTGTAGTGTGATGGTAAAATATTTTGTGTTTCTATTATTTCGAGATACTGTCCAGTTATGCTCAAGTCCGCACAACGACGTTGTTCCATCATTAAAGGTGACTTTATAGACATCTTTTTTGCCTTGAGGATAAACACCTATGACCCTCGACGTTCCGCCACTAGCGTTGCATACAATATCTCCAACTTTTATATCGCCCATTTTTATTGGACCGTTTGGAGTATAAACTGTTTCGCTAATTGCTAAATCTTTACCACATTTTGGTTGACCTGTTAGTACAACGAAACTACCTTCTGGTATACCGCCATTTAATACTATGTCTAATGATGGGCTAACCGGAATAATTATACTCTTGCGATCAACAATAGCATTGCCAGTAAGAATAATATCATCGCCAAAGTTTTTTACAACATCTTCTTTAAGACTCATTATCTAGATCCTTTAATTTTGAAATAATATTACGTTTGATTGGTGGCGTGTGACCAAATGATACATTCTCTGGTCTTTCATAAACCTTAGACAGGGTTTGATTCTCTGTCTCTATATGTCTCTGCTCTTGTTCTATGATAGCGGGAAGGTGTGGTGCTCGCAGTGAGTATATTCTTTCTGTTTTTGGATTATTCAATGCTCTAATAATCGCTGTATCAGAGTATTTTTTTAATAATGCATTTGCAGAAGGTATCTGGTTACGATAATATTTTTCCCACTCTGGAGTTAACCAAAATCTATAGTGTAAATCTTTCTTTTCCTTTTTTGCCCATTTTTCACAAATTAATTCTGTGATATACTGAGCAGAAGTTACACTTTTGCCATTCGAATATTTCGATGGATATTTTTTAGCAGACATCTCAATTTGCTTTTGGACGGAAAATATATCCTTGAGTTCTTTTTACTTGTTCAGAGTGTACTGTTTTCATAAACTCATCAGATAGTTGTGACGCTGCTTCGGTCATAATGCTAACAGTATTGTTCTTTTTAGCTGATGTTTGCCTGATCATGAGGTCTTTTGTCTTATCTGTTTTAGCCGGTGCTGTTTTTGTTTCTTCTTTTGGCAAAAACTTGTTGACGGTGGTGATTTTAATTCCTAATTCTTTAGCTACGTCTTTTGGATCCATCTTTTGGGATTCAAGTAAATATTTAATAGCATACTCTGTGTCTTTAGATAGTCTGGCCATTAGTTCAACTCTCTTTCTGCATTATTTAACCATGCTAAGTTTTTTGTTGCCAAGAAATTGACATACAAATCAAAAATTTGTTTATTGACTTCCTTAAATTCAAATTGTTTTCTACCAATTTTAGATAAGAACTTTGTATTTTGACCTTCGCTATATAAGCCAATGGGATTATATATTTTCCCATATGTTCCTACTTTAATATAGTATCTTAATGGCTTATTGTCTACTTGTACGGACTTGGCTACCACGGCATTATTTTCTTCATTAGCCCTGGGTTTATTATCTGTATCCAAAAAATCGTGTTCGCCCAACAGAGTATAATAACTATTAATTCTATTTATTGGCGGTGTGTTTTGTTGATGAAATATAAATTGATCATTCTTTAGGTCGGCCATATTGTCTTGACTCCTTTTTTCATTCGTGACATTCCCGTTGGAAGAGGCGCTTCTTCTTTGTGTTCTTTATAAGAATTATGCTTTTCGTATAGTGATGTTTTTTCATCATCGCTGAGTCTATCTCGATTACGATTTGCTAAATCGCCTATGGTTTTTAATTCACTATCAGATTTCTTAACAGATGCCATTTGTGTGGAAACATCTTTACAGTATAGTCTATGGGTTTCTTTTTTACCACAGTCTATACAAGCTGGATTATCTGTATAGTCTTTTATATGAAAAAATAATTCAAAATCAATATTACATTCTGAACAAAAATAAGAATATGTTGGCATTATATTAAATAAGATTCCGGTAGGTAAACCATCCATTCCTGTGGAATGTCTTTCTTTATCTTAAACAGGTGGTGTGTAACGGGCAAGTATTTACAATTTTTTTGTGGAACAATAGGCATGGTCTTAAGTGGCATATTAGCCTGTTTGGGTGTACGATTACCCTTTTTGCTATTACAATGCACACACGCTGTTACTATATTAGTCCAGCATGTTGGTGTTCCTATTTGACTCTTCCATAAAGATTTTGGTATCACATGATCATATGTTAAGTCTGTAGTATCAAATATATTATTACAATATTGACAAGTATGATTATCTCTAATAAATAGATTTTTACGAGAAAATTTTACACTATGAAGATTGATCCTAAAATATTTTCTTGTTTTGGCTACTGCTGGGATTGGATATTTTTTATTGTTAGTACCAATGATATAATCATTTTTATAAAAGTCTACAATTTCTACACTATTTTTTTCGTGCTCATATCTCATAGACCAAATAAAGGCTTTTTTCCAATTAATAATGGTCAAAGGAGTATAATCAGCATTAAGTACCAAACATCTACTATGACTTAGGTTCATTTTCGTATGAGTCCAATCGTCCTAAAATTTTCCCGATAATAGGATTTCTCACAATATCTTTCATATCTAAATAAGAAATACCTATACCATCAACACCATCTAATACTTGAGTCATGGTGTAAAAACCACCCTGCATATGCTTATGAAGATCTGATTGGCTGACATCACCTGTCAATACCATTTTACTACCATTACCAAGTCTTGTCAATAACATTTTTAATTGATCATACGAAGCATTTTGACACTCGTCAGCCACAATAAAACAATCATGAAAATTACGACCTCTCATCAGTCCTAGTGGCACAATTTCTACTTTATTATTAGTTTTTAAGCTAGTATACTGTGCTGGTGCTATAAAATGATTCACTTCATCTAAGAGAGGTAATAGGTATGGATGTAGCTTTTCTTCTGCTGTACCGGGTAAATAACCAATTTTTTCTCCGGACTCAACTACTGGTCTAGTAATAACTATTTTTTTAACCTTTTCTTCTAATAGATATTCCAGAGCCATACCTATTGCTATATGTGTTTTACCGCTACCGGCAACACCTTGACAGAAAGTAATATGGTTTTCTGAAACGGTACGAATATAATCTTTTTGATTATCTGTACGTGGTCTTAATCTATTTCTATAGAATGGTCCTGATTGTACAATATTGTTTGTAAGGTCAATAGTTTTAGATTTCTTTTGTGCATTTTTGGTTTTTTTTCTCAATGTATACCCTTTATGGATAGAGTTAAATTAGACAAGCGCCACCGGCACAACTAATTTCCTCGATCCCGACTGTGTTATCCTCTGTTTCTGATAGTTGTGTGTAATCAACCTTTTTGAAACTATTAAATAAATCACAATAAATCTTCCAATTATAAACATCTTTCATGCAATAAGTTAGTCTTCTTACGTCTCCATCAAAATATTTGCCAGCAAAATTCTTCATTTTGGTAACAAACACAAGCTTTGATTCGGGATGATCTTTGTGCGCCTGATTCAATGTTACATAATCACATGCTGCCCAAAGATTATTATCAAATGCATTTAATCCTAATTCTATTAAACCAGAACACCACAAAGCAGCATCCCCATATTCTTTAACAATTTCTCTACTGGTATAAACAGTAGTAAATGGTGCTTGTGGATAATCCTTGTCTCCGCTTTGTGGAATAAGAGATATGCCAGCAAAATATTTTCTATTATCATAGATATATTTGGTAACCTCATTCCATTCATCTGGTTTTACTGTTACCGTATTGCTCACATTATGACTTAGATAATCCTGAGTACATAATGCTTTATTTTTTCCAGAGTTGACCCAATTTTTTTGTGTTTCTTTTACCACTGAAAGCATTTCTACTGCTGGTAATTGATTTTTAAGTTTGGCACCATCTGGTACTTCTATGGGAAATTTAATTACCTCATCGGTGTTATTTGCCGACCACGATGATTTTTCGCAGGCTTGCGGGTTTAATTTCTTAAAGTGTTGGTATGGTGCTTCTAAAATATTTGCCTGTACATGGCGAATATATCGTTTAGCATGGTGTGGGTGGATACCAGAACTTGTACCCAACATACTACTACTGGTGCCTTCTGGTTTTAGGCATGTTACTCTAGCAGCCTGATTGATATTAATCTTTTCAGAAATAGATTTGTTGGTTTCTACTGCGATTTTTGCGCCTTTAGTTAATACTTTTTCTGTAAGAACTAATTCGTGCTTTTCCATAGTACCCGTTAGAGATACGCCTAATAAAGCTTCTCTTTCAAAAATCTTTTCACTAATGTCACCAAGATAAGCAAGCTTAGTAAAACCAGCCTGTAAAGTGCCTATAATAGCTGCGGCTTTGCACCTTTCATAAAAATCTTCCTCGTCTGTTACGCTAGAGCAATTGATGGTTGATAGATTGCATCCTTGCCAGCCACTTTTGCCGCTCTCTTCGTCGATTGGCCACATACCAATTTCCACACAGTTATGAACATATACTCCGTCATTGTCAAAAGCATGTATATTCTCTACTGTACAATCATAAACGTCTAGTTCACCAACTACAACTTTATTAATTAGTATATCGGTAAAATTGGTTCTATTTGGCATTCTTTTATAGTTGCTAACAATCGTTTGAATTTTTTCTAGTTTATTAGTATTTTTTATTGGTATATACTTCGCAAATCTTACAATATTATCATTACTAATTACTAGTTCATGAGAGGCTTGACAGAAATAGTCTTTTGTGCCGCCTCTACCGTCTGGCATTGATCTTTCACCTTCTATTCTGCGATTCTTGTAAATCTTAGAATAAATACCAAAGGAATTGAGTGCTATTTGTAAATTTTGTAAATTTTCAAGCTGAACCGAGGAGATTCTAAGTGATGAACCTTTTGTATTATTTACTAAAACTGTTCCGTCAGCATCAAAATATCCGGCGACCAATCCTGAGATGTAACTCCATGAACCACAAACAGATTCTTTTGTAACCTTCTTTGAGGTGCCAACCATACAATTTTTACTGATAGCAAAATCCATTAACTGCTTGGATTCTATTGAGCTATAGACAGCCACTGTACTCTGTGTATCATGATGAAGATTATTGATAAATCCAACATCAGACAACATATCATAAGCGTCTTTTCTATATTGTTCTTTTGATTCCCCCCACCACTTTAGCTGAGCGGCTGACTTAGAGTTGTTGCCGTCTCCTAAAAATAGTCCTAATAAGTAGCCCTTTTTCCAGTCTTGTGATTCAAAATTTATATTAGCTGTATAATCATATGATCTATGATTATTAATAACAACAGATTCTCCGAAGTTTATAGATCCTGCTTCTTTCCATCCAGTAGTGGTCATAATTTTATGATTTGGTGTTACTTTTAATGTTCTACCAGATTTAAATTCAAGTTCTATAACTTGTTTGGTTCCGGTTTTCCAAAACCCTTTGTAACTTGGATAAGAAATTCCATCAACTATTGCATTAAAACCTTTGTTGATTAGGTCTGATACCATCTGTAAACCACGATCAGTGACTACAGTGGAATCGTCAACAACACAAGGATTAAAAATCATTTCTGTGGATTCGCTCCAAATAAATCCAGGCTCTCCAAATTCTTTCACACTTTCCATAAGGACTTGGAATTCTTCAAAAGTTGTTTCGTTTTTTAATAAAAGAGCTGAATTATTACTACGCGCTCTTTGTGGATTATCAATATACCAGTTGCCAGTTTTAGCCTTCGCCATTTCTTCATCATCTGGACTAAATAGTGCAAGACTAGCAGAACGACGAACACCACCACTTAATACAGCATCACTACTATGCATCACAATATCATAAGCGTCAATAGGGCGTAGTTTCTTTTGTCCATTAACAATACAGCGATCAAGTAATGCTCTGATCTTCTCTAAGCCATTGGCTAATGGTTCAAATCCAGGGGCTTTGCCTACTCCGCTTGCTAGTGATGATCCTTTTGCACGGATATTGCTGTAATCAAAAACGACGTATGTATTTTTATACTTTTTAAACTCTTCAACAGGTTTACTAAAATAGCTGCTGAGTAAAACACCAAGAGCATCAGCCCATCCTTCAATACTGTCATCTATCGTATATTTTGTTCCTTCGCCTTCTGGTGGGTTGTGTTCTAGATTTGGTAGTTTAGAAACATGGTGTTTTTGTACGCTGAATCCTGTGCCACTACCACACAATAATAACCAAAAACATTCTTGGAAGAATCTTAGTCTATCACAATATGAACTGGTGCAGTTATAGATCTTGGCGTGTCTCTTAAGAATAGGGTCGCCACCAAATTGAAGTGCTCTTTGACTTCCTAGTACTTTCTTTTTGTACATCATATCATATGCCCAATTTATCTCTTCCGAAATACCAAAATCCGCATACTTAGTATGCATCATATTTTTAACGCGCTCGACTGCTTCTTTCCAAGTTTCACGACGGCTTTTATCTTCTAACCAACGAGCATACTTACTAACAAATGTATAATTTTGCAGTTCTTGAAGCGCGGACATATTATCTCCTATTTAAAATTGCGAGAATTCCTAGTAATACAGTCATATGAAAAGAAAAATTAACCATTTCTGTATTACCACTGATTAAATAATAAAAATAAACGAATAAACTAATATAGAATGCTAATGTATTCATAATACACCGCCAAGTTCTTTGATCCAAGAAAGATTTGGTTCTATATATGAAATTTTAATACCGCTCATTTGTATAAAAGCGTCAAATCTTTTTTGTGCATTTTCATCAAATAGATGTGTACCATGATTATTTGTCATAATAACCGTGTTTATTCCTTCTTGCCATAAAGCCATAATACAGTCGTTGCAGCATTGTCCTGTGACATATGCAATACCGTTGTCTGGTCTGACCACACAGTTTGATAGAGCGTTTCTTTCAGCGTGTATCATCCACGGATATTTTTCTGGCCTAGTATTTGGTAGTAATTTATCGTCTAGACCTCTTGGAAAACCATTATATCCGACACCCAGTATTCTGTTGTGGGTGTCTGTGATCACACAACCGTGTTGTGTTTGCATATCATGACTACGTTGCGAAACGACTTTCGCAAGTCCTAAAAAATAATCAGTCCAACTTGGCCGCATGAAATTTTATTTTTCTAATAACTTCTTATAAAAGATTAATGAACAAGTTGCTCCAGCAACTCCCATTAATATCCCTGCTGGTTGTAGTGCAGTCATGCCCAGCAGATAAGTTATTATACCACCGGAGTATGATCCGGCAACCCCCAGTGCTATTGTTTTCCAGAATCCGAAATTTTCTTCTCCTGGAACTAAACTTTTTGCTATACTACCAACGAACAAACCATACACGCACCATATGATAATATTAAACATTTGCGGCCTCCACTAAGGTTTTAATTTCATCTTCCGTGAGAGTTTCTCCTGTGTCTAGAATGGCATTCATTAGTTGAATACCATACGCTTTGTAATTATCTGGAGATAGTTCTTTACGAATAACTTTTTTTACAGTCATTCTAGTAAACCACGATCTGCGTAGACTCAGATTTTTAATTTCTTGACCATAAAATTCTGTCTTTTGTCTACGATTAAATAATTGAATTTTCTTTTTATTACATTCCTGAATAACTCTTATAACGGTTAGTATGATACTAATGACCATGAGAATAGCAATCACGCTACCAAATTTTTCAGGATCTTTATTAGGTACTTTGTCTAAAACTTTTTCAGCAATATTTTTTAATGGCTCATTAACTTTTTTATTCATATTAATATCTCTTTATAATAACTGGGCGTTGATTATTATGAGTACATTCTGGACCATTGCATGCTGGTTTTGGGGATGAGATAATCTGTGAACTACCGCTACCTAATGGGGCTTCTTTAGTTTCTGGTTCACAGTATCCACAATCCACCATCTTTATTCCATCGCCACTGAGATATTTACCACTACCTTTGCATACAGGACAGTCTTTTCTTTTAAATTTGACATTATTGTCTATATGTTGATTTTTAATAATACCACCAACCAATGTTACTACGGCTTTGGTGGAACCAGTATAAGGAGATGAACTAAATACCACAACCGATAATAACAATAGTGCGAAGGCGGTTTTCATTGCTTTTTCCTTCTAATACGAGGCAACCAAATCTTTTTATCAGAATCTGGTTGTCCGTCTGGTTTGGGAGCACAAATTTCAACTAGTTTAATAATAAAATTCAATATCATTGAGATAAGTTTTTGAAGTGCTATTTTATCAATAATTCTCATAGATAATCCTCAAAACCATAAGATGGTAGTTTTTGTAATGGAAAACCATCAAATTGACTAAAGGCATAAGAGCCACTTTGCTTTAACATACCTTCTGCTACATCAGCATGGATAAGAAAGGAGCCGTCTGGAATTGTACCCCATTCTGGATGACCACCATCATTCCATTTACCCCAACTATTTTGGACTAAAAATGCTGGTTCGTCGCCGGTATCATCACAGGCTATCCAAGCCATACAATGAGCCCAACTACCAGATTGTGCTGCAAATCCTTTTTTGTCTCTTTTATTACTAAAACCATAATTAGAACAAACGGCTATGCCATAACCATTAGCAAGCGCATCTCTAGCTTCTTCTATGGTTTTAACCAAACTAACAGTTTTGATTTGGTGATCATTTGCAAGATCAATAACCTTATCTGGTAATCCACGACCGCCCCACCCCGCGCCAAGATTACCATTATATTTTGTAAAATCGGCAATCCCCGGATAGTTTTGTCTTACAACAATACCACCAACGGTACTAACAAATTCTGCTGCTCTAGCACAACTCATTCCCTGACCGGCCCATCCACGAGCACCATAAATTGCTTCTGTAGCGCCTCTTGCTATCCAACCCTCTCTTTCACCATGAACATCAATCTCTACGGCTCTAGTTATATCACATGCATTACGCGTTCCATGTGAAACACAATCGCCAGTTACCTGTCTTTCATTATAAGGATTCTTATCAAATTTTAATACGCTTTTATATGGTGTACTAAGTTTACCCTTGCCGCTGTTCTTAATTTTTTTACTAGCATCACCAAAAAGAGCATACTTTGATGTTTCCATCAAATGATCAAAGATGTTTTGTTCCCAAATACATCCAGAAAAACCTTTACGGTAATTATTGTATAATTCTTGTGGTGATAAACGAGCCATTATTTGCTACCTTCATTACAAGCCCATGCTAATGCTTTAAATCCGTCTGCGGCTTTAGCTCTTAGATCTTTATCTAATAATACACTATCATCACCAATAGCAGCTTGAATAACACTATTGCAAGAACTTGCCAAATCTTTATATTTTCCTTTCATGTCTAGCTTTAGCATAACTCCAGAAAGACTATTTGCTTGTCTAACCTCATCAGTAGTCTTGATTACTGCGTCTTCGCCATCCAATTCAATTAGTGTAGCAATGTCGGAATATAGAGACGATAGCCTTTTAGCGTCTGCTGTTCTAGACGATGGACCATTTTTAAATGACTTTATTACATCAAAACAAGCATCTAATAATCCTTTGTTTGTTGGTTTTATAACATTGACAACATCTACTCTGTCTCTTGTGTTATTATTAATAATAGAAGATAGGTCTGGTTTTAAAAAACCAACTAAGATCAAAGCAGCAGCAATAGCTAATAGTATCTTGTTATTCATAGCGAATTATCCTTTGCTTCTGCACAGACCTTGGGACTAAGATAAGGAAACATTTGATCCGCCACCTTAATGGCTTCCTGACAACCACTTTGTTCTGCCAAGTCTCTTGTTTGTTTCCAAGATTCTACAAGCCTAAAAAACAAATCATTCTTAGCATTAATCTGTGCTGTGGTAACAGGTTTAGTGACTATACCAGCAACACTGGTTTTATTACCAAGCGTATTTTTTAGCTTATCAACCAATGGATTAACTAGTTGTTGTACTGGACTAAGTTTATCCTTAAACACTACCCATAATACTAAACCAACACCAGCATATAATGCGATATCCACTGGTGCTAAACTACTACTAAATTCATCAAAACTTTGAGTAACATAATTCATTGTAAAGCCTCTTATTTATCTGAAGTCTTTGGGATAATGTCAATTAGTGAATTTATCTTGGCCTGCGAATCAATAAACACTCCGGTATTTCTAAAGGTTGTTACCATAGCATCAATTGTAGCACCGACCATTATCATGAGAATAGATTTCACATACTTATGTATAATAGGCTCGAAAAAATTTGGAACAAAGGGTATATCTATTACTACAAAAACGCTATCATAAAACTTGGATAATGCTTCCATAGCGATAACCTTTTTATCCGGTCCCGCTAAATCAGTAGCAATTTGCTCTATAATCTGTACCACAGACGCTACTGCTAATTGTAAAATTTTCCATGCTTGAGCTAATGCTACCTTTTTAACAATACCCAAAGAATCTTTGGTATTATTTATTAGTTTTTCTATTTCTACTTTTACTAATTCTTGAGGAGTCATAAATTACCCCTGGTTTGGGTTTGGGTTTAGTTTTAGTGTTGGTTTTTTTCTTTGGTGGTACTACTTTTGTATCATCATTATTCCACCAACTTTTCTTAATTTCTGTTCTACCTTTCACATATCTATATAGAACAGTTAATTGTCCAATAATTAAAATAACAGCCTCTAATCCTCTACTGGTTTCTTGAATAAGATCTTCTTTATGTGAATTCTCTGTAATTAATCCGGTAAGATAAAGTCCACTAAAAATAAAACTAACCAATGTAAACCAAAATTCACTAGTTTTATATCCTGGCTTTAATTTTGTATTCATGTTATGATTATACACCATTAGGCGCGCTCTATTCTATCTTCTAAAGCTTCCAGAGTTTTACCAAGTGTGGCTATTTGAATTTTAAGTTCTGTCATTACCTCTGTGTTTCGCTGTAAAGCAGAAGCGAAGGCCGCTTGTGTCTCTTTGTTGCTAGCTAATCGTTCCATTATAAACTGACGATCTTCGTTGTAGGGACTTTGGGTTTCTATCATGTGAGCAACCTCGCTTTTAGTAGCCATATTGCGACCTATTGCAACCCAAAAACCTACCATAGTAACTATTATACCGATACTAGTGGTAGCTATATTTTCCCAAAAATGAATAATCGTTTCTGACATAATATTTATCCTTCAAGAAAAAAAGCCATCGATACACTGTGTATGATGGCTCTTTCCCTATTGGCCTCGGATTATAAACATAAATTCATTAATCAATAATTAGTTTTAGCCTTGTAGTTATCGTTATATGGAGTCTTAGCGCCTCTCATATAGGTCAGTTCGCCAGGAACTGCTGCTGTTGGAGTGGCTGCTTCGTCTGTACTAAACGAAATTGTTGTTGCGGCTGGATAACCAACATCCCATTCGCCAGTTGTTCTATTGTACTTATTGGCTCTAAGAGCTGTAGTAAATAGATCAGAAGCATTACTTTCTACTTTATTGATGCTACGGATTATATCACCATCATTGCCCGGTGTTTTGATAGCACTATTAGCAACGCCAGCAAGTTCATCTGTGATTAAACTTGAAACTGGCTTTGTATTATTGTGAGCAAATGTACCAGCAGAAACAGCTTTGCCAGCATAATCAACCTGTGTTGTAGTATCTGGGATAACTGTTGATGCAAAAACTGCAACTTTGGGATCTGGTGTTGTTACACTCTCTAAAACATTCGATGTTGCTGTACCATTGGCTTTCATTGTTCCGTGAGCGTTGTTGGCTTCTAAAAATGAGCCAAATCCATTGCCTGTTAGGGCTGAACCGTTAACTTGAGCTGTGGCCATTAGTATACTCCGTAATAAAGGGAATTTTAAGACTTTTGTATATACACCGACATCACTCTTTATGCGTCGAATTGAACTGTATAAAATTACGCAGACTATGGATTGATGTGGTTCTAAAGCCAAATAGACCAGATTTTATCATGGTACTAAAGTGTTTTTCTGCCCAAATATTTCCAGTACAAATAATATTGAGATCTTTAGAGTTTTCATATAGGAAAATGGATGCCAAGATATTATCGGCTAAATTATCTAGAAAATATCCTGTGGACGGATAAACATATTTGATATTAAAATTTTCAAAAATTTCACATATTTTCTTTAAACAATGATGGTCAAAAAATCGATATTCTAAGATATATCTAGCGTGAAGTCCACTTTCAGCACAATATTCCATAACGCTTTTTACATCATCTCTAATTTTATCATATTTTCTATTGGCGGCTAAGTTTTGTGGCATCGCTATGTCAACAGCGTTTGCTCCGGCTTTAAAGGCTTGCTCAATAGCGCATCGTCTAGTTTTGGTGTCAGAAATACCAAGTGGATAATCGACCAAACAAGAAATGACAATTTTATCGGTTGGTACTAAATTTTTTACAGATTTAATTAGGTAATATGGTAGTGTGATACTATTTATCGGATACTGCTGTATTTCATTAACAAGAGTTTTCGACTCTGCTTCGTTGATTTCCGTATCTGTTATAGCAAAATCAATATACATTATTTAGCTTTCTTTATAGCGTTCTTAATATAGTCTAAATTTGGAAATCTTTTAGTACCAAGAATACCATCAGCGAAGCCATAGTCCACGGCCTCTTCTGCTGTAAGAATCCAATCTCTTTTAGTGGCTAATTGTGTTACAATATGCTTTCTTGCCATTAATCTTTTCCAATTTTTTTCTTTGCAAATCTTACTATTCATACACTTTTCTGTAAATATATCTATCATCTTTTCGCTCTCTTTTTCGCTCCATTGAACCATACTAAGAGCCGCTTTGTGTTCATTGTCTACGCTAATAGAACCATAATGTACCAAAAAATTAGTATTAGGACTTAGAATTCTAAGATCAGCAGCCTGCAATAAAACAGTACTACTAGACTCCACCTTTGCATAAGCCACTATAATAACTTTGCTTTTACTATTTTTTATCACATCGTATATTCCGAGACAATCTTGCCAATCGCCACCGGGCATGTGCATATGAATCAAAATAGGATCTAAAGATATCAAATTAAGATATCTCATATTTTTTTGAAAGATAATAGCAGAACGATAGTCTACACCGGGTTCTTCATCATTGTCGGATAAGTATGAATGTAAATAAATTTCTCTATTTTCAACATCTATATTATAAGAATGAATATCATTAAGAATATTATTATGATGATTATGATTAGTCATGATTATTTATAACTCTGTATACTTTATCATTAATATCTTTCATAGTATCTGAGTCATTAAAGCATTTACCTATAGCAATTCTAAAGCGATATCGTGTAAATATGTCTAGTATTTCTACGCCATCACAAGTTTCAATAATTTTTTGTATTTTTTCAGATATGTTAAAATTAGTATGCCCAAGCCAAAAGTTAAAAATTTTACTACTAGCGGTATGTTCGTTATATGGTATTAATCCCATTGGGGAAGCTATAACCTTTATAGGTTTACTATTCTGAATAATTTTGGGTCCATCTTCATCTTCATTTTCAATATCTTCATCTAGATCATCGATTTTATTATCATAATCGGTCCATTTTACCTCGTCCATATCTGCTCCAAACGGATCTATCCATTTTTCCCACACTATAATTGGTTTCATTGGTTTTTCGATCCTTTATCAAAAAATGTTGGAGATACTATAGGATTATTTTCTTCTTCTTCCTCTAGTTTTTGAATTTGTAACATACACATAGACCATGTATTTGTAATATCTTCTATAAATTTAGCATGATCGGTATTAGAATCTTTAATTTCTTCGAAGATATCAAGTATAGACTGAACATAATATCCTTCGTTCATTAAAAATAGCATATTACCAAAATTTGTTGAAGCTTGTTTTCCAACATGATTAATAGCAATTTTAACTTTTACAAGACCATCCTCATCGCAAGATATAATAAGTTGATTTTCTGAACTTATATGCTCTTTCTGCTTTGTTTGCTTTGAATATCCAAGCAAGTTTTTTATATATTGATATATCATTATATTATCTTAGTTTTTGAATAACTTCAAATAATACTGGACTAATTTTTTGCTCTTTCAGTAATTCGAATTCTATCCAATGGGCATTATTCAAACTATCTGTGTGATTGATAATAAAACCATAAACAGTATTTATATCATTTGGATTTTCTGATAAATCTCCATGATGTATATTGATAATTTGTGGTAGTAACTCTAAATCACTAACAAAAACAAAGCTCTTTAAAAATTCAATAATTTGATGATTAATGTCTTTCAGATGTTCTATGCTTAGATCAAAACACGGAAAAACAATATTGTTTGGATCTGATGATAAAACAAATCTTTTATTCAGATTAATATTTGTAGAAAATACTACACAATGTATTTTAAGATTAAACATTAATAACACCCTTAATCATTTCTATGGCTTTATTTAAGCCCTGTCTAACTGCTTCGCGTGTGATGCCATATTTTTGGCCAATCTTTTCAAAAGTATAAGACTCAAAATAATATAGTCGTATATAGTCTTTTTGTCTAGATGTTAAACAGTCTAGGGATAGTAGATTATCTATTAGAGAGGATAGCTGTTCTTTATTTTCTTTCTCTATGAGAATTTCTTCTGGATTTAGTGCTTTTGAATCTTCTGTAAAAGACTGTGTTGATTCAGAATCATTCTCGTCCCCTAAAACATGATTTAAAGAATATACTTTTTTCTTGAACTTTTTGTTCTTTTTGTGGTCTTTGGAAACATATGTTTGAATAGCCCATAATGCACATTGATTTCTATATGAATAGCGTGTCTTTTTTGTGCCTTTATCGTTTTTGTAGTCTGCATCCCAACGCCAATCAGCCATCATAATAGCGGTGGCAACAGACGAGATAGCATCCTCATCTTTTAACATTTTTGTTGATAGACCATGATAAAACTTATTAGAAAATTTAGCGATGGATTTTTTAGCTAATAAGATATATTCATTTAAATGATCAAACTGAATATCGTTGTGGTTTTTGTACTCAATTTTTTGATTACCAATACCATTTAATTGTAATAACATTATATTCCTTTTTAATAAAGAGTTCCTAAAATATCATTTACTATATTCTTAATAGATTGTCTTAATGATTTTCTTTCATCATCTGTAAATCCTATCGTCATATCTTCGCACTTGTCTAGGTAAAAATCCACATAGTACTTAGATATAATCTTATCCAAGCACTGATCATTAATATCAATAGCTGGTTTATACTTAAGTATGTACTTAATGTCTGCTAGAGATTCGATAATAGAATCATTCTCAGCATAATGATGCTTATAAATAAGTCTATTAATTAGCCACTCTATAAAATTTATCCTATCACCGATCACAAAATTCCAATTTATTATTTAGTTAATTTTTCCCATTGATCAGGATCGGGTCTGTCTTTATCTCCACGTTTGGCTGGACGATAATTTTTACCCATTCTTTCTTTCTTTTTACGGATATTATCCCATAAGCCGGGACGTTTTTCTGCTGCGAACATAGTTTTATCATCGTCAGCCAATGGTAAAAACATTAGAAAATCTTCAAATTTTTTCATTGCTTCTACCATGCCGGTCATTCTAACATTTTTCATAGCATCTGTCAACTTCTTTTTTACAACCGGGTCTGCTATGTTCTCTATAATAGTATATATATTAGCATATAGTTCCATCATGGTTTTCATAGCATTAGTATCATTAAGCTTAGTATTTTCCTCATCATCACCATATAGATCATCAAGATTTTTCATGGTTGATGGACCGAGTTCAAATTGATTAATATCATTATAAGAATCTGCTTCCGCAGGAGCATCGGGCATAACAAATGTATAGTGTGGGAGATCTTTAATTCTTACTCTTTTGAGTTTTTTCTTCTTTTGTTCAATTGGTTCTACCTTAGATTCTTCATTCGTTGGTTCCTCTGTCTCTTCTTCTTCCTCCTCTTCTTCATCTTCCTGTTCAAACTCTACATACATTACAAAATCATGAATACTGCGCATATGATCCTCAGCAACAGCTATCATACCTTGTAGATGTGGTGCTGTTAGATTATTTTTTACAGTCTCATTTTCTAGATTATTAATGATATCTTGAGCGTGCGCCGCTATGGCTTTTAGTGAACCAACACTCATATCATAAAAACTTTCTTTATAATCATCCATTTCAGATATTTCGTCGTTTTCTTCTTCTTGAGCTTTTACTGTTTTATTAAGCCCTAATTGTTCTTTACTCGCGTCGGGTAAAGCAGCAACAAACTCTGGACCTTTACGCTTAGCCATATTGTATAGCTTTTTTAAGAAAGCATCATAACTCATTTGTCCTTTCATGCGTCCAAAATTACTAATAGCGTCTGGAATATCTTGTGGACTAACTATTGGAAAAGATCGTGTTTCAGGAAATAGAAAGTCACTATCTTTAAGTTCGCTACGCTTTTGGCCCTTATAGGTTTTTTGAGCTGCGTTGACTAATATTTCATTTACAGAATTAAGAATATCATGTATACGATCCATTTTTTATACCTCGTCAGTTAAAGGACCACCCGTAATCCAAGCATCACAAGTTCTATCACCAGCACATTTGAAATCGAATAGTTCACAATAGCCTAGGTTGGCTAAATTAACAATCTTTCCTGCCTCATTCATATCTTCTTCACAAATACCTTTTTCGATACATTTACGCATCTTGTCTTTTATAATAAAAGCAGCACAATTAGAACATCTCATAGTTTGTGCTTCTTCTATAGATGTCTTAAATAAATCTGCTTTTTGTTGCCAAAATTGTGGACTGTCTAACTCTGGATTAGCAGGACCATAATTTGCTTTATCAACACAAATTTTACGATTAGCTAAATTTAGACTAATATCTTGTGTTGCTGGTGGGCATTCCACGTTGGTTTGTACTTGTTCTAATAGTTCGTCTGCTCGTGATTTAAACATGGTCAGATCTGAATACTTAAGAAGTTATCAAGACCCATTTGTTCAATTAACTTTAAATAAGCCTCATAAAGAACAATACCGTCCTCACTTCCTTGTAGGAGTGGAATCATCATATTGGCTGTCATTTCGTCCCCAATAGCTCTTGCTGCAACAATTGTTTCTCTTTCTGCTGCTGCTGCTTCTCTCACGGAATTTAAATTATATTGAATCAAAGCCACCATATCGTGTCGTGTCCATGATGGTTGAGAAACTACAAGCGGTTGATAATCAACATCAAAAAATTCTAGTCTTTTAATGTTTTCAGCAGCGTGTTTGTGTTCTTGTTCAGCGTCTGCTTTAATTACTTCTGCTAGTTTCTTATATCCCCATCTTTCTAGATGCACGGCTTGTGCTGTTAATGCTGTGGCTTGCTGCCAATGAACATTTAAAGATTGCTTTAGTAAAGAGATTACTTCTTCGGATGAATAATTAACAACCTCTTGTGACTCGGCTGGTTCTTCTGTGGTGATTTCCTCTGAGATCGCTACTGGTTCAATAACTGTTTCGTTTGTATTGTCTAGTGTTTGTTCTTGCTCTTTAATTAAATCTTCAATCGGTTTCATAATAAATCCTTATTGTAATGATTGTTTTTCATGTATAAATACACTTTTTCTATTTCTAATAACGATGCATTATTTTTTATTGTATTAGCTTTAAAGCTTATGACTTGTATATTTCCTTTTATATAACCCAAATTGGAATCTATTCTATCTATAGAATATGAATTATCTCTAGCCTTACCAGTATTAAATACTAATTCCATACCAAGGATTGGACATTTAATTGGTAGTACAATATCCTCTAATTCTAGATTAAAATTTATGTTGTTATCTTTAGCTCTTTTTTTTGCTGCATTAAATAAAATTTTTCTTTTATCTCTTGTATAAGTTCTTTGCTTATCGCACTTCCTACAAAAATAAGAATAGCCAAAAGCTGAGTTTTTGTTTTTTCTAAATTCACGGAAGGGTTTTATTTCCAAACATCTGCCGCATTTTTTATGTAATTTTGGAACATCTTTTTGTAAGACTAATAATCTATTATACTTTGTAGAACATGATAAAGAACAAAATTTTGATTTTTTCTTTTTAGAAGATATGTCTTTATTGCAAGTTTGGCATAATTTAAACATAAAGAGTCTCCGTTGTGATACTATACACCACAACGGTTAGATTACCACATCTTACAACTCCAGTATGCGGGAGTTGTTTTGTCTTTCTGTTGATCACATTTATGTCTTGCCCTAAAGCTTTTTCTGCGTTCTGGAATATTTTTTTTAATCTTCATGTTTGGATCACCAAATCGTACAATAACAACTTTTCCACTACCGTTCTTGACATAAACAGCAAATTTTTTAGGACCATCTGGTGTTCTAAATGGTTTATTTAGTGTTACTCTTCTACCTTGATATTCTGATGATTTGGAATGTTCGAAAAGATACTCAACCGAGTAATCTTCAGATATTTCGCCAGCATCTTCATATTCTTGTGGAATAACTAAATTAGCAGACGATAGTTCCTCTACTGAACCACATTCTTCACATTCGTCGTATTGTAAGGATAATCCTAGGATATCTAGTACTTGACCAAAGATACCGCCTTGTCCCTTTTTACGAGTTTGTCCTAGACAAATTGCAACTCTTTGTTTATTGTCTGGATAATCTTTTTTCATGGTTTCGTTACCCATACAACGAGCAACGAATTTTTGATTATCTTCGTTTGGTTTTGGCTTTGGTATTGGCATAATAGCTATTATTCTTGGTAAAAGTTTTAGTAATAATATTGGCCGTTTGATCCCAGCTATATTCTTGTGCTGTTTGAACTCCAGCCTCGTTAGTTTCTATACGATTAGTATACACATATTTCATGTAATGAACAGTTTGATCTAGTTCATTTTGACCCAATTTTGCCCAATTACCTTGACCAAAAAACCATTTACCATCATTTGCTGGCTCTATTTCATCAATACTTACCAAGTAAGAATTTTTATCGTTACAATATTCAGTATGCGCCGAATAGTTTGTGACTATAACTGGCTTATTCATAGCCATACTTTCTATAATTTCATTATTCCAACCTTCTGCTCTTGAGACAAACACACCACAGTCTCCATGATAAATAAATTCTGCAACATGCTTTTGGGTTGGCAGTCTGTCAAAAATTTTAATCTTATCTTTAAGCTTGCATTGATCTACCAAACTAAACCAATAATTATTCTCTTGTTCAGATAGGAATGGGTTGAATGGCAAAAGCCACAATTCTACATTATCTGTGGTAGAAAAGGCTGTATCAAACGCTTTTAGTAAAAAGTCTTGAGCTTTTCTATGCTCCCATTTACCGATATGAAAAAATATATAGTTGGGTTTTTCCAGTTTAATTTTTACTGGATCATAAAAAATACTAGAATCTACACCCAATGGTGCAACATAGATGGGTTTTGTAACCCCATTATTTATTAATATTTCTTTGCCCCATTTTGACGCAACAAAAATATAGTCTGAATAATTTAGATGATGTACTTCTCTAGGTGTTAATTTATCAATTTCAAAGAACGGAAACGTATAATAATGCCCATTACCAATCCTCAGTGCCAAATCGTGCTGATGCCAAATCTTTAGGCACGGCGCTGAGTATGAAAAAGAATTGCTGTTATTTAGACACTGTTGAATTAATAATTTATCTTGTTCTGAATTTAATTCTATATTTGTACCTATTGGAAACAAAGACACATTCATATCTTGCTTTAATAGACTTTTTAAAATATTACAAGATGTTATACCATATCCGGTACTATTAATTGGACAATTTAGATTAATGTTTTTCATAGGTTTTATATCATTAGGAGTTGTGGGAGGTAATTTTTTTACATATCTCAATAAAGTAATCTAAATTAAAATCGCTTTTCATACGTTGAATATCTTTGTGTATCCATGCTATATTATCTTTTGTATATCCTTTAGTAGAATCTATTCTATCTAAAGAAGCTGTTTTATTGTGTACTCCAATTATCTGACCACTTAAATAACAGTAAAAATTTTGCTTTTTTAATACTTTATCTAAATCATTTATAGTAAGATTAAAACTTAAATTTCTTTTTTTTGCATTCAATTTTATTTGAGAAAAATATGTTTTTGTTATATTTTTTGTTCCTTTATACGACGGATGGTTTATTCCATTTTTAGATAAAAAGCATTTTTTGCACATTTTTGTTTTACCAAAATGATATGTTGATATATTACTGGTATTACCACAGTCGCATTTTACTTTGATTTGACTATGAGAATTGCCACAACTATCTAAATAATCAATAACAGTTAAATTATGTTTTTTATCTCCAGTTTTATATTTTCTATATTTTTCTATGGCATTACATTTTTTACATTGGCTGAGTCTTTTTAGACTACTTGTTGGTTGTTTTTTTATTTTTCCACACTTGCACTGAACATCGACATACCATGTTTTATCAATCAAATAACATTCAGATATGACTGTATAGTGACTATATTTTTTATCAATTGGAGGTATGGTACGCCTCATAAGGTTTTTTCTCCTTATATAGTTTATACACCAAAAATTGGATTTTTGTTGGAATGGATTTGATTAACTTTACAAAACTGTCCACATTTACTCATATTTTTTATACAGTCTGATCCTATATAGCAGCAGCATGACCTTATACCGCCCAATAGCTCTTGAACCATAACATCTAAACTTCCCTTATATGGAACAGTAATTTTGGTTCCTTCAGAAGCTCTGTAGTTCTTGATATTATCTTCATAAGTTTCTTGAGCATGGTGGCTGCTCATACCGTAGTATGTGAATCTACCTTTGGTTTTTTCATTTGATCCTAATATTTTAGAATAGTCTCCTCCAAATTCCCACTCTCCTTCACTTTCATCAACACCTGCGAAATAGCCACCAAGCATAACAAAATCCGCACCCGCACATATAGCCTTACAAACATCACCAACAGTTTTGTGTCCTCCGTCTGAGCACATTAAACCAAGTTTTTTATTTCCATTTTGAAGACCGTGTGCGACATAAGCATTTTCTAAACAGCAAGATAATTGAGGCAGACCACATCCGGTAAGAAAACGAGTTGTACACGCAGAACCTCCACCTATTCCGCACTTTACAATATCTACGCCACCATAAATAATCAGCTCTTGAGTAGATGAGGTGTTGGTAACATTTCCAGCAATAATAATACTTTCTGGAAAATTATCCCTAACCCTTTTACAATATTTGACAAAAGCATCCATGTGTCCATTTGGTACATCTATACAAATATTCGGCTGTATGCCTGTTTTATCTTTAAATTGTAATAGATGTGTTAAGTCGCTTTTTTTATATCCAATAGACACAAAAGTATAATCTAAATTTTTGATATTTTCTATAAAATAATTAGATAGTTGATCTATTGAATGATATTTATGCAAGCAAGCTATCATTTTATGACTCGCTAAGGCTTTGGCTATTTTAAAAGAACAAAAACTCATATTAGCACAAATTATAGGGACGCCTGTCCACACCCTAGGAGAATGATAAAAATAAAATAATCTATTAAGATTTATTTGTGATCTGCTAGTTAATGTTGATCTTTGTGGAACGATCAATACATCATTAAAGTCTAATTTGGTTTCATTAATTATTTTTTGCATTTTGGTTTTTTTGCCTATTGACGAATTTGGTGTGCTATATATTAGCCGAAGGAGATTATATGTCAAGACATTATAAACTATGCGTATGCTGCAAACAGTCTAAATTGTATAGTAGTTTTAGTAAAAATATCACTAAAAAAGACGGATTGAATAATTATTGTAAAGTTTGTCAAAAAAATATAGAGAAAAAAATAAAACAAAAAATTTGTTTTCATTATACCAATTTACAGCCTTTATGGGCTAAAGATAATTTAATAAAATCAAATAAATTATAAATCAAAAAATCTCCATCTATTTTTTAGATCTATATCATTCTCAGAGTTTACTAAAAGTAAATATTTTTTTAATTCATCCCAAGTAGAAAAAAACCATTCATGAGGTAACGTACCAAATAGCCAATCTGGAATGTGTTGTTTACCTTGTTCAATATGCACAAGTATTGGCTTTTTCGATCTATTACAAAGATATAATTCTTCCCATGTACCACAAGCATAATGCTCTAGATTTAGATTGACTATAAGAAAATCACTAATATCAACCAGTCTAAGATCAACAGAACGAATTACTTTCATTAGCTCGGACAGTTCATCGTAGTTTTTTTCTGCTTTTAATTTAAGCTTATGTTTATGTGTTTTTTCATCTTCCTGACCAACAATCGTTGGCTTCTTTATTGGATTAAAAACAATAATGCCCAAATCTTCTAAAAATGGCGTAATATTATCTCGCCATCCATTTCCACGATCTGCTACTCTGTCCATAGCACCCGCTAAATAAACTCTTTGATTATTAAGTCTTTGATACATAAATTATCTATTCAGAAAAATAAATTCTAACAAACTATTAGATGGCATAACTCCTTTGAGGTATCCTTTTTCGGTTTGTTGTATTTGTAATAGTCCTTTATAAATACCTAATAGACAGGAAATAATTAATATAATTTTCATGAGTCCAACAACATTATTTGAGAAGGATTTAATACAAGCTGAAATGACGGTATGTTTTGTTTTAAACTATAATGAAAACATACATGCTCACAATCATAGCCATCGTATGTGGCTTGAATAAATTGATTAGTTTTATAAATAGTCATGCCACCAAAAGCACTATTTACAGGTATTATTGGAGAACCAACTGGCATAATAAAAAATCCAAACCATAACATTCCATTATAAGTCATAGAATCTAAAACAGGCAACTGATTCCACCAAGTATATCTAAAAGCCCAACTATCATAATTCCATAAACTTTTTTGATTGGCTAATGTTACATTTTTATATTCAAAAGAGTTACCGGCTACAGCATCAATGGTGTCTGGATGACGAGCCAACCACCCAAAAGAATTATAACACCCTAGATCGCTGAAGTCAACAAAGTCCATATCAGACACTATTATAAAATCGTAGTCTGCTAGATGTTGTTTAACGTAGTCTTTAAGACGATTGCGATATTCAGCTAATGCGTTAGTTCTTTCTGTATCCTGCACTTGTCCAAATTGTGGCCTATTGTATTGTTCGTGGATTGTGACAATATTTTGGTTATCTTTCTTAAGACTTTCTAATATTTCTCTAGTATTATCCTCTGAATCATTTTCAAAAATAATAATTTTATATTCTTGGGCATTTTGAGCAAAACTACTTAATTTTTTGATTGAGTTAGATATAGATGCCCCAATGTTTCTAGCCAAACCAACTATCGCTATTTTTTTATTTGCCAAAAAAGATCTACCCAAGTCGATATTGGTGTTGTATCGACTCATAAATTCTGCTGATGGAGGTAGTAATTCTTGTATATTCATAGTGTAATAATCTCTACATCTGGATTCATATAGCTGATTGCCAAAGGAATATTCGAAATATTATTAACGATTTGATTACAACGAGATAGACACAGAACTTCTTTTAGAAGGTCTATGGTCATTTTTTTATTATCTGTTTTACCAACACGCTTGTGGTGAAGTTCATATCCTTTTCCATTAATAAAACCAACATGATCGGCTTTGCCATCCGCTAATCCAAAGGCCCACTGTAAAAATTCAGCCATACTTAGTCTATCAATATCTTGGATATAAAAAACTCTATTACCATATCGTTCCATAAAAGCATAAATACCAAATTGACTATCAGATGCCAAAAAAATCTTTGATCTAGGATATTGTTTTAAAATAGTGTCTATTTTATCAAAATAATCTTCTAGATATATTTTCCCGCTCTCTATAAAGTGGCTGGGATGTCTATAATGGACCCCAATAATGTTTTGACTATCAGCAAAATTATCATTCCAAATTTCATTAACACTATCGACAATCTCAGGCTTGAACTTTACAAAAGTTTTGAAAAACTTATTAACATTGATTCGCCATTGTTTAAAAGTTTCTTTATCTCCCTTTAATAGTTCTTTAGTTTTATTAGGTATCCTAAATTCTTCTGGTCCTTGTTCGCCAGAATATCTTGGAAGCTTTAAATAGTCTTGAGAGGTATGGGTTGTGTCGTTCGCAAAAAATTCAACAGGCTCAAAATAATCAAACCAACAATTAAAATTCTCTGTCCAATATGCGAAATGATCATTGGTTCTATGCATATTAAGTAATTCTTGTTTATTCCATAAAGGATATGGCCTACCTCCTTGCGTCAAGCAGCCAATATAAAAATTAAATACTGAAAAAAATCCAGCATCTCTTGGAACAAAGGCGATAGGTATATTAATCATATTATCCTCTATTGGTACATTATTAGTATATTTAATTATTGGACTAATTAATTTTTTATTTGATAATTTATCGTGCAGGGATACGTGTTCTGCGGTATATGGTGGATAATTATCTATGTCATATAGTTTACCATATTTATTATGTATGTCTAATAACTCTGACATTTTATAGATACTCAAACATCCAAAAGCACTATCTACCTCTATCCAAGAGTTGAATATTCTGATGGATTCTAACCATTGTTGACTAACTCCATAATATTCTTTAAATAGTGGATGTAGAAGAGAAATATCTTTAGAGTCATTTTTAAATCTTAAAGCTAATTCATCATAGTAAAAATTAGAGTTAGCATAGGTGCAGTTAGCCGATATGCACGACCATTTTTCATCTAATGATAAGCTTTTAATTATATTATCTACTGGTATATCGCTAAATAAATCAGAATCAAAAACTATTACATAATCAAAATCAGTTCCTAGTGTTTTGGTAGCATATTCAAAATTTAAATTACGATATTCTGCAAATTTATGTATTCTATTATCCAGATCTATGTGTTCGTTTTTGTATTTAATTAATTGGATGTTTTTATGTTTAGATATAATTAATTGTAAAAATAATTCTCCACTATCACTATTATTATTAGTAAAAAAGCTAAACTGGGTGTGTGGGACTTTTGATGAAATATTATTTATAAAATTATCTAGATATTTTGCACTCTCTATAGGATCTTTGATTAAGGACAATATTAAAATTTTAGTATTTAATAGATTTATATTATGATATTTAACTTCAATATCAGAAATATCATATATATGAATGTTATTTTTACTCAACATAACATTAGTTTTAGGGATTTCTTTTTTTGCTTTAGCTATAGACATTTTAGATAATCTCTTTTAGTGCTCTGTCTACGCCTTCTTCTAAACTAATTTTAGGTTGATAAAACTTTAACATAAGTGATGGGTCACATACCCTATACATTACTCCAGTTGGTGCTGCTGGCATATGCTTGATAGTAGGACTATATCCACATTGCTTACACACCATATGACACAACTGATTAAAAGATATCGGTCGCCCTGTGCCTAAATTATAAGTACCATATATTTTATTTTGCACACAAGTATCCACAGCATCCACCACATCTTCCATATGAATAAAATCTCTTACTTGACAACCATCTCCCCAAATCTCAAATGGATCCTTCTTTAATAATGCTCTTTGCATAAATGAAGGAAATGGATAAGACAAATCCTGATCTGTACCATAACCAGAAAATGGTCTAAAAATTGTGGTATTTATTCCTTCGTTGGATACAAATTTAGCAAGATACTCGCCCGTTAATTTGGCCCAACCATATGTTAAATCTGGAGACTTTATATTATCGAGATCTATCATGTCCTCGCGTAATAAAATTCCCGAATCTCTGTGTTGGTATTCTATAGGATATGCAGCAGAAGACGAGAAATAGACTATGTGTTTTGGTTTTGATCGTAAACACCATCCGAAAAATTCCGCATCTATAGACAGATCAACAGCCACAGATATAGGAGAGTTTTCAATTGTTTGGCGACCACCAACTATAGCGGCTAAGTGTATTACTAGATCAAAAGAAGAATTATCTTGTTTAAAAAAATATCTAGCATCATTGCCTTCTTTTATGTCTATTCCTAGTATATTATGATTAGCGTATTTTCTTAGGAAGTATCCACCAACAAATCCTTTGTGTCCAGTAATAAGAATGTTCATATTTAGCCTCTGTATACATACCAATCATCAAAATTAGTATTTAAATTATTATTGATGATAGTAAATCTTTCGCTAGTATCTAGATAATATTGTTTGCTATTAAGAAAATTTTCTATATTTTTTCTATATTCTATACATCGGTTATGTTCTATAGAGATATAGTTAAAACGATATTGATCAAAATCATGGTGTTGTAATATGAATAACTCCGAACCTTCTGTATCAATACTTAAGTAATCGATTACCGATGGACTATTATATTGTTGACACAGAGTAGTTAAGCATACGGTATTTATGGTTTTTGCTATAAAGTTAGATCGGGTATTTTGGTGTCCATCATTATTAAAGTGTTTAGGAATACCACATAATTCCATATTGCCTGGTGTTTCATAAAATTCTATATCTATATTATCTTGAGAATAAACTAGTTTATTAGATAAAGAAGATTTTCTATTATTACAAAGGTCTGCATATTTATATGATGGCTCTACACAAACACCATTCCATCCATAGTCTCTTTCTAAGAGATATGTGTTGCTATGATATATGCCATCATAAGCACCAATATCTATAAAATATCCATTGTTTTTAAAGTTTGTGGACTCAAGTATCCACAAATCTTGTCCTAGTTGGCTATACATTATTTATATGAATAAACAAATAATGGAATATTATTCCATATATCTTTTATTAGATCAGAAATGAAACCCCAGTCTCCGCCAGCCAAACCGCAGCCGAATTTTGGAGCGTGAATTTGTACCGGATTAGTAGCGTCAAAATTTTGTTGTATAAATTGATTCACAAGCATCATGCTTCTAACCAAAGCACCATAATTAAGAGGTCTAGGATTATTGTGTGATATTACGCCATTTTGAGCTATCATATTAGCAAAAATTAATTTGTGGCCGTATTCTTTATTGGTTTCTACGGTTACAAATTGAGTATATCCTAGAACTTGTTTTTTTCCTAGTAAATGATAGTTACTTTTTACTATTGGATAGTGTTTGGCTACAGCACCAGCAAAACCCGCACCAAAAAGATCTATATTATTACAAACATGAGGAACAATTATGCTACAACCATTATGATTATGATGAATAAATTTTCCGATATGATCAAATAGATCGCCGTGAATAACTGGCAGCTGTGTCTTGGTTTTGGTAATAGTTTTCATTTGACTCTCCTATGCTCATAGTAGCCTCAAGCAGAGAATAGTCAAACTATCAAAATTCAAGCGCCGCCACCATCCACGCCACTGATAAAGACACCATTATAGAAACGGTTTCCGTACTTATTATCAATGTCAGTGATTATAGGAGTATTTTGTTCGTAGGTTGATAATACAGAGTGTTTGCCAGTATTAGAGCAAGTTACAACAGATAATCCATTACGAATTGTTGTGGATGCTGTAGCATTAGTAATATCTGTAAATGGACGTGTTGGCATGTTTATTATTCCTTATTTAAAAATTTGTACTATTATGAGTATACACCAATTAATCAAGTAAAGCATTTGATCATTAAGCGTTTTCTTCAGAACGATTGATAAGCTCTAAAACTGTTTTTTGTACTAGTTCTATTGCTTCTTCTTCTCTCTGTTTAGGAACACCAGAATTGTTCGCACTTGATTTTGTGGCTAAGTCTATAACAATATTAAGAGCTTCTAATAATAACATGATTATATCTTTAGTTAGTAAAACAATAAGGCTCTAAAACACTCCGCACCGGTTTGTCGATTTATCCACAAATATTTTAAATGATCTGGGGTTTCAAAAATTTCCATTCTATTGCCTATACCTAATCCGGTATTTGTTGTTGATGGGGTGTAAGGAAATAATCCTGCGCCATGTAAGGTATTAGTATCTAAGTCTAGATAATAACATCTTTGTGTTAAATCTTTACTAAAATAAATACGGTTATTACCATCATAAGCATATTGTGAGCTACCACCGAGCGTTTCTGTTTGTGGCGTGGTTGAAATCAAGTCCCAAGTATCGGTATTAATGTTATATCTTTCAAAACCAAGAGAGCCGCCACCTCTAGATATAATTAGATGATTACCCTTTTTGGTAGCCTCTGAAACACCATAATTCCATGTAAAATTAAGACCTATACCCTTTGCAACTGGGGCTAGAATCGAATAGGTTGTGTTGTTACTTGTTGGCGCCGTTGTTACCGCAGCAGAAAATGTTAACGTGTTGGCCGTATTAGATGAGATAGTAGCCTCTTGTGTAACACCGGCACCACCAGTAAACTTTACTCTGCGACCGGCCCAAATGTTTGTAACCCAGTTTTTGGATGTGTCTTGCAGCGTTGTTGTAGAATGTGTACCGATTGCGATACCATTGTCTAATGCTCCAAAAGCATTTGGTTTTGAGATAATATATTTCGTTGTGGCACTAACTGGCGTGGTGGTTACCGATGTAGTAAAAGTTAATGAATTAGCTGTGTTAGAAGCTATTCTAAAAGATTGGCCGGTTCCTGATGCGCTTAATGATGTTGTCATATAACAAACATATCCGGCCCACTGATTTGTTGTCCAATTTTTTGTAGAATCAACCAATGTGGTAGAGCTGTGAGCCGTAAATGTAGCATTAGCCGAAGGAGTTCCACTCATAGTATAAGTATAGGTTGTAGCGCCAGTAACAGTAATTGTTGCTGTTATGTTATATAAAGAGGCGTCAACTCCTGTTGCACCAGAATGAGTAACAGAGTATCCGGTTTTAAAGTTGTGACTCTGTACCGTTGTTACAGTAGCTGTTGTTCCAGACCTTGTTGTTGATGATATGGCTATGGGTTTATGCGACCCATATGCTGCCGCACCACTTCTTGCAACGCCGCCATCTATTTTTTTGTTGCCCACAATCATATCTTCTTCTATGCAATAACTATAAATACTAGCGTGTGCGCCAAAAGCCAAATATAAAAGATCAGTATCTCCTTGGATTTTAAAGGTTGATGTATTATCTGGTGTTACATCAAAAGGTGTCGCAACAGTTATAGATGTGTCCGTATTACTAAGAACAACTCTCTGTTGACCAGCGCCGGTGCCACCAGTAATAATAACAGCATAATTTGCCCATCTGTTGGTTGACCAACTTTTTGACGAGTCGGTAATGGACGTGCTGGTTCCAGACGATGCTGTACCAGCATCAAAACCTTCTATCATATACTGAGAAGTTGAATCGGGGGCAGTACCAGTGTTGCTCCACGTTAGCGTATTATTAGTATTAGAAACTATTTGTCTAAGTTGTCCAACACCAGTTCCACTAAAAATACGAACCCAGTAACCAGCATATTGATTTGGTGTCCAGCTTTTTGATGTATCAACCAAAGAGGTTGTTGTTCCAGAAGTTGCTGCACCCTTTGACCATATAGACGAATTTTCTGTTGTTCTTTCTATGGTGCTGTCTGTTGGGGTAATGTTACTAAGAACGCTGCCTTGCGCTGTGCGATAATACCAAATATCAGCAGCAATATCATAGTATGTTAAATTTGGTGTTGCGTTTGTATATAGATATATGCCACCAGACTGAATAACAAATCTTGATGTTTCGTCTGGTTGTGTGGTCCAGTTGGAGTCTACGGTAATAGTGCCAGACTCTATGGTATATATTGACTGCGATCCTGCCGCGGCAGTAATAGTGGTGGCCATTGGGGCCATCGCATCAACATTCTGTGCTAATTGGTTAATATCTGCCAACGTTACGCTTGTGGCGTCATTATATAAAACTTTTCTAATTTGAGAGATACCAGAACCAAATAAAATTCTTACTTGATATCCTACCCACTGATTGATGGCCCAATTTTTAGTCGTGTCGGTGATTCTAACTAACGATGTGCTATTTGTTACAGCGGTTGATACGCCAGTGTCGGCAACAACAACATCTGAAACATTTACTATGGTTCTTTGTTGACCAGCACCGGTTCCGCCAACTATCTTAATATCAAATCCCTTTAAAATTTTATCATATAAAGTATCTGTTGTGATAGTATTAGAAGTAGCACTAATAACTCTACCATTATGACCAGCAGCGCCAGCAAATTTCATGCTACTAAATGTTGTTGGAGTCACAACTGGACTCGCTAGTTGTAAATATGTATCAGTGTATGTGTCGTATCTCCAAAAACTACTAATACCAATTAAATAATAAATATATCTTCCGTGATTAACATGATATAAACTATTGTCCGCAGAACAGGCCGAACTCACAGCAGAGGATGCTGCTGGAGCAAATCTTAACCATTCCCATACCGGAAGGTCTACTTGGGTTCTTAGAGTATTAATTAAAGCCATAATTTATTTGTCCTATTATATTAAGAAAAATTAAGTTTGCTGCGAATACAGTTTGCATATGTGTTGCGAGAAATGTCTATGAATTGTCTTTGATCTAATCCTGCGACCGCCGTTATGTTAGAAACAGTTGACACGGTAGTAACCGTTGATGTGCCCTCGATTGCCACCTTTTGTCTATTTGCACTATCAACTACCGCATTACTTTCCAATAATTTAACTATTCGTCTCAAAAGAATATTTGCTTCTTCTGAGGCTAGTTGATTTAGACCTATTTGATCACTACTAATAGTTACTGGAGAACTATTCTCGTTTGTGTTTTGACCGTTTGGGTTTTGGGGAAAATATGTCATATGATCCTCTGTGTTGCTGTAGTATAATATACACCTTTTAGACGATAATCCAATTTGACCCATCACTAATTACACTAATACTCATGTATCGTCTATTTAGTCCGATATCAGAATATCCGTCTATTGTTTGACCAGCAGAAGTTTGTAAATACACTGTGCCAATTGTGTTATTTTTAAGCGTAAACTCGCTTTTATTGTTAACTGCGTTTGGTAGAATTAGAGCATAATTAGTGGCTAAATCACTAAAAATATAAACGTATTCTATAGGAGAGGATCCACTAGCAGAGATATTGGCTGCGGTTGAGTGTGGAACAATTGATTTTTCTAAATATACATTAAAATCAGTAATATTGGATACTGTATGAGTATGTCCACTAATGCTAACTCCAGTACCATTAACGCTTAATGATGTAAAATTGCCACTACTAGTAGGAACCCATAAACCACTGGCACTGCTGTATTGTAAAAATTGACCATTTGTTGTTCCGTTTGTGGCAACATTGTGTAATTCTCCCAATTCAAAGCCATTCTGTATATTAACAGCAATAATTCCTTGATTAGCGTGATTACGCACAATTTTACCAACAGTTACCATATGATATGGAGCAGTTGGTTTGGTTGTTGTTATAGCTCCAGAAACTGTTGGACTAAGATATAGTGTGCTTCCTTCTGATACTCCAAATTGATCAGTATTAACATCTATCAATAATCCGAATGATATAACATTACCGGTTTGATTATCATTAATAGCACTAGCGGTAAGGCCATATGTTTTACTAGATCCAGTCTCACTATCAGCAATAGCTTTTTGTATAGTTGGCCTATTACCATGACCGCCATTTATATAAACCACACTCATTTTAGAAATTGTGGCCCCTGTCATATTATCACATTCTGTAACAAGAGCCGATGCGCTAGCTGCTGCTACTCCGTATGCTGTAACAGTATAAACTCCGCTACTTGCTCCAATACTAATTCCAGAACCAGCAAGTATATCTTTAACTGGGAGTAGTCCGCTAACAGAACTATTAAAATCGGTTATGTATAAACTAGTATGAGTATGACCAACTAAACTGTAATTGCCGCTGGGTTGAAGTCCTGTAGTGCTGATAGTCAAAGTATCTGCTAAATTATCATAATCTATATTAATATAATTTCCAGCCACTAATAAAGTACTAACTTCCGCCTCTATTCCACTAGCCCAGTTAGTAATATCACTATAGTCGTGAGTATGTCCTACAATACTATAGTTTCCGCTAGGCTGTAGTCCACTAATACCAATAGTATAAACTCCGCTGGAATCTGATACATTTACATATCCACTACCTATCACATTTTTGACCGGTAGTAATCCGCTCACACTGCTGTTAAAGTCTGTAATATCACTACTAAAATGAGAATGAACTAAGTTAGCCTTTTGACTTAATCCGCTGGCGATAGTAGTAGCAAAATTAGCATCATTACCCAGCGCAGCAGCTAATTCATTTAAAGTATCCAAAGTAGTTGGAGCCGAATTAACAAGATTACTAATTTCATTTCGCACAAAACTAGTATTAGCAATCTGAGTATTATTGGTTCCGCTGGGAGCTGTTGGAACTGTTGGTATTCCGCTAAAAGCTGGACTATCATTAAATACTAATAAACCACTACCAGTTTCATTGGTTATTAGGTTTTGCAGATTAGAGCTTGAGGGCGATAATAAAAATGTGCGACCATCCGAAGATAGATCGGTAATATCGGCCAACTGGATGGTTGGATCACTTAATGCTACCACATAATCTGTGCCACTATTGGTAACAACTATACCACTAACCCCGGATAATGATGAGAAATTACTAGGTGGAATTAAACCACTAACTGCAATATTAAAATCATTAATATCTGTTGATGAATGAGAATGACCCACTACGCTATAATCGCCACTAGGTTGAAGGCCGCTTGTGGATATTGTTAAACTATTATTATTATCGTCATAATTTAAAACTATGTTAGATCCTGCTACTAGTAAACTGCTTACTCTATCGTCCACTTGTTCGCTTGTTAATCCAAAAGTTCCAGTAACAGCAACAGTAAAAATTCCACTATTACTAGTTACAGATAATCCGCTACCGCCAACTATATCATGAACAGGAATTAGATCATAAGGAATACCACTAATACCAATATTCCCATCGTTATAATAAATTCCACTTTCTCCAATTAATCCACTCACCCTACTAACTGGCAAGTCTCCTGTTGTATAGCTTATAGGATATCCTGGAGGTATATCGCTAACTAATACAATATCGCTGTCTGAGATTTCAATAGTATTAGGAGATTCTAGTTGTATAGAAATATTATTATCATTGACTACTAAACTAGTATCAACAATAACAGTATATTCAGATGTTTCTGTAATTTCTACAATATTATCGCTCATACTGCACACTCTAGAGTGGTATTTGTTTGACTAAAGCGTTTCACTAAAGTAATAGTGCCAGATAATAAACGAGTAGTATATTTACCACCACCAAGATATAAGTCGTTTGGACTTTGTAGTTCTATATCATATTTAGCAGTAGAAAAGCTAAAATTGTTGGTAACAGAAGCTGGAAACTGTAGGGTTAGTTTACCATTAGGTTCATCAATATCAAATCTATAATTAGCATTGGTTGTTTCTGTTGTAAAGGTTTCAACACCCACTGAACTTTTCCAGACCAAGCGGGCGCACCATCCGGTAAGATCAACTGGATTTCCGCTATTATCTTTGTAAATAAGAGATAAAGTAAAACTGGTTCCTTGCTCAATATTAAAATTATATAGTCCGGCACTCATAATTTGGCCCCATTGTTATTAATAGATAATTTTTCTATTTAGATATACACTAAAAGCAAATTGGCTAACTATATTTATGATAGACTAATTCTAAATCGATAGGCGTTAAAGAGTATTCTTCTCCAGGGCTTAAAGTTTCTATAAGACTATTAACTTCGTTATATCTATTGGTTATGAATGTTCCAGAATGTGGTGTGAACCAAGCTGATAAAACTATAAGCTCATTATCTATAATTAAAAACATGGGATTTCCACTATCTCCAACAACCACAGCCTCGCAAAAACTAGCAAATTGATTAGGGTCGGGAGTTGTGGATCCATATGATGCAATTTGGTTAGAATCGAAAAGATTAGCAAGGGCCATGATAGAAGTTGACGATACGAATCCTGTGCTGAATTTTTTAGCAAAACTATAGCATATTTTAAATACGGCTTTTTCTTGTTGGTCCAGCGCCACAGCATATAATAATGGATCTAAATTAATATCTCCTTGCTCGGTGAGTGGAGTGGTAATGGTGCTAATGGTACAATTAATATAGTCTGTAAAATTAGGAGGTAATACTTTTGCTATTTTGATGTTGCTTGGTACTTCACTGTCTAGCAAAGCTATAGAAATGTCACTACCAGAAATATCATCACCATATTGTATAATATTTCGTCGTATAGCATTATTGTTTTCATCCACAAATATGAGTGGGGTTCCACCATTTGGTAGTATGCTAGTTTTAAAGTGTTTTGCAAATAAAACGTGTTTTCTGGTTATTAGCGTGCCGCCTCTTTGAAACCAATTTGCTCCGCTACGTTGTGCTGGACTAAAGCAACTAATATTGTTTACTCCGTTTATCCAACAAGACGGATTGCGAACCCATATTCCAGCATCGCCAACTCCACCATATGGATTTTGACTAGAGTATACTAAACGATCTGTTGATGCGTTTTTATTAAGTAGTCTAGAGGCTGTGGCTGAATTAATATGATTAGAGATAATATTTTTATTAATGGGCAAAATGCTATATCGTAATTTATTTTTATATAATCTATTTCCTTTGGTATATGGTGGCATTATACTATTCCAAGAATGGATGATCCGTTGATGCCCTTTTCGTAGGCAAGAATCACATCACCATTGATGCCGCGTTTGTTGTAGGACGAGCCGCGAAACGTCGCGTTGCCGTAGATGGTGCCGTCGTTGAACGAACTGTTGTTGAACGTGCAGTCTCCGGTGATGGTGCCGGTGCTGAAGGGATAAAACGTCATGGCGTCATTGCGCGAGTTTACGTTGAACGTACAGTTGCCGTTGATGGTGCCGTAGTTGACGGCGTTACTGTTGAATGTGCAGTCTCCGGTGATGGTGCTGTTGTTCCAGGTGTACGAACCGTCGTTGAACGTGCAGTCGCCGGTGATAGGGCCGTCGTTGTACGAATTGTTGAACGTGCAAGTGCCGGTGATAGTGCCGAATAAGTTGTACGAACCGTCGTTGAACGTGCAGTCTCCGGTGATGGTTAAGGTGTTCGTCGAACCGTCGTTGAACGTGCAGTTTCCGGTGATGGTGCCGTTGTTCAGCGAATAGCCGTTGAGCGTGCAGTCGCCATAGATGGTGCCGCTGTTGTACGAATAGCCGTTGAACGTGCAAGTGCCGGTGATGGTGCCGATGTTGTACGAACCGTCGTTGAACTCACAGTCTCCGGTGATCGTGCTGTTGTTTATGACATAGGCATTGATGAACGTGCAGAGTCCGGTAACTGTCAGCGTCATGCCGCCGAAACCCATTTGTGCTGGGCCATTCACCAACAAATTCGCAACTGTGGGGTCGCTGCCGCTATTGCTGGATACGTTGGCCTTGATAACAACGTCATCAACGCTGGTCGGCAAACTCGTCGCCGGTGTGGTGAAAGTATCGTCCAGCCACCAGTTGCCCAGCGTGTTCCAATCGCTATCGACAGCACCGTTGAAATACAGAGTTGCCATAATTTATTACTTTCTAGCTGGAGGAGCTGACTATTCCAAGAATGCTACTACCGTTGATGCCCTTTTCGTAGGCAAGAATTACATCACCATAGATGCCGCGTTTGTTGTAGGACGAGCCGCGAAACGTCGCACTACCGGTGACGTTACCTCTGTTGCGAGAACTGTCGTTGAAGACGCAATCTCCAAAGACATAGGCGTTATCGTCGTTGACTGAACCGTCGTTGAACGTGCAGTTGCCGATGACGCTGCCGCCCTGCCCGCCGCCATAGTAGTTTTTGTTGTACGAATTGCCATAGATGGTGCCGTAGTTGGGCGAATTGTCGGTGAACGTGCAGGTGCCGGTAATGATGCCGGGTAACTCGTTCGTCGAATCGTCGTTGAACGTGCAGTCGCCATAGATGCTGCCGTTGTTCTGCGTGCCGGTGTCGAACGTGCAGTCTCCGGTGATGGTGCCATAGTTGCGCGCACCGTTGTCGAACGTGCACGTGCAGTCGCCATAGATGGTGCCGTAGTAGTACAACCAGCCGTTGAACGTGCAGAACCCGGTAACTGTCAGCGTCATGCCGCCGAGCGCGATGAATGTTTCGCTCTGCATCAACAGATTCGCAACTGTGGGATCGCTGCCGCTATTGCTGGATACGTTGGCCTTGATAACAACGTCATCAACGCTCGTCGGCAAACTCGTCGCTGGCGTGGTGAACGTATCGTCCAGCCACCAGTTGCCCAGCGTGTTCCAATCGCTATCGACGGCGGCGTTGAAGTACAGAGTTGCCATAATTTATTACTTTCTAACCGGAGGAGCTGGTGGAACAAACAAATTTTCTAAAGCCTTGGCCGGTTCGTTTCCTAGTAGTTCTAGAACTCTAGCTTCAACTTGAGCCTGAGTATAATCACCAGCAACATCATAATCAGCCCCGCTCCATAATACTAGTGGCATTGGTACTGGACGAATTTGAGCCACCACGCTCTTTCTAGTAGAATTATCAATAATGGTAACATCAAGTTCAGTAAGAGTTATTGGATTAAAAGTTTTAACACTTCCATCTTTTTTGGTGATGCTTGGTGGTGTGATTGTGATAGGATTAGCTAGAATCATAGTAGTCTCCTTAAAGTAAAAGTAAAATTTAATTTTTATATATATTATTAATACCCCGGAACGAACGCAACAACATCCCACTTGTCACGACCAGAGTGATAGGTGGCGGCGAATATGTCCATTTTATTTGGTTCTGTACTCCAAGGTAATGGTGATGATGCGCTACTTGGAATAACAAATTTATCACCAAGAGTCACAGAACGATTACCAGATCCGTCTTGGCTGATTCTCCATCTAATAGTTTTGCCATTAACAGGATTGGTTGGATTATTAATTGTTACATTATCAGTTAACGTCACATCAAAAATATCTCCAGAGCTAGCGTCGGTATTTAATGATGTATTAAAAGTTAAGTTTACTACTGTTGTTGATCCGCCACCTCCACCACTTGCGCTAATAGTTAGAGAATTACCATTATCATTATAGTTTAAAATAATTCCACTACCAGCCACCAAAAACGATGTACCAAATGTGTCCTCTATTTGTTCAATAGTTAATGATGCACCATCAGCAAAATACGATAAATCATTCCAGTGTAGCGACCCATCACCAAATTTTAGTTTACCAGTATCTGTTTCATAGCCAGGTTCGCCTTGGGCTAATATAGGGTTGATAGTTGACCAGTTTGTTGCTGTATCTCTGCGTAGTTGAATTTTAACGCCCATCTTGTCCTCTTTAATTAGTGTTGTTGGCTATTATTGTATTATACACCACTATTTTACCATTTCTGTAGTGGACACTTTTGGTCGGCCCAAGCCAATTTATTTACAAATATACTTTTATCGGATATGTTACATCCACAAATACAACATATTTTATTCGTTTTATCGTATTGATCACAATCCACACACACAGAGAATCTATAAGATAAGGTTTTTTTATCGCTTTTTGGTAATCCTCTGCTAACGTGCCAAAATAAAGACTTAAGAAATGTTTGTAATTTGATTAGGAACATTATACGATACTTTTAATGGAATAGTATTATTTTCATTGTCGAGTCTATATATTGATAGGGTCTCAATAATAGTCTGACTATCAAACCATTTAGCAGAGCCGTCTTGCAGGGAAAATGCTAGTTTTGCTCCGCTTTTTTTAAAATCAGAAGTTAATAAGAAAAATTTATTATTACTCTGAAAAGTGTCTCCGGGGCAAAGTTCTTCAATATATTTCATTTTCCCAATCTTCCCACAACTCTTCTGCTTTCATGTTTTCCATACGTCGCTTGAGTTGTTTTTTATTTTTAGCAACAAACTTTTGTTCTTCAGAAACTTTTTCTTTTTTAAAGCTTTTATCTAAAAATTTTTGGCGTCGAACGTCTTTTTTATCTGAATCTGACATATTGGTTTGAGTTTGTATATGAATCTAATACTTACTATTAGGTTGTGAATTTTTGAAGTCAAGTGAGTAATAAGATTTTGTTTCGCTTGACAAACGACCGTGTTGGATATATTTATTATGCAGCGGGTGGATATAATATTATTTAGTATTCTCTTCTATCCATTCTATGAAATTGCTTATTCTTGTGTGACCACTTTCTGTTAAATAGTCTGATCTAGGAGCCTTGTCTGCTATAACACAAGAATTTATACCAGCGAGTTTTCCGTCTATAAATAGTCCACCTCCACTATCTCCGACCGCTATTAGAAATTCTAGACTAGTTTTCATTTTAGATTTTGATGGAGAGCATATTAAAAGATGTCTATCTATATGATCAATAATATTCGACCCTGCCCTACGTTTGTTATCAGAGATTATAGCCCCGGTATTAAATGTGCCAGTTAATCCAAATCCAGATATACAACATATTTTACCAGCCTCATCACGATCTTTATATAATGGTGGATAAAATTCTAACTGAACTGAATCCTTTAATTTACCTATAGCAATATCATATTGTCCAAATTTATTGTCTTCATATTCATTGGGATAATTAAAATATTCAATATCATATTTTTTGTTGTCTACAACTATCGTTCCACTACGAGCATCCTTAATAACATGGGCAGCTGTTAGAATATAAAATGGTTTAATAACAACTGCTGATGCACAATAGTTTTTATCGTCTGATCCTTTTCCACATAGACTAACCACATAATTAAAATCTTTGGCATATTCTGTATATTTATGATCGGGAACCTCTGGGTCTATAGTTCCAGCATTAACTATGCTAGCTATTAATAATAATAACATAAATAATATTTTTAACATAAATCACCTCCTATTGTTATACACTCTTTTTCCCAGATCTGAAAACTATAGAAAATCTTGTGGATTCGACAGGCTCTATAGAGTGTTCCCAATCAAATCTTAACGGGCCGCTAAATTGAACCAGACTACGAGCAGGGACTAAGCGAGATATGTGTTGATTATTGTTTGAAAACACCATAACAGCATCCGATAATAAGCTGACTATGGTAATTATTGGACCACTAGATAAACTATCAATATGAGGAGCTATAGCATTGCCTGTTTGATATTCATTAATAGAGATAGAATCTGGTATTTCTTTAAGTAATCCTTGAGCAAAAATTTTTTTACTTATATGCTCTAGATACTCAGGAATTTTATCAGAAACTATTTGATTTTTATATGGAATATTAGATCCATATCTTTTAATACTAGATCTGGTTTCACCAGATACTTTTTTTGATAGTGTTAAATGAGATAATATTTCTCTTTCTTCTTTCTCTGATAGAAAGTTTGGTATTATTTTAAAACCTAAAGACTCTAACGAGATCATTACAACACTTTCGCTGCTATTAAACATCCCTTAGAAACCGCGTGCAAAGGATCTGTTGCGTGTCTAACCTCTTTTATTTGTAATGGAAAATTATTTTCTATTAATTTTTTAGTAAATAAATCTATATACCCATCTGCTTGAGAAGTACCACCAGCTACCACAATTGTTAATGGATTTTTAAATTTTGGAAGCGATTTGTGATCAGATAATGCGCTTGATAGTTGTTTGGCAGTATATTCTATGAGGCGATCATAATACGCTGACACGGCAGACAACACTGGATTTTCGTTTGGTTCGCCAACTTTAAAACCTCCAGCCTCCTTCTCTGCTTGAACAACACTATCGGGTTCTCCGGTCGCCACGGCGCTCATACGATCAACCCAGTCGCCTGACTTGGTGGTGCTAAAGACTACTGTTGGTTCGCCGTTTAACATAACACAAATATTTGTCATGCCAGCACCACAACTAATTGCTATACCAGTATAATCATCATTATCAAGTTCAGCATAGCATAATGCTTCTGCTTCATTAATTGATCTTGCATCATACCCACATTCTGCTAATACTGTTTTGACAATATCTTCATGATATCCAACGTCGAAATCATCATCATCTTGATCTACTGGTTGTGCTGGAACGCAAAATACTAATTTTTCATTTTGTTCGGACGCTTGACCAGCAACCTCTTTAAGAATAAAGGCTAGAATTCTTTTAGCATCTTTTTCTTTTGCAGATACTACGCCCCTATACATTGGTCGTTTAGCCGTATCATTTCTTTCTATAGCCTTTTCGATAGCGTCTTTTCCTAGAAGAATAAAAGAGCCATCTATATCTTTAATAAAAGTTTTACCGGACAAGCCCTTTTCTATCATTTTTGTAGCAACAGGTGTTGTTGGTTTAATAATATAAAAAGCATCTCTAAAATCTTTATATTCAACAGTGCCATCGGGTTTATCTGTTGATAATACTATATAAGATGTCCCCACATCTAATCCACGTCCACTCATATATTATCTCCTTTAATATTAGTTATTAAGCCCCAGCGACTACCGTTTTTAATTCTAGTAATAACGCTTCTTGACACATTGTATATATCTGCTATTTCTTGGTGTGTCTTATTTTTAATATTGAGAATTCTGTATACCTTTTGTTTTGTTAGTTTAGTTTTTTTATTATGTCCAGCTTTAATTCGTGTTTCTGTAGAATATTGATTACCATAATTTGCATTTTTATTACCTGTTCGGGTTTTAGCAATAACTGATAATTTTTTCTTTAGGGTTTTTGTATGTTTTTTCCCATAAAAAGGATTATTTATACCATACAAATTATCATAGTTTTTACTGATATTGTATCTCTTATATTTAGAAATTTTTTCTACCTGTTGTTTTTCGAATTTTTTTAAAGATTTTTTTACATATTATCAGTATTAATACTAGTTACAACCTTGGTTTCATCAATAGAAACAGATTGATTAGTTTTAATGTCCTTAATCTGTTGTGTTCGCACATTGTTAGATACACCATTATGATTACTATGGTTGGCGTTTTTGCCTAATAAATAGCCTATTTTTTGAGATTCTTGAGTTTGTTTATGGACGAGGATATCTGTTCTGTGGATTGTTTAGTATCTCCCAATTTGTCATATTTTTTCTCTAAATTATCTGTTTTAATATCCACAACATATTTTGTATCATCAATAGATATGGTATTTTTTTCTTTTCTATTTTGTTGCTTAAAAAAAGATTCTGTATTGTGTGTGGTTGTTGAAGAGAGTAAAATCTTGCCGCATAGTAAACCTAAAATAAAAGAGACAACATTTAAAATTAAAAGTATAAAAATAATAATGATACTATTTGTCATCTTGAAACCATTTAATAAATTTTTCTTTTGTAGTATATCCACGCTGCCTTCTAACTTGAATGGTCTTTCTTAGGATACAATAGTCTGGAATAAATTTGACATTATATTCTTTTGCTAGGGCTTGATTGGAATCAAGATTTAAATAACAAACTATTGTATCAGAAACCATACCTGGATTATCAGTAATGTCTTTTTTCATAATCTGACATTGTTTGCACCAATCTGCTGTAAATACTACTAGTATTTGTTTATTAGTATTTTCTGACAACGCTAAAGCATCTACCATATCATATACAAAAACGGGCGGTTCAACAGCATATGTTATGGACGATAGTAATAAAGCAAATATTGAGAATAGAATGAATTTCATTTTTTGTTTCCTATTACTCGACCTTTCGGTGTTCTAATAACAAATTTTTCTCTAATTAAATATGGTTCTATACTATTTTCTATCGTTTCAATTGCGATTCCCGTCATAGAAGATATGCTTTTTAGCCCTAAAGGATTGCATCTGGATTTTTGTAACACATCCAAATATAGTCTATCATAAGCATCTAATCCTCTACTATCAATACCCTGACTGTTAAATATTTCATCAATATCTGTCTTTTGATTCTCATAAAATGCCGTGTAATTTTTATACCACTGTAGTCTAGCATTTAGAATTCTTGGTGTGCCTTTGCTTCTTTTTGCTATTTCTAGTAGATCAGACTTGTCAATGATTAGTCCGAGTTTATTTGCGTTCAATCCGGCTAGTTCGGCTAACTCATCAGGGGTATAAAAAGAAAGATGTTCTTTTATTGTGAAACGATCATAAAATGGCTGGCTTAGACTACCACCACTAGTTGTAGCACCAATAATAGTGAACATTGGTAGGTCAATAATTTCTGGTTTAGTATCCAGAGTAATATTAAGCGTAAAATCTTCCATTACTGGATATAAGAATTCTTCTACTATCTTAGGAAGCCTATGAATCTCATCTATAAATAGCACAGACTTTGCCTCTATACCCATAAGATATGGTAGAATATTCTTGACACTTCTAATGTTTGCCGCGTTCACAGTGTATAGGTTGGTATCCAACTCACTGGCTATAGCACCCGCTATGGTTGTTTTACCAAGCCCCGGTGGCCCATCTATTAAAACATGGGGCATCACCCCCTGTGAGTTTAAACAGCCTCTCACCACGATACGGAGTCGTGATACAACATCTTGTTGGCCTATAACATCCTCAAAAGTTGTGGGTCGCATAATATTAGTTGCCATTAGTCGTTCCTCATTGATGCCAAAGTTTGTTTAACCAAAGACGCAAAATCATCATTAGGATTTTTCATATAAGAAGTCTGTATTAAATCGGTTGCTTCTGTGTTGGTAAATCCATAACCAACCAATAATTTAACAGACTTGTCCAGTAGATCAACCGGAATTTTATGTATCTTTTTAGTGGTCTGTGGTTCGTATTTAAGTTTAAAGCCTTTTACTAGCCTAACGCCAAACACTTCACCACAGCAGCAGACTACTTTAAAATTTTTGGTAGATGCCTCATTTAAAGATAGCCAATGATCTTGAGCACATTTTTTACATCTATATTTCAGATGAATGTCGTACTCAATCGGTTTCTGGATTTTCAATAATTTTTTTGATGTCTTCTTTATGTTCATCTTTTATCCAAAAAACAAAGTCATTTGAATCATTGTCATATGCTGATTCTACTAGACCCATGTTTGCCAAGTTATTTAAAATATTACTGACTAGTCTATCGTTTAGAAGTTCTAAAAATTTCATAAAATCTTTATCGCTTACTAAGTATTTATCTTGATCAAATGTAAAAATTGTTTTGGCTATAACAGCAGACTCATCATATGATAATGATTTGTCTAGTTCTTCTTTATCTGATTGTTGAGTACAATTTATTAGACTATCAATAGGATCTTGATCAGAATCATCTACACTTTTACCAAAACTATTAAAGATTAATGCTCTAGAGGCATTAATAAATTCTTCAAAATTATTTATTGCATACCATTGATTATTCATTAATATTTTCTAATTTAGAATTTCATATAAAGACTTATAATACGATGGTTGTTTTACAAAATATGCGGCATGACTACTTAAATGATTAATATATTCTGATTGTAATTCATCATGGATAAAATATTTACTTTTCCATATTGGTTCACCATTATAATTGGATCCCAAATACTGGAAGATTTTACCCTTACCAGCATCGGGATTCCAACTATTCACAGGAAACTTGTTAACAGGAAAAGCAGGAATATTTTGAATATCAAAATCATTATTCATTACACTATTAATAAGATCAGATATCCAAGACGACAATGGACTATCCTGACCAACATCAAACTTAAAAAACCATTGGTATGGATTTAATGAAGGATGATCGTAATCATATTCATCATCATCATATTCATTGTCATAATCTTCGTGCATTATTTATCCTTTAAAAACGTGGGAGGGAATCGAACCCTCTCACACAACATAGTTAGATGGGTAAAAACTAGAGGTTATGATCTTAGTCACCAGACTCCACTTTCTTTTTTAGTATCAATACTGATCGTCGTAATCTTCCTCGTCAGCATAATAATCTTCATCAACATCTTCTTCATCATCATTCCAACCCCAATCGTAATCATGATCATCTTCATCATCGGCATATTCATCCTCGCTAAAGGTGGCCGCGTAAAGAGGCTTGAGTAGTTCGCCTTGATACTCTCCAACAACTTCATATTGGCAAGTGCGAAGTTTCTCACAATTACAATCTGTCGGAACGCTAACAACATCACGGGGATTAATCTTGACGATCACAATACGATCACCAGCATCGACACTACCATAACTCGCCACATAGTTCAATGCACCAGCATGAAGTCCATCAGAACATCCTCTGGCACGATCATCATCGACCTTGGCTCGTTGCATCTTAACTATTTGACCAACGCTATTATCAAATACGCCACGATACTTGTCCTTAAAATCATTCCTAACAGCCTTATAGGCAAGGAAAAAACCATCCTCAGTAATAGGTAAATGCTCATGTTCAAGGAAATCATAAAGTTCCTTTTGGCTTTGCATACTAGGATTGTCCATAAGATTATTCAGGAAATTAACAAGAGGCTGGAAAGGCAAGCCCTTGCTCATAAACTCCAGAATACGCTTACTGATACTACCATGAACAACCTCGCCCTCATAGGTGACTTGGCCGTTCTTAATCTCCACAAGACCATCACTAAAACTAGCAACAGCCTTTTCCACATCCACAATATCCAAAAGTTCATCTGCTGTAGCAGTTGGTAGAATCTCTAGGATCGTCTTGTAATTAATATGATCTGGCAAGACCTGATAAGTCTTATTATTAAGCACCAGAGTCAGATTACCATCAACCCACATAAAAGGAACGCTCATTGTAAACTCCTGTTTTCCTGTGAAATTAACCGATTGTGCTACTCAATTGTTGTCTGAATGACTCCACATCATCCAGTTTTTGAAACCAACTTTCTCTACCACCAGTATTGCCATAGTAATGATATCGACTACCATTACCCTCAACCTGTTTTAGAGGATTTGGGTTTTTGTTCAGACTTCTGATGTTGCCATCAACACTGACACTGGCAATAATATACTTGAGCATGGGGTTCTTGTCAAGTTCCACTTTCAAAGTATTTCTTATCGTATCCATGCTGGGCATCTTGTACAAATCACCAGAATTACTCTTAATAATATCTGTATATTTTTCATATGCTTTGTTGTCAGTCTCAAGATGATACAAACAAGCGAGCATATGTAGAATAGTATTATATGCGATATTCATGGTCTTAATCTCTTTACTATCAAGTCCATTGATTCCAATGTCGCTCAATAGTCTGGTAATTAGACCATAATAATCTTTGGCAGAAAATCTACTCATATCAAAGTTATCTCGATGAATAGTATCCGCAAAAAACTCCATAACCATTAGACTATCTAGACACTTGACCAATTCCTTGTTAGGAATATACTTTTCATATTCCAGACCAAAGATATTAAGAATATGATACAGAACAGTCTTGTCTGTTGAACCTCTTCCATAGTAATCTGAAGTGGTTCTATCTTCGCTAGACAATTCTTTCTTACAATTCTCCACCATAGTATTAAACTTAATCATGTCAGCAAACTTGTTCTTATTATAATCCTTTAGACGCTCTTGCATCCAAGTATTAAAATCCACAAGGTTGTATCCTTCATTGACTAGTTTCTGTACAAAATTATGCTTGATAGCATAGATATTTGTATCACCAAGAAAATCTGGAATTCTCTTGATATTGTCACCAGACAATTGCTTATAGATTTCAGTTACTGATGGAAAATTAGTTGTAGAAGCATATCGTAGAATAGGAACATATACGATAGTGTCCTCTTCCAAAAAGTCATCCAGACGATCAGTTGTCATGCTTCTCATATACGGAGAAGAATTATAACCAATAGTCAAAGGACTGGTATTCTTTTGGTCACCAATAATCAAGAAAACATCTTGATCGCTGACACTACCCTTACTACCCTTACTTCCCTTATTCTTTGGTGTTGACTTAATAAGATCACGATAGTCTGATATATTGAGTACATTATCCTCTCCAACATCAGACACTAGATCATCAAAACCCTTAGTAACATTTTTGTGATCTTCTGTGTCTACCATAAGGTATACAAAACAATCATTTTGATTTGAATACTTTGTGGCAATCTTCTTTGCTGTTTCTACTGCTGCCATATCACAGTAGAAGAATTTCATTTCTCCACTCTTTCTTGTGGAATTCCAATATGCGGCTCCCTTACCAGTAAGAGTTTCGTGATGAATTCTATCTGTCAAATAAACCATACGACGAGAACGATAGCCCGCTGTACGATAATTAAAGACATACAGATTCTTACTCTTCTTAAACTTATACTCCAGATCAGAACCTGAACTAATATCATGTACCTTGCCATTACTATCAGTCCATGAAGCACCAACGCCCCATCCACCAGCAAGGTCGTTCAACTGATAATAGGTAGTGATTGCTTCCACCTTAGTTTTAGCAGAGGCGATCTTTTCCGAAAACATATCCTTTAGTTCTGCAAAAATCTCCTGAGTCTTTCGACGAAGATTCTTGATTACATCTTTGGTATACTGCAAACCTTCTCGACTAACATCCATTTCAAGTTCGCCAATACCAAAATCCAACTCAAGATACAGACCATGATTAATTACTTCGCCAACAAAACTCTTCCAAGACGCAATATCCGCCTTGTTAAAAGCCCTATTCCAACGAGCAATATGGTCTGGAGTTTCAGCCTTCTCTTCACCGATCAGATTTTCTACCTGAACAGGATAGGCGATATTACCCATCAGAGCAATAACACCACTATTAATCTTGTGATGATGGTTCGGGAAAAGTCTAGTATCATTATTTAGGCGGCAGACCCTCCATCCTTCACCACTAATAACAATATTTTTATTGTCATAATCCTTAGTGAAATCCCAATGAACTCCACCAGTAATAATTGGCTTAATTCTAAAATAATGAAAAACCCTAATAGCCTTCTGACTAAACTCTGTAAAGTCATATTGCTTAACAGCAAAACTAATCTCAAGACCATTAGGTTCGGATGTTTCGCACGAATGAATAAGGTTCAGAGTAGGAACACCAGCATCATCAATAGCGGCAATATAAGTATATTGAGTGCCATTAAAATAAGAAGTGGTAGTAAAACTCTTGGTATAAGCAAACGGACTCTTAGAACCTAGACCAAGACAACCAACAAAGTCATTACTATCATTCTTATTGGACGCACCGTAAGTTGTATACAGATGCTCCATATCTTTTTGACTAAGACCAGTGCCATAATCACGCACGCTAAAATTAGGATCAGCAGCGGTTGGCAACTTTACAGAGAAAGGATTCTTATTGCCAGCACTAACATGACTATCATAAGCATTTGTGGCAAGTTCACGAATAACTGCCATTACTTTGTCGGAATAAAGAGAATCCGACAAAATCTTAAACATTTTACTGGTTTGTGCAATAGTAAACTGATTCGCACTACTAATACCAGCACTATGAACTTCAACTGTGCGATCTGCCAACTTCATCTTTGTTCTCCAAAATTGTTATCGTTTCCTGTGATGTTCCAAGTATACCATCGGCAAGTCGGGTTGTCAACCTTTAGTTGTTGTTGCGTGTAAAGTTTTTCCTATGCGGTTGTTTATAGATAATACGCCAAGTAAAATAGATAGAATTCCCATATATCTGATTGCTGGTATTGGTAAACAAAAAAACCACAATCCTACGAACATGGTTAAAACAGATGCGACAACCACAAACCACGTTGGAATAGAACTAAAGCCGCTCATCACGAAACACAGCGGCCCCGATATTAATACTACCAAAACAATAACAGATACCAATAAGGCTAAACTAATCATCATTTAAGTCTTCATCCTCTAATGATTCTCTCCACTCTTCATTATCTGGAATCCATCCTTCATTAGAGTCATAATCTTCTTCCTGGTCGTCTAATTCTCCTATCTCAACACTTTCTTCGATAAAAAGAGTTATTGTCATTAACATTTTTAGAATAATATCTAGTTTACTTAAGATTGTACCCACCTCTTTTTTAAGAGACGTTAACTCTTTACCTAGATACGATACCTCCTTATTCAATTTAGTGTCTACTTGATAAATTTCTTTGTGGTTTTTATTTATCTCTTTTAGAATATCGCTAAGATCTTTGGACATTTTAACTCCTAGCTAATTTTATATTGACAATTCCATTTATTATCAACTCTTAGTATTTCCAATACGCCGCTGTGTGCTTCATAATGACAATTTTTACATAATAATATACACTTATTTAATTCTGTTTCAAATAGATGTGTTTTATTATTCCATAATCCAGCACTGATTCTTCTGGATTTAGTTGTCGGATCAACATGGTGAAAATCTAACGACGCACCGCACTTATTATAACCACAATTTTGACAGCCTATATCTTTTTTATATTTTATAAAATTTGTACTTATATTAGATCTATAACAATAGTTTTGATTTTTTCTATTTTTAGCTCTACATACATCGCTACAGTATGTCACACCGGACTTTCTTGCTGAATCAGGAATCAAAATTTTACAATATTTACATTTAATAGGATTATTTTTAAAGCGTGATTTTTTACTATGTTTCTTGAATTTTTCTGGATATAATATTGGCCAATGGGCAGACCGGCATTTGTCTGAGCAATATTTTTGGTTTTTTGATGCTGAATAACTGAATTGATTATTACATTTTAAACATTTGCTAACTTTTTTTGAAAGCGTTAGGTCGTACAGTTTACATATTGTTCTAACATAGTGTAGATTTTTATTATATATTTTTCCAATTTCTGTATAGTTTAAACCTTGCTCTAATAATTGTTTAAGTTCTTTTTTTGGAATTAGAGAATAGTCATTTTTTTTAGTGTTTTTTAACATCGCTTTTTATATTCTGGTATGTCTCCATTTTCACTTATTTTCCTCTCTTCTAGACATACACCAATACGCCTATAAAACTCCTGTTTTATGTTTTCTAATACACCAGTTATGATCGCTATTTTAGGATAGGATGGAGTACCCATTAAACCAGCACTAACTCGGCTAAAAACATAGTTAATATTACCCGCGATCTTTAATAGTTGTTCATTACTCAGTTCGGTTGTATCAAAAGACTTATCCAGAACCGTATTTTTAAGACAAAGAATGAGTTCGCTTACGCACTCGTCAAGTTTACTTCTATTAGATTCATCTATATATGGCATTTTTAGTCCTCGCTACATTTACATTGATACTTATTACAATAATTACATTTTGGGCCAGGAGCAGAAAACCCCCAAGCATTTGATATGCCGCTAAAACTTTCTTTCCCGGTATCAATACAAACAACTTTCTTTTTATTTTTTCTTTTTACAACCCCCACATTATACCAATGACAATCCCAAAATTTTAGTCCAGTTTTTTCATAAATTTCATCAACCAAATTTTGTATATCTTTCATCGTGATAATAGTATTGGCTTCATGAGTTTTAGCATATTCTGTAATATAGCCCCAATCACTAGGATCGTCAAAACAAATATGTTCATCGTCAGCAAATTTTAATCTACAAATATTGCTGTAGATTTTTGGGGCTAAATCAAACTTGGCTAATTGTTTATGATATTTGTACGAGTCTTTGGCTTTCTTTTTTGTATGAAATTCTTTGAATATCCAGTTTGACTTTCCCTTTATAGGATATACTTGACAATACCCACCCTCATCAAACCAATCACTATAGTCAATTTCATATTGATTATTGATCATTATTTTCTAAGTTGTTCTGGCGGTGGAATGGGGATGATTTTAGAACCCATTATTTGTTCTGCAATATTAATCGCCTCAGACAAACTACTCGTTTCGGTAATTTTAAGGCCGCTTCTTACATTATCAATATAATATGATGCGTATACTCCATAAAATATATCTTCTTTATCAAGACTATGAATTAAATAGTCATCATAACATTCCAATGATTCGGTGTACCAGTTGCCATGTTCATCCTGTTTTTCATAAACAGTATCCACTAAAAGATAGCGAAAATTAGGATGCTTTTTATCTTTGGGGCTATGAACAACTCCACGATAAAATCTATCAGGTATTCCTACCACACCATACCTCAAATTCTTTTTGGTTTTTATAAAAAAGTTAAATACCCCTAGTCGGACTTGAACCGACAAGCCCTTGCGGGCAACGGATTTTCTTACTACTATAGTTTTCACTACCATTTCTGTTTGTAGTCTGGACTTTACCTTAACCATAACTTTCGTTTTAGGTTCCTGCCGTCAAGTCTCTACACCTTCATATTTCTATGCTTGGCTCGGTATTAGCATTTTAAAGCCTTCACCGACTTTGACAGGTTCTACTTTAAAAGTTTCCCTTTAAGCACTCAATTAAATAAGTCCGCTATGTTTGCCAATTTCATCATAGGGGCATAAAACACCCAACTACAATAGTCTTATGATCTGAGGTTGATTATTGTGTGCCTCTCTCATTTAAACTACTGTAGTCGGAATGTTTTAGATTTTAAATCAACCGTTTGCATGGGCCTTGAGGCGACGAACAACCTCTGCCATAGCCTCTACATTATCAATGGTCTTGGTTGGCTTTGCACGCTCCATCGCAGGAAGTTCCTCGCCTCTCTTAGAGAGAGCGGCCTTTACACGGGCATAACGAGCCATTGTAGTAGGAACCTTTTGACCAGTCTTAGCGGCAATCTCCGCATAAGTCCTAGACGAAAAAACAGCCTCAAGAAACTGCTCATCAGAGCAACGAACACGCTTCTGCTTAGTAACAGTAGTAACCTCTGCCATAATCAACCTCCAAATCATTTCCAAAATTATGTCTCAGCAAGTCAGTCACTCGACTGAAACCCTCGCATCGACTTCCTCATTCTATCATCCTATATCGGCCTGTCAACTGGTAAAACTTTATTTTCAGTCCACGAATTGAATTTTATCTGTTTGCTCTTTTTCTCTATTACTTGGAAATAATAGATTTTTTAGTTTTTGATTTTCTTCTTCCAAAATAGAAATAATATTTTTTGCTTGAATTAGAGCGTTATTCAAGTGAAAGACCTTGTTGACTAGTTCATCAGCAACATAACTATTTAGTGATTTAACAACCATATCAACATCTCCTAATTAATATAGGAAGAGCAAATTATTATGCTAGTATATTAATACACCCATTCATCTTAGATCTAAACTATCTAGAAAAATTTTTAAGTCTATTAACTGCTTATTGTTCAATATTATAGCATCTGCATACGGTTTCTTTTTTACTAAAATCTGCCAACAATACTCCAGTCTCTGCCATAATGACATCTTATTAGATATATTTGTTTCATAGATAGCGAAATCAGCCATTTTCATTTCGTGATCGTACTCTATTAAAAGTATTTCACTTCTACAGTCGCACGGTATAAACAAAGTTTTATTTTCTTGTAGTTTTGTCACACTTCCCATGTTTAAAAATCCTGTTGTAGTTTTTTTCCCAGGTTTTTTGATCCACGCTTTTGGGTCTAGGTTTTGATCCCTTACCATTTTGGCTCATATTGGTCTTTCTTTATATTATATGATCAGTAGACTATTCTTCAAAGACATAAGACCAGTATCGAGAATCGGCCTTGTTTTGTTTTGCATCCCAAAAAATGCACCTAGCAATATACAAAGGAACACCAAGTTTTCCACAGTTGATACTCCAATGTCTTTCCATTTTCTTATACAAAGATAATCCTGTTTTACTCTGATATGTAAGAGTTTTCATACCGTACAATTCAAGCATATGGGTGTCTCCACAAAAAACTCTACACTCATTAGGATGGCACTGCTCCAAAGAAAATGAAACCTTGGCAGAACCTAGACCGCTAATTTTATGCACAATGGAGTCTCGCTTTTTCACATGATATTTTTTAGTTGTGAGATAAAAATCTTTGGGGTTAGCCCAAAACTTATCTTTAAAATCCCAAATAAACCTTGTTCGATTATTATAAAGCCCACAACCGCTGTTCTTAATCTTTTCTCTAAGAATTTCTTTATCGTCAATCCATTCGTTGAAGTTCTTAATAGAATTATATCCATTCACATTGGATTTCCATGTGGTATGAACGCTCATATATGCAAAGAGATAGCGTCGGAAAATATCTTCGTTGTTCTTAGGACGAACACTCTCCCAATAGTCCTTATAAGCAACAACTTTCTCTTTTGGAAAGTTCTTAAAAAACTCATCGGCTTTTGAAGCGCTCATAATAACCGGCTTTTTTTCGACTACTGCTTCGCTCATGGTTTCTCCAAGGTTTAGTTCCAAACTGTATGTTCTGATTTTACATTACTTCTATCGGCTTGTCAAGTCATCGTTCTTGAGACTTTCTAAAAAACCCAAACTAGCCTCAACTTCCCAATCAATATTATTGTTGATAATATCTAATATATGATCATTAACTATATACATTTTTTTATTTTTGTCTACTTCTGGTGGAGTGCCTTTGGTTTTTAAATCAAATCTATTCCCAATTATATTGAGATAATTATTATGATTTTTCAGAAAACTGTCATAAGACAATAGAACATAGTTTCTAGCAATAAGTGGCATTATTTGAGAAAGAAAAACATGCTTATATTTTCTCATTTCAAATATGTTTTTGTATCTATTTCTATTGGTATAGTTTCTATCAGTTAAAATTTCTTTACCATGATAATCTATAGAATACCATTCATCTAATAAAAACTTATCAATATTTAAAATTCTTGTATGTTCAACATGATGAGGAAAACTTATCATACCAGAAATCCAATCGTAAGGATTACGCACTATTCCTATAAAAAGAGTATGTCTACCTTTATAGGTTATAACTTCTGGTTTACTCCATCCAAAAAAATGTTTATTATCATAGAACTCAGTTCTCTCTAAACCAAATTGATTCTTAATACATTGTTCTAAAAAATTGGTTCCAGAGTGTCTTTCTCCGTAAATAACAAACTCTTCAATATAACAAGTATGAGTACGGAGTAGTTGAAGCATTTATTTTATATTTCCATGCAAGATTTTACAAATTAGAAGAATTAAGTATCCCTCTGTTCTCCATAAAGATATTTAAACGTAGGAAATCTTAAAGAGATACCTCCGTCTTGGTTCTTAGTTTCCTCAAAATACTGCACTAAAATTAGTTTTCCAAGAATTTTCTCAGGATTTTGATACAATTCTTTTCGTTGTTCTATAGTAAATCCGCTGCCGACTCTCACAATATATCCTTTGTGACTAATCATCACACAAGAAAGCATGGTTTCCTCATGCTCTTTACCATTAAGAACATATCTAAATGGCCCCATCTCAACATCGACTACTTCATATTCGTCATCAAAGAAACTCTTAAATTTTAGGAGGTCTTTGCTTCTCTTACCTTTATATGGTTCATCAGCACGAAGCATTAAACCCTCCCAACCATATTCCTTGGCTTTTCCTGTCCACTCAGCAAAATGATCATCGTCTTTAATAAGTTCTTGACCAAGTATACTAAGACAAGTACAAGTATTGTCTTTCATTGTGTGTCTAAGACTATTATAGCGATGCTTGTATGTGTTACCGGGAGTTCCACGTTTACTATAAAATTCATCATGAGAGATCATATCAAAAATCTTATATGACGGATTAGGAATAGTATGATCCTTCTTTTTAATCTGTTTCATAATTCCTTGAAAATCCTCATTACCGTCTTCATCTACAAGACAAAGTTCACCATCAAATACTACATCAGTAACACCAAGATTTTTAATACCATCGCTAACAACACCAAGAGTATCAAACTCTTTTCCTGTGCGGGAATAGAAGGTAGTATCGCCATCAGAATCAACAATAGCAATAAGTCTACAACCGTCCAACTTGCGTGAAACATACCACCCATCCTTCCAACTTACAAGTTTAGGCTCGTACTTATCTGCCAAAGCAACACTAAACTCTGGAATGTGGTCAGGAATAGCCTTGTTGATAATCTTGTCACCAGCACGGGTTTTCAAATCCTTGTCGATAACACAATGGATAAGTTCTTCGTATTCAGAATAATGCTCAATAAAACTATTAACAGCAGCAATAGCGTCGTGACCAGTAATTCTACGACTCTTTAGAGCATCAAGTAGATCGAAGAAATTCTTATATTCGTTCTTTCTCGCTACAAGATGATTCTTCTTTTTCAGATTGTCGCTGGTGACATTATACTGCCACAACGGATGATAGGTATACAGCAAAATATTCTTAGCAAAAGATGCTGCGGCACTATTGTGTCCGCAATAATCCAGAATAATTCCTTCCTTATCTTTAGTGCTACTCGTAGCACGAAGATCACGAACCATTCCCCAAACATAATTAAAATCGTGAGTCATCCAAATAGTCTCCTGTGTTTAGCGTATTCTACCATACGCCAATCCTATTGTCAAGTATCGGTAATCTGCTGTTGAGACTTGACAGGTCTAACTTTTATCTTTGTATTTGTTTAGTTTTAGTTTATTTTGAAGTTGTTGAAGATATTTATTTTCCAATAAGGCATTTGAATCTTTCTTTTTTTTGTTTCTATATTTATCTAATATTTTTTTCCAGAAACTCATAAGTTACCCCTTTAAGTGGACGAGGGGGAAATCGAATCCCCGTCCTATCATACTTCAAATTATATTTTCTACAAGTTTATTTTGTTCATAAATTAAACGGGCTTACAGAACAAACAAGACTAATCCCGTCTTACCAACTGCTCTTAACCTACAACCCGTTGGACATTGTAAGTGCAGAGGGATTTAACGACAGACTTTTGATCCCTACCCCCATTCGGTATCGCAGTCTGTTGCTACGCTTTTTTATCAGGCAGCAAGTGCTAACTGTGTTTCGCCAGTTAAAGCGTTTAGTAGATTTTTATAGTGGCCCTTCTACCAACCACTACTTGCTAACATAATCTTATTTATGTAGTCGAAACCTTTACTCGCCCATAACTGTATTATACACGGCAGTCAGTGGTTGTCAATAGGTTTTTAAAAAACCTTGTCATCAGTCGAAATTGGTGTAATATAATTTATCAAAACATTATACTGGAGTTCGACTATGAATCATTGTGCAAATTGCCTAAAAGAAACTAATAATCCTAAATTTTGTTGTTTGTCTTGCAGTGCCACATATACTAATCGTACTCATCCAAAGAGACAACGTAAGTTAAATAAATCTAAAACAATAGAATGTCCAAATTGTAAAAAATCATTTAAAGACGAATATAATTCTCAAATTTGTTGTTCCAAACAATGTTCAACAGAATACAGAAGATTTAAAAAAGATCAAATAATAGAACAAAAAGGATTTGGAAATGGATATTACCATAATGCAACAATTAGAAAATATCTAATTAGAAAATATGGTAATAATTGTATGATTTGTGGACAGTCTGGAGACAATTGGCATGGAAAACCTATTACTCTTATTGTGGATCATATTGATGGTAAGTCTGATAATAATAAATTAGAAAATTTGCGTATAGTCTGTCCAAATTGTGATTGTCAACTACCAACTTACAAAGCAAAAAATAAAGGTAATAGTTATAGAAAATATTTTATAATTCAAAAATAAATAGGGGATAAAGGAGTTGAACCTTTCTCTTGAACTGCTTATAAGACAGGTGACCACTACCGGCGGTCGCATCCCCCGTATTTGTATTATACATGATCGACACATTAGTGTCAATACTTGAATCAAAGTGTTAAGATTGGTTTTTTGTTGATTCTAATTCCTTGAGTTCTTTTTCTAAGACTTCTCTTTGTTTATACATCTGTACACAATTAGTACAAAAATCAGAACTAATATATTCTGTAATATCTGCT